GTTTATACAGTAATAACAAAAGGGCATTGCCATTTTCGGTAATGCCCTTTTTTCATGGGTGCTGTTACAAATGCAGTTTTAACACCTGCAAGCGGGGGTAACACATAGAAAAAGGGTGTACAGATCACTCTGTACACCCTATGGATATCAGCGTATAAATTACTTGAAGTAACGGTTGAGGAGACCCTGGAATGCCTTGCCGTGTCTTGCCTCAACATGATATCACATTTTAAAAAACGCATAAATAAAGGAAAAGGCTAATGAAACAATGAAAATATTGTGCAACTTCCCACTAATTTCCCACTAAAAATCTTCCCACAATGATTTGCTTAATTATGTGGGAAAGGGCAGCTTTGTCATATTAATTTTGAAAATCGTAAAAAATAGGGATAACGAAATTCACTTCGTTATCCCTAAAATTATATCTCAAATAGAATTATCTTTTCTTAGGCAGCCAAAACCATATTTTATTTTTAGTTACCTTATAATAAGCTCTCTTGCCATCGAATAAATAATATTCAATGCTGTCTCCAATCAGTATAGCTACAAAACATAACATCGTCCAGATAAGACAGAAGTAAAAATTACACTGTCCCCAAAAGAATGTAAATGGCAATCTACTATAATCCCATACAGGGTTATATCCGTATATCATCACAAGCATAAGTCCAGTGATACCTTCACAAAACGTAGCTATGCCAGTTCCTATAGCCAACTGCCATTGAAGTAATATCTCAAATGAAAAAAGATTATTTACAAGCGAAGCTAAAAGTCCAATAGCACCAGCACAAAAAAACATACTGAGTGATGTGTAGCCACGGTATAATAGCTCGATTATAATATAAACAATTCCACAGGCAACAAAAATCGTACTATTTTTGATTATTTGTTTAATCATAGCTGATCTCTACCGCATCTACAGCTTCAACAGTTTCACAATTCCTTACCTGAACTTCTATTGACTGCTGTTTGCTTACTTTGGGCGCAACATAAGCGGCAATGCTCAGACTCAAAGCAAGTAAGTCGTTATAACTGAAATCCGTACATTCTGCTGTAGTTGCGTTCCACTTCAGAGGATACTCAACACCTATTGCTTTGGCTCTTTCGTAAGATGCTAAATTTCCATTTAGGAGTGACTGCTTTTCCTCGGTGCAGCTGTAATACTTGCCGTCGCTGTGCAAATACGGATGACTTGCCAGCCATTCAGATAACATTTTTTTAGACTGTGCAATTTTATCTTCCTTGATACCATCAAGCTCTTCCTTAGTAATCTTACCCTTTTTAACATCAATAAGCTTGCCGTTCTTGACTATAAGATCAAAATTAGGAGCATAGGATACTATTTTCTTACCAAGTTCTGAATCATCTGGAACAACCCAATCGGCATCTCCGAGCCAGTCTGTATCTGGGTGTTCCATATTGATAATAAACCATTTGTTTTTATATACTACCATTTGCAGTCTCCTTTCTCTAAATTTCTTTAACCAATACAGAAACAGGGGTACACAGCAAGTGCAACCCCAGCCCCATTGCGAGTTGCATTACCATTGCTTGTCATAGCCACAAAATCGTTTCCCCCAGCGACTGCGTTTAGCCAGCACCAGTTGCGGTTACAAATATATTTTGATGCGATTCTAAACAACGGAAATTGCCTATAATTTACACCTACATCATATTTGTTTCCCCACAGATTACTGCCATACACCTCTGGTTCAGACATCAGATTGATTTTTACATCAGCCCACGCCCAGCCACTTGCCTGATTTCCAGTTACATTATTACTCAGAATTTCACGATGCGACAGCAAATGATTATTTAATTTTACGTCAAAATGCGTATTATACACAGGTAATACCGATGCAAACATGAAACTGCTAACATATCCGCCAGTAGTTGTATTTGTACTGTTCATTCGATTGTTACCGATAACCCCATCAGGCACAATCACAACGTGATGCTGCACAAACGCCGTATCGCCTGTATTCAAGTATGTATCCAGTCCTGCAATACGGAATTTGGTGTCATAATTCACTGTTTGGGTGCTTTCCACCAGTGATTTTGTACCATCATCACCGGTCTGTTCCACGAAACAGGGAACATTTTCAATGCTTCCCGATAGCGTGAAATAGTCTCCAATGTAAATGTCAGAAAACGACCCGTCAGCAATCATAGTGCAGATATCGTCAATAGTGTATCCTTTGGCGAATAAATCATCGCCACGAAAGATATTATTATGATTTTCGGCGATAGTCTGCGATAAAATGTCGGTTTTGTTTGCCTTAGTATTTTCATACCCATTCCATTTCGCCTTATCGTTAGCAGTTACATGAACATCCGTATCGTCAATATGAGAATTTACTTCCTCAGTAAGAAAATTAACATCTGAACTATTTTTGGTTATCTTTTTATTTAAAATGGCATACATTTCATCATTATTGAATGTATTCATTTAATCACCTCACATCTTTTTCCAACCAGAGGATGTAAGAATATATACTTCAGTTTCGCCACCGTAATTGCCAACAATACACGTTGACCTCAGTGCAGGAAACACATCAAAATCAGGATTATCAGCAAATGTTCCGCTTGCCTTTTTAGTGGTGGTAGGTAACTGTGCTATCTCAGCCTCTGTATCAACATAAAAACTACATACACTTGTATTATAACTTCCACTTCTTGTGGAAAGATTTCCAGCCATAAAATCATCCCCTTTCATTATAAAAATAAGACTGCCATACAATAAGTACAGCAGTCTATATGTTAGTTAATCATCCTTTATAGGCAACTCATTTAGTTCATCACAGCAAGTGTGAATAAAACTGTTGCCTCCGAGAGATTGATATTGTTCTTGTAGCTTTGCAAGATTTTCCTTTTCGTATATTGTTATATATCCTGCCTTCATTCGAGAGTTATATATTACGAGTATTGAGTTTCTTAGGTTTGCCTGTAAAGCCATGCTTTGCTTTTTGAGTTCAGCGTTGATCTCATCATTCTGCTCTATCTGTTTTTGCACCAGATCCGTGAGATTATCAATTTTTGCGTTTATCCCTTCTTTGTCACTGGTTTTGGTTATCCAAGCAACAAATTTGGTTCGCAGTGGTTTCACGATGAGTACGACAAGGGCTATGATCGTCGAGATGCTTCCGCAATATGTTGCAAGAGTATCTAAGTTGAAGTTCTCCATAGCCCACCTCACTCTGAGATTTCAGGCTTATAGTCTATCTCTGTATTCTTTTTCAGCTCTAATACAGCCTGCTCAAGATATATTTCAATCTCCTTAGTATCAATACTCATTCCAAGTTCAGCAAGCTTATTCTGTACATATTCAAGGACATATTTCTTCTTGTCACTTCCTGCTTTATTTGCCTGAGCGTATATCTGCTCGGCTGCCTTAACAGCAGAAGTCACAATAATCTTTACAATATCTATCTGAGATACTGTAAGCTTGTTTGTGAGCCATACCTTAATCTTAGGAATAACCACTATTGAAAGCACTGTAATAATCAGCGAAATAATACCCTCGCATATAGGAGTAATGTTGATTGTATCTGTCATAATAAAACTTCCTTTCTGTCGTTTACTTTATTTTTTCTACATAGGACGAGCCAACGTTAATCCACGCTCCACGAGTTGCCTTATAAGCTTTAAGCAAGCCCCAAGTAGCTATAGAACCATCTTTGTTCTTAACAGTTGTCTCATCAACTATTGTATATACCTGTCCAAATTTCAGTGTTGTAACGATTTTATTCCCAACGCCCGCCTTTTCTCTGACGTTTAGTTCATCTGTAATAATACGTACCCTATATGGGAATTTGTTATCTATTGCGGGAGTAGTAGGAACTGACGATATCGGTTTATAATCTTCATCAAGTGACTTTAAGAAATTATAATATCCTTTAAGCTCAGACTCATTATGTGTCCACATAGCAGGACAAAGTTTGCCCGTTACACTATGGTGCATTATAACTCGTTCAACAGGAATATTGTATTTCTTCATAAGATACTTAACAAGCTCTCTTGTATTATTTAATTCAGCTTCAGTAAAGTACCAATCTGTATCGTTAGCGTTTAGGCTTTTGGCATTCTTTTTGTTGCTACATATTTCAATAGATATAGTATTCTTATTGGTTGCAATACCATAAAGTGAAGCTCCTAATGAAGTTGTAGGATTGGTATATTTAGCACCACCGACACACCAAGCATAATAATTTTCGATGTCCTTGTTGTATTGAATTACATCTCTATCATCAACAAGAAAGTCGCTTGATGCAGGATTAGAAGGGTTTCCTCCGTTTGCAAACCATTTAGCTGTACCAAGTGCTGTTCCAGCCTTACTGGTTGTGCCAGCCGTATAGTGTAACGCTATATATTTTATAGTTCTCTTTGGCACATAAGTCAAAGAGGTTGTACTATAACAAGACTTAATGTTTAATGCCATAATTATCACTCCTTTACATATTACTATTGAACTCACCGTTCATTATTTGATTAGCAAGTTGAACTTTTTCGTTATCAATATTTCCGATCTGCTTACTAATTTTGATTATGTTTTCAGCCTTTGCTTTATTTGCATAGAACCCACTATGAACTGCTAGCTCGGAGAAGGCTGAAGTACAAATAACAGAAAGGGGAGATAGGTCTGTCAAACCCAATCTCCCACTCAAGGCAATCAATGTCAAAGAAGAAAACACAACAAAGATGACCAGAATAATGTTTAGTATATAAATTTTCTTAGAAAATTCCATCTTATGCTTCTTCATTATGTACTCACCTTCACCGCAAATTGATGTCCACCCTGTCCAAAAAATCGGTAAATATCTCCGCCAAAATCGACAAAATAATCAGTGTAGCTTGTTGACGGCGATGCAGCTACAAGATATAATCCGTCTATCCTATTTCCTGCAAGGAAATCGCACATAGGTACAATATAATGCTGGTATGAGGCATTGGTTCTGGCAACATAATTCATATATCCTGTTGATCCCGATGAATTGGTAATAATATACTGGCTATTCCAGCACCAAAACAGTACAGGATTTCCATTTGTATCTTTTGTAATGATATGAAATTCTTTTTCACCATGTTTAAATGCAAAGATTTTATCATTTTTCAAAATAACATTGTACGTTGATACTAAGTCGGACTCATCGGCTTTGGTTTTGCTCTCTCCATAATTTTGCTGGATAGTGCTTGAAGTTATGGTAAATCCAAGCGTGCCGTCCGCATTGCAGGAGATAAAATCGCCGTCACTGCCGAAGCCGCAATATTCTGTCAGCTCATCTTTCAGACCGCTTATCGGTTTGGACTGCTCGTTATATTCCGTACCCGTGTAAACAGTGCCGCCGATTAAAACATGACCGCTATCATTGTTATCACTGCCATCTCCCATATTAACAATAGACAACTCATTAGTGATATTGATGTCTTCATCAAAAAACATTGATATTTCATTTATCATCGGATAGTTATTTGCAGACATGATATAGAACCTATAAGTCGTGTAGGCAGTATTATTAACTTCAAATGTTTTACTGAATACTTCTATAAGATTTTCAGAGAAAACATAATTACCCAAATCAGTATAGGAAGAACCGTCATTGGAGCCTTGCAGAGTAAAGGCTTTTACGCAATCGTCATATTGTGTATGAGCCTTATACATAACAAAGCTTTTCAACGTTTTTGCTGTTGGAAATTGTATTTGCAGCCATGTTGGAGTAGTCTTATCATTTGCCAACCAGTAACTACTTGTACTCGTTGAGCCATCAAAAGCATAATATGGATTACAGCCTGAACGATAGCTACCTGCGGAGGCTATTATATCACCCTCATCGGTTGTTGTCGTGTCAGCTGTCATATTTATAGAACTACGAGAATATACCCGTGAAATTCCGATGTAGTAAGATGTTGACTTGATAACTACATTTGTTTTAGAAATAGACAAAGCGAGGTCTGCTAAATCTATGACTACAGTATTATTGGTCACGGTGTCATAAGTGCCTTTTAATTCATCATTTATGTATAATTCAAAGGCAGGGACGGTATCATATAGTGTCTTATATTCCACAATATATTTTGATGTGGCAGTTATATTTGCAGTAAAAGAAACAGTTGATTTTTCAACCGTAGCAGATGGTTTTTCTCCACTGTCAATATCATCCGCATTGCCATTAACATACCTATATACGTCCCTGTTGTAGTTCTGAGTAATTTCATCAGCAGTTAGCACCTTATCATAAATAGCAGCCCTGTAGTAATAGCTCTGACCGCCAGCGTGTTCATTCTTTCCTCCTGCTTTAACGCCAAGACACGGAAATAACGCATTCGTTATTCTATTTGTGCAGCTTGCTTCAGATAAATAAATTCCATTTATATAGGACTTCAGCGAGCTACCGTCAAATGTCATTGCCACATAGACAATTTCACCTTTAGTATAAGTCGAAGACATATTTTTCCAACCGCCTGAATATGCCTGAAGTGTAATTTTTGTAGCTGTTTCTGCTGTAATACCGAAACCGCCGTAATTATCACTTGCATAAGTATTGATTATATCACTCTGGTAATTATCCAAAGAGACAATTTTTACTACAGCTTCTACGGTAAAACTGCTGTAAGTTGACATGTCTATCGGCAAGACAATACCGCCACTGGCTACGGCTGGTTTAATATAATAATCCGCATCAATGTAGTCCTTAGCTTCAGTATCTCCCATAGAAACTCGATAGGCGCTCTTTTCGTGAACCAAATCAGTCCACGATGCACCATCGGAAACATGTCCGTAAGGGGTGTTACATCTGCCGTCAAAAAAAGCACTTGCCCCCGATACATAACCTAATTTTTCAGGAGTAACTTTGCTTGAACCTTCCCCGCTACTTCCATATCCTCTTCGTGTAATAAAACAATCAGCCATATTTACACCACCTTTATGACAAAATTCAAAGCAATAGTAGGCTTTTTCTCATAGCATTTTACTGTCAGTGTATTTTCAGCAGTTGTTGCCTTTGTGATGTATGCCCACTGTTTGTTCTCATCAATTCCAGTTGTAGTATCAGTTGATGTGATTAAATCCAGAATAGGATATCCGTCCTCGGCTAAACCAGTTACGGTGACAGTCTGAGTATAAGGAGCAGTGTCAGACCAGCTATCAGCTGTTAACGTTCCCGTCAAATTTACAGCGCTTGACGTTACGGTTGTTATACCTTTCAGGCTGTTGAGCCAAGCAGCCTCATCACCGCTAAAACCTTCTTCGACTGCTATAGCATACGCCGACTTTCCATCATCTCCATTAGTACCATTTGTACCGTTAGAGACAGTAGCAGTAGTTGTTCCCGAGCTATCAGTCGCAGTTACCGTACAACCTGTTTCAGTCTGTGATACCGACAGCATAGCAGATGTACCGTTAGATATATTCGCCGTTGTAGTACCCGAACTGTCTGTAACAGATATTGTTGCTCCAAGTTCAGTTTGCGTAACTTTTGCAGTAGGGGAGACACCATCAGCACCCTTGTCACCCTTTTCGCCCTGCTGTCCTGTCAAAGCAGTCCAATAAGTCGTGTTAAACTCAGTCCCTGATGTGTGAGTTTCGGAACATTGATAAATAATTGTGCCGTAAACAATCAAATTATTAACAACATATGCTGTATTTGCAACCCAGCTTGGGATAGCACTATCGTTAATACAGGTAATTACTCCCTCGGGGCTGACCTTAATAGTCTCACCGTCTGGCTTGACACCGCCCAAAATCGTAGTGGTAGCTATGGGCAGAGTATAAGGCTGCGCTTCACTGCCCTTTATAACGCCGTTGCTGTCAATAGTAATAGTTGTACCATCGACTTTAACACCACCAAGGACTGTAGTGCTGGCTGTCGGAAGTGCATAGGTTGTTGCACCATGAATAGTACCGTCTTCGTCAACAGTTATTGTATTACCATCGGGCTTAACGCCGCCAAGCACAGAAGTAGTCGCTGCTGGGAGAGTATAATCACTACCCACAACTACATCGCCCCATGTTAATTTTCCTTCGTTATTCGTACCGAATAACTCAATAACTTGCATATTTGCATGGGAGTGTACTTTGTCTAATATTTGATTAGACAGCACTTGCCAACTGATTTTTTTATCAACGTGTTTAGACGTATTTAAAATAAACACATCTGCCTCATTCAAACTTGTAATAGGGTCTAAATCATAAATATATGCCATTACTCCACCGCCCTTTCTAACAATTCAGTCTTGTGATTCTTAACAACTTCAATATACTTACCGTTATTGGTTTTATAATACTTATCATCAACTGTTCCAACATCTACAACATAAGTGTTGCTCAATAAAGACATTTCATATTGAGGATTGTATAGTTGTACACTAAATAAATAAGTCTGATTATCTTCTGGGATAGTATAAGTAATTACTTTGTAAGCACTTTCATCAAGCCACTCAAGATTAGCTGTTCCATCAGTATCAACGCTTTCTCCAATAAAATTAGCTCTCATATATAACTTTACAAGAGATATTCCTATATCCTTGGATTTTACATATAACTTAATCTTATTACCGTCAATTTCATGTTTGAAAATAATTGGTTTTTCAAGCATATACTTATCTCTTGTCTCAGAAGATAAATCTGTCTTTTCATCAGTATAATAAGGTCTGTAAATAGATAGTCCCAAAGTCCATTCATGATTTGAATAACCTATACTTTTAATGGTATAAACATTAGTATCGCCATTCATAGTCGTGTACTCAATGCTTCTGCCAATAGCCATAGAGGGATATTGAAACTGAGAAATATAAATGCCCACAAGATTTACGTCAAAGGTCTCGTGTCCGTACAAACCTTTGTAACATTCCCACCTTGCTCTATTTCTGCATTTTTCATCAGTGTCAAGCTCAGAACAATTAAATACTTTGCTTCTGATAACATCAAAGTTATACATAGCCCAATCACAATATCCATAATAATTACCGTCTTTACCATAGACTTCCGCATAGCTTATAGTATCACTATCAGTATAACTCGTTCCTTCACTAATAACCAGTCTGCTATAATCTCTGTAGTGCATAATCAGGTCTCCATATAACAGGAGAGACTTCTTTTGTATTCTTAAATTATCCTGTTCATCTATCCAGTAAGTGTAATTCTGCATACTATCTTCGAGAATACTATTTAAAATATCACTGACAGAGCTACCCTCTTCAAATTCATAATACTTTACCGTATCGAAGAAATCTAAACCATCTATATAAATATTTTTAACAGGGACTTCCGAATTGTTCTGTCTAAAAAATGTATTATTCTTTTCAACAAACTGACGTATAAAATCAGATGTAATAGGGGTGTTATTCGCAATGTGAATACCTAAAGGAAATCCTACTTCTCTTTGATTTCCCTCTTTATCTGTTTCAAGATATCCTATTCTCGAAGTAACAAGGCTGCCACCATATTCAGACTTAAAGCTTCCAGAACAGCCAATTAAAGACATTGTAAATGTACTTGTAGTTGCATCATAGTCATATTTATCATCTGTAGGGATAAAGAAACCAAAATCTACTCTGTTCTTGGTGCCGTCAGGTAATTCAAAATCACACATCAGTCGATATAATACAGGATTCCAACCTACATTGATAAAATAACCTAACTCATCATCATAACCAGCGTATTGTAAATGTTCTCTTCGCATAAACCACATTTTACTGTCTTTAGGAACATGAAGTGTCACATTTGCACTTTGACGTGATTCATTATCTACACTTGCAGAGTAAGACCAATCCACAACATTAGGGGAGAAGTCCTCATATTTTGCACTATTTACAATATCAGAACTATATTGATACGCCCTGAATATAACGTGAGTTATAACATTGGAATTATATTCTTTGGGATTGAAATAGTTTTCTTTGACAGGCTGGGCAATATCATAATGTAAATTAAAATTTTCTACAACACTCATACACTATTCACCAACTTAGTGCCACATTTCTGGCAATATACCGCAGTGGGTATAACGGTAGTATTGCATTTAGGACAGTGTAAAAGTTTTATATTATCCGATGTATAACGTTCTTCTGTCTGAACCCAACTACAAGACAATTTGTTATTGTATGCCACATCTACTGAAGTTTCGCAATTTAATTGTACCTCTGACTGAATCTCAACCGTCATTATCCAATCCTCGGAAAGTTTTAACTTCTTAGGCTTTCCGTTATGTAACCACTCTGCAAGAGCAACTATCCAAGCCGTAGATGTGTCAAGATTGAAGTCTTCTTTACAAGCTCCCTCTGAATTATCAAGCCATAATCCATTTATTGTGCCAGTCCAATATGAAGCTTCGCCATCTCGGATAACATAAGGAAATTTGTTATTCTTTGAGACTTTAACATCAACTGCCCTGTTATGAGTATTGTCTTCGCTGATTTCAACATCAGTGTAAAAACAAAGACCAGTATCGTCCCAAATTTCAATTCCATTAAATTTCATTTTTATTCACCGTCCTTTATTTAAGTTGTTCTTCATATAGCCTATGACGCATTTCAGTCTGAAATTTGTTGAATTTTTCCTCATTCCAATCAGGGTCTTGCTTTACTTCTGAAGAAAGTAAGGTTAAATAGTTTTTATAAATATTTTTATTAAATCCTTCATTATAATCATAATTATAATTATATGATTGGATACTATTAGTCATATATTTTTTTACATTCTCGATATCAATCTCGTCAGATTTATAGTAATCGAGTACGACATTTATTTGAGAATCTTGTTCGAATGATGTGTACGTTTCATTAAGTAATCTCTGTTGGTAGGAGAGATTATGATAATCGTATATCGCAGATGTTATTTCACTATAATAGACATACCATCTAGTATGACTGTCATCTTTTATCATTAAACCATGGCTTCCATGTTCATCCTTTTCATTCCTCGTTGTATACCATTCACTAAGCGACCTCTTATTTATTGTCATTGCTATTTCATCTGCTGTTGGTATGTTTTGATATTTTTCATATCCAATATCTGTCTCATAAGGACTATATTCGTAGCCAGATACATTAAAAATCATATATCTATTATCATAAAAATACACACTATTTGTACTAATCTGTATTCCGCTATCATTTTTCGTTATTCCTATTAATTGCAATTCTTGCTCGTTAAGTGGTCTCTTTGATAATGGATATCCGTACATATATGCAGTAATGGTATCATCATCATATAGACCCACAGAGCTATCTTCGTGCGGATATCCCCCATATGTCAAGTAATATCTTACTATTTTTCCGTAACAGGCAATCCATCTATTTTTCTCATTTTGTTCTCCCATTATAGCATGAACAATGTTTATACTACCTGAATATCCGTTACTACATCTTTGTCGCACTAAAAGCCTATTATCTGAAAGTCTATATGTGTAATTTATTGTTTCTAATGAGCCATAAGATTTACTTGCATCAATCGTCCACTTGTCGTCATATCCAGAAGTGTCTAAGCCGTCATATAATTTATGGTATCCATCATTACAATCTACGAGTTCTGCTCTTTGAATTAAGCCTTTAAGATTAACTTTATAATATATTATCCTATCTCCATTAACAGCTATTGTAATGGGTTTCATGATTTCACAGCCTGTCGAAGCCACTATTTGCTTTATAGTATAAGTGCCTTTTTTTAATCTTAATGTAGGGACGGTAGAATTATTATAGTAATCTTTATATGGAGCATGATAATAATTAAAATTATTGGGAACTTTATTAGGAGTTAACCAATTATAGGATGCGTTATTAAGCCCAAAAGTGTAATATGTATCTTCGTCTTCAATTTTGAACTTATCCGTAGCGTAGTTATATTCTCCAACCTTTATGCTTTTATATACCCATTTTTTAGCTTCATTATCATAATAATCGAGCATAAATCTGTAAATATCACCAGAAGCTAAGATATATAAACAATAATACAGTTCGTGTGACATATCCTCAAAAACTGCATTAAGAGTATTAACATCAGCAATATTCTTAGCAATAAACAATGTTCTATATAATTCGGGTATTTTGGTCACAGAATACGTATCTAATGTATATCCGTTTTTTTCTTCCGTTGAGGTTGCCTCAGCAATAGAGAAAAAATCACGCCAAAGGGAACAATCTGCTATGTTTCCATTTTCATCATACGCAACAAAGAAAATACTCTCAGTATTATAATTTTGACCAATAGAACCATACTTGATATTATTCTTATCAGTGGTCACATTTTCTTCGTATTTTTCAAACATTTGTTTAATAGTCATATTCGTCAATATCTTTTCATCAACTGTGTCAAAATAATCCACCATCATATGAAATGTGATATTGTAATATTCATCATTCTTCTTCGCTGGCACATAAAACAAACTCGGCTCCATGTAAGCTCTTGCCCATCTTGTCAAAGTCTCTTTAACGTCCATCAGAATCCCTCCAAGCTCATAACACTGCCATCGGGGAAAGTAATTGCCGTGACTTCCTCCGATGAGCTGCCCTTGTCCTTGACAGTCAGAGTAAATACTCTTGTCTCTTCCGTCTTATCGGAAAGCAGCCAAGTCTCGGTTACTGTGCATTTCTCGGAGTCATACACTGCTTTCGATGGGTGGTCAAACTCATAGTCGGTTATAACCTCTGCATAAACCATATCTCTCTGATTACTGGGTATAAACATTCTCACACGCTGACCTACTGCAATAACATTACAATTTTCAGCAAGCACATTAAAAGTAGAAGCATTTGCGAATATCTGCCAACGTACTACTTTTTCATTATCATCTTTTATTGAACCTATTACTTTACCAATATAGGTTTTATCAAAATTAGATTTATTGATTTGTGAATTGTTTTTATGTATAAGTTCATTGGCGCAATTTAAAATTTGTCTTTTGTAATCCATAACAATCCTTTCCTTACATTCTTAATAGTCTATATTTCAACTATATGCTTTTGTCGCTTATCAACAATATGTTTTGTTAAAACTTGTTAATATTATGGAATTTGCCGTAATATACAAAATTTCACTTGAAATTATTCTTAATATAGCATACAATATACTTATACAATACAACTCGTTACAGTGAAAAATGGAGCATAAAATGTGTAAAAAATCAAATGAAAACTACATAATAGACCTTCCGATAGATTACAGTGAATACACTGAAAAACAACAAAGATATTTAAAGAACAGATTACTTGACCAAATACAATGGTATGATAAAAAAGCAAAACATAATCAAAAATACTACAAAGTTTTATCTGTCATATCTGTTATAATATCTTCTTCAATTCCAATATTAACACTTTTTGAAGAAAAACCATTAGTTAAAATATTAATTGCCATTGCTGGTTCAGCCGTCTCGGTAATCACCTACATAATAAATATAAACACCTTTAAAGACTTATGGGTTCAATATCGCATGAATTGCGAGATGCTAAAAAGTGAAGCTTCAAAATTTATAAATAAAATACCGCCCTACAATTCTAACAACCCAGACGTGGCATTTGATACCTTAGTTAGTAATTGTGAGCAGTATTTTACTAAAGAATTTTCAACATGGTAAAGCAAAGTAAGTCAATCTTCTACAGATTCGTAAGTCTTTTCAAAGATATCAGGTTTGCAAGGGTATTGTTCTCCATTCACACCCGTGATAATATAATCCCCAACAGATGCTATCATATCGCCCTCTAATGTGTGGATAACAATTTCCTTGTCAGTTTGATATGCCTCAATTACAACAGGCTTCTTACGATATTTTTTTACATTAGTATTCAAAATAATTCCTCCTTATGGAATTGTTTAAATTTTTATTTTAGAAAGGATGTTTTTTATATGCCAGAGTTAAAGCCATACCATTTATTTATTAGTCATGCTTGGAAATACGGCGATGATTACATTCACTTAAATGATTTATTGGAAGAAGCTCCTAATTTTAAGTATTATAATTATTCAGCTCCAAAAGACAATCCTCTTATAAATTTAGATGGTACTTCCGTTACCAATAAAACACAAATTAAAGATGCTATTTTAAGAAAAATCAGACCTGTAAATTGTGTTTTAGTTATATCGGGAATGTACTATAATAATCGTGAATGGATGCAGTATGAATTAGATTGCGCAGTAGCAATGGGAAAACCTATCATTGCAATCAAACCTCGTGGAAATGTAAATATGCCAACAGAAGTTAGCTCCGTTGCAACTACAACTGTAAATTGGTACACGGATAGTATTGTTTCTGCAATAAGAACTTATTCACTTTAAGCATAAAAATAAACAATAGAGCGTGAAGATAAGGTTCACGCTCTATTTTACTATATTTTTATACAAAAGTCAAACATCAAAAGTGTTTAAACTTTAGCATTGCGTACTGCTTTTCCAAATTCATCAAAAGCAGTGCCAATTTCTTTAGTGACCACATTTCTAAATGCTTCAACAGTCTTTTTATCAGCACTGCCTTCAACATTTACAGTAAGATTTACAACAGGTTTGTTATTTACGTTATTAACATTGCTGTTAGAAACATTGTTAATGGTATCGCTCACGGACTTATTCATCTTGTCAACAATAGGATTATAACCACTATTGAACGCATTAGTAAGAGGACTAATATCCACTTTACCAGCACTAACAGCCCTTATAAAGTCAATAAACGTGTCATAACCTGCAAAGCTTCCCTTGCTTGTCTTTTCACTGTTGTTATGTTCCTGCCATTCTTCCTTAGAAGTAGCATAGACCTTGTGACCTAATCCCTCAACAACTTCACCATTGACCATAACTTGTTTCTTAGTAAGTTTGCCTGTCTTGGGATCAGCAACAAGATTAAAGCCACCTGCGACCATAGAATTATCAGTCTTATCCTTATCAGTATTAGTCTGAGTAACTATGCCTTTAAGAATAGAAGTTAAATCCTGTGTAGCAAGTGTATTGTCATCTACTGTACTTGAATACTTTTCAAAGGCAGAATAATCAAAAGTATAATCACCGTTAGGCTGTACCTTAACAACACCTGTATCAATAGCTTTCTGGCGTTCAGTATCAGACAATTCAGACATTGCTTTAGATATATCACCTGACTTAGAAAGCTTTTTAACAAGTTCAACATTAGAAGAAGTCTGTTTCTTGTCACCGCCAAGCTGCTCATAAATCTTTTCAACAGCTTCATAGGTCTTTTCACCCTGTGTTTTCTGTTTTTCAAGATTATCCTTTACGTTATCGTAATAATCTTTAGCCGTGTCTTTCTGTTCCTCAAGGATAACCTTTTGGTCTTTAAGTACACTGATTTGTTCATCACGATAAGCTTCTTCAAGGTCTTTCTTACTTTCGTCAAGTTCTTCCTGTGCCTTTTTCTGATTTTCATTAGAAGTCTGTACAGACATTCCAGTTCCGTCAAAGTAAACATAATTGTTCTTAGCATCTTCACGTTTAGCTTCGTCAAGAGCTTGCTCCTTTTCCTTAACAGCAAGTTGAGCGTCCTTGATTTTCTTGATTCTGTCCTCAGTATCCTTGACCTTTTCAAGCTCGTCTATTTGCTTGTCAATAGCATCAATTTGCTTGTTATAGCTCTTTTCAATCTTATCAGAAAGTTCATCAACCTTATCAATACGCTCATCCATCATATCAGAATAATTGTCTTTGAGTTCACTGATATAATCCTTTTCTGATTCGATTTCCTTCTTATTGATGTCAATAAGCTTGTCATTAAGACTGTCAAGGTCATCTATAAGTGCCTCTATATCGTCAGTATTTCCGCTTATAGTACCGTTTCTGATACCGTCAATTCTTGCCTGAGTTTCGGTAATAGCCTTGTTTATCTGGTCACGGGCATAGTCAAAGCTTGCTGTAACTGTAAGCTCGTTGCCGTCTCCGTCTTTATAACTGTCAAGAGCCTTATCGGCAAGCTTTTCAAGGTTATCAATCTTCTTGTCAAAGAGTTTTTGTTCTTGTTCCTGTCTCCAGTTATAAACCTCTTCTTCGTGCTTCCAAAGCTCATCTTGATAATCAGCAAGATTGCCATAAACACGCTGACTTTCACTGTCAAACCAATCATAATAATCTTGCTCTGTAATCTGTTCCATTTCAAGAAGATGTTTCTTTTCTTTATTATCTTTCTTGAATTGTTTTACAGTAGCAGGGTCTTCCTTATTTTCAGTTCCAAAGTCAGGAGCATCTAAAGAAGATATCAAAGCATCATACATTGCAATCTGGGATTCAATCTGTTCTTTATTCGCTTGAGCAGCAAGCAAATCCGCAACATATGACTTCTTCTTTTCTTCATTATTAGTCATAAGACTGCTTGTGAGTGAATCAATTTTCGATTTTTCATCATCAAGCTGTTTTGTCAATTCGGATTTTTGCTTTTGAGCATCAAGTAAAAGAGATACTTTCTTTTGATTATTTAACATTTCTACAGCAGATGTATTTAATGTTACAGCACTAGTTTCATCATTTACAACAAGAGCTTCGGCGTATCCTGCATCAATCAAAGATTGAATTGTATCTGCTGCGAGTTGTCCATATTTAGTCTGTTCATTATATGCGTCTGTAATAGTTTTTTGAGCTTTTGTGTAATCACTTATAGACTTAGAATAATCTTCAAGTTTTTTAGTTGCTTCTTCAAGCGAAAAAGTATCAGTTTCAACAGATAGCTTATTATCAGAATTTGCTTTAAAATCTGCTATTGCTTTCTCAGCGCCCTCAATACCATTCTTAAATGGGTCTTCAATTTTATTAACAAGAATATCGAGGTCTGTATCATCAAGAGAGTTTACGAAAACAGCCTTCATTCTCGCACTTTCTGAATTAAGCAAATCACTTATGCCGAATTTTGATTTAGCAAGTTCAAGATTATTTCTTCGAGTTTCAAGAGTTTTATAAGCACTTTCTAAGTCAGGAACGTTCTCAGCAAGAATTTTTTCCATTTCTCGCTGTTCAGCAGGGGATTCAGCTTGCTTTAAAAAAGCATTTCTCCAACTTAAATAGCCATTTTTTCCTGCGGCTTCTAAGGCTTTTTGATTGGTATCGGTATTAAATTTTACCCAAGCACCAGCTTCAGCGGATGATCGATAAGTAGATAAATATTTATCATTTAATTTTTCAATTCTACTTATTTCACTCTCAACATATTGACGAATTACCTTTTCATCTTCTGTTAAACCCTTGCCAATTACTTTTCTTTCCGATTCAATATTATTTATTTCATCTTGAATTTTGGTTAATTGATCAAGTTCATCAACCGCATCGTCAAAATTGATACTTAATTTATAATTTAACTCACCGAGATAATCTCCTGATTTTACATCAAAATACTTTTGAAGATTTTTTGCAACGCCAAAATCGGCATTTTCATCAACATCAATCTGTGAGCCTGTAAAGATATTAAACTCGCCAAGTTGTCCTAATTTTTTCTGGGCTTTTTCTATTTCATTTTTATTTTCAACAAGATAATTTTGATAAGTTGATTTTATACCAGCTTTAGACTCTTGTTCAAGCAATTCAATACCTTTTTCACGTTCAGTATTAAGACTTTCAAGAGCTTTCTTTTCAAAACCATATGTTTCAATAAGTGTATTTTTCCACTCATTTAATTTTTCTGTTTTTGTAGCTTCATCATCGGTACTATCAATAATTGCCAGATATTGAGTTTTTAAATTTCTAAACGCATTCGCCTGTTCCTGTGTCTTTTCAGCTGATTCTTTGGCTTGTTCAGTAAGTTCTTTTTGAGTTACAATCCATTCATCAAGCTTACTAACAAATAAACTAACAACAGTTAAAACACCAAAAGACAAAGCAGCATTAAGAGCCATAGTGACAGCTCGAAGACCTATAGTTTTTGCTGTTGTAATCGCTAATTGCGTACCATAACCAACAAGAGATGCTTTAGCACCATCAAGACCGCCCAAATAGTTGCCGAGCTGAGTATTACTCTGACCAACTGCTTTTGCAAATGCCCTTGCATTATCTGCGCCAGACTGTTGAGCTTGATTAAACAATTCTATTGATGATTTTACATTGGTAAAACCTTTAGTATTACCGTCAAGGATTGCGGCATAAACACCCTCAACGCTTGCTTTCGCAGAAGCACCCTTTTCAGCAAGTTCAGCAAAGTACAAAGCAACATTAGAATCACGATTTGTTGCACCTTGTAAAAATCTTTCCCAAGGTCTATCAAATTTCTGATTGCTGTTAATATCATTGAAATTATCAACAAAACTTTGCACTTCATTCGATGCTAAATTAAAACCACTTGATATCTGTTCTGTCTTCTTAAATATATTTGTTAAACTTCCGTCAACAGTCTTAAATACCAAATATAAAATTTACGTTTTGAATAAATTTTATAAATAATGTTGACTTCATTTAATTTATAGTATATAATTAAAGTACAGAGGTGATTTATTATGAATAAAAATGAGAAAGAAGATATGATGGCATATTGCCCCAAATGCGGATATATTGGACGTGAAAATGATAATTGTTGCTTTTGCGGAACTAAAGAAATTGCAACTCCGTATTCTTGGGATAAATTATGTTATGAAAGAGCATATGATTTTGATGTTCAAAAGAAAATCCTCGAAGAATATGTCAAACCTAATCCACTCTTCGATGAAGAACTCTATAATAAAAGGGTAGGAGTAGAAAAAGCCCAACAGCAAGCTACTCTTGATATGATGCGTATGGAAAAACAACAAGCTCAAAGAGCTAATGTCCCCAAGTGTCCAACCTGTGGTTCAACAAATGTAGAAAAAATATCTACAACTCAGAAAGCTTTTGGTTTTGCTTTGGTTGGAGTGTTTAGTAGTAATCTTGGTAAGACTATGCACTGTAAGAACTGCGGATATAAGTGGTAAGATATAAAGAAACGACCTCTATAATAAATAATCATTATAGAGGTCGTTTCTTTTTGCTTATACACTTTGATTGTAATGTATTAGAATTCAAGCGATTTCATCTTCAAACATTCTATTTCAATCCTCCTTTCTATACTTCCATTATATATTATTCTAATTAATTTTGCAATATAATTATTTTAACAAATAGCATATAATTATTATGCTTTATTTGTAAAATGTTACAAACACTCCATCCGAAGGAAATATCCAATCATTTATTTCATACGTAACTTCATTTTTTAAGCTTCCAGTAGGATTCTTCATTGCATCTTCTTGAAAGCCAAAGGCTTGGGCATTAATTTTGTAATTTATAGTTGAATCATCAATTTTAAAACGGAAACGAAATTTCTTACAAGGTACAATCAAACGTGAAGAGTAAACTATATCAGTTGCAGGAACTCGTGTTACATAAGTGACCCGAATTGTTGTAGAGCGATTATTATAAAAAGTTATATTGTCTTTTAAACGGTAATACGCTCTTACTGTATAATCTATGTTATCATAATATACATTATATGTGCCTTCTGATGTAGTATCAACATATTCAATATCTTTTGTAATATCTTTGGATACATCGTTAATAATCAACTCCTTTATTTCAATATTTTGTATTCCTTCGATTTTTTTTGAAGCTATTTTTGTAATTATATAATTTTTATCCGTATACGAATCATCAAAAGATCTAATTTCTACGGTTCTAATGATATTTTTTTCAATATAACTAGACTTTATGGTACAAGTTATAACTATATTACTTGATACAAAATAATATTTATAATCGCTATTTATTATTTTTTCACGCACATTATTAACTAATTCAGAGTAAGTTTCGTTTTCTCCCATATAATCAATTTTTTCAAGAGAATTCAATAGAGTTTTACGTTTTTCTTTATCAATGGTTTTTAAAAATTTGAAGTTCTGCAACAAATCTTCTGTTATAAACTCATCATATAAATCATTCTGCGATTTCTTTTCTATAATTACACTAACTATAAGATTTGTTCCAAAAATAGAACATATGACTACTAAAACTTCTTTTATTGATGATAACCATATCTTTTTATTTATATCATATTGAGTATTTTGAAAGGAATATGAATTATCTTCATTAGTATTAGTTGAGATCGCTGGAACAGCTTCATTCTCCATGCTCTTTATTTCTACATTTAAAAAGAGGATAAAAAGCATAGAAAGTACTACAATTATAACCGATAATATCATAGATACTGTATTTGTAGTAAATTTATAAGGCCTTTTATTTATCATATATTTACACCCCAATTTATAATACTATATAAGTACAATACCAAATAATCAACTATGCTATAAGCTTACCATCATCTCCAAACTCATAAACCTTATCATCAATTTTAAGTTTTCCAGTAGCCATATATCCGTCTTTGTTTTTGAAGTAATATGTATCATTGCCAATCTTGACCCAGCCCTTTTTCATAGCCCCATCTGAACCAAAATAGCGAATATTATCTCCAAATCTAACTTTTCCAGTAACCATCACACCATCTTTGTTAAAATAGTATGTTTTACCTTCTGTTTTACGTAAACCTGTACGCATATAGCCATTTGTACTAAAGAAATATGTATGATTACCTATTTCTTTCCAACCGACACTCATTCTGCCTTTAGCATCAAAATAATAGGTATTATCTTCTTCGTCACTTGCCCAACCGACTATCTTATCGCCGTAATCGTCAAAATAATAAGTATAACCATCTATTTTCTGCCAGCCTCTTGCAAAGCTATCGCCAGTCCAATATTTGTCTCCGATCCACTCAGCCTTAGATTTGGATGACGATATATTCTCATTCTTGTATGATGTGTTTGATTTACTTGAATTTGAATTGTTAGAACTTGAACCGCTTTTATACGGACAAACACCATTTTCGTGTAGATGAGCAGGATGTCCTCCACAATGATAATGATAATATCCAAGCCCGCTCTTGTTCTTATTATCTCTGTGCCCACCATTGCTATCGGTTCTACCACTGTGAGCCATAACAGGAGATGTTGATGTCACAATTAAAGAAATTGCCATCATAAACGAAACAATCTGTCTTTTCATATAGTCCACCTCAAAATGTAGTTATTTGAGATAATATTAACATATTCAGAGCAAAATGTCAAGAGTATAGGAAAAATACAAACTTTACGGTGGCATATAATGTCTCTTTGTGTTAATATATACAATAATACAATATAAAATTTAGAAATTAAGCGTATAGATTTTGTTAGAGACTGATTGTATAATTATAGTATAACAATACACTATGACTGAATAAGGAGGATTATTATGAAAACAGAAAATAACAAACGAGAATTTAATTGGAATACCGCCATAGCAGTAACATTGGGTATTCTTACTGTTGCAGTTATTGTTGTATGTGTGTTATTGTGTATTAAAATACCAGAAACCTATATGAGAGATTATGAGATAATCTCTTTAATGATTTCTGCTTACGGTTCTCTGTCATTAGTTTTACTGGTAATACAACTTGTAGTTGCTAAAAACGACTCAAGAGCAAGACACGATGAAAAGCGTAGAGAAAAGACAGTTGATTACATGATTAAATGGTCTGAATCTTTACGATGGGAGACTACATATGCGGTTCGTATAGTTGAAGGTTTTAATCACGAACAGTGTGCAAACCTATATAATAAACAGCCATTTGAAGTTAATTTTGAAACTAAAAAAGAATTATGCCCCATTTGTTCAAGCTATAAAAAATCTTCGTGTAAAAAATGTTTTGAAACCACTATTAAACCTGAAAATATGGCACATGACTGCCATGTTTATGATAAAAATTTTAATGATAGCAGTTCACGTATGTATACTATTGATGTTGTACAATGCAACGAAATAAGATGGTATATAATACAATATTTAAATTTCTTAGAAGCTCTTTTAATTTCGTGGAAGCAGGGAATAGTAGATAGAGATATTATTGAAGAGCAATTTTATTTCCTTTACGATCCTGACTCTGGGAAAGACGCTCTACAGTCCTTTAGAAATGCAGCAGGAAAAGGCAAGTCATATCCTACCATTGAAGAATTTTGTTTGGAATTAAGAAATAATAAGCAACAAACAAACATCAAAATGAAAGAAATTTTATAATATAATGATTAAACCACTTATTTGCATAACATAAGTGGTTTATTTTATAAAAATTGCCACATTCTAAAATAGAAAGTGGCAATAAGAATCAATATTCGCTTATCTATCTATTTCTTTTATTCTATCAATCCTCATAATTAATATTTCTCCTTTCTAAATGAAATTGAGACGAGAGCTAAATTGTTATACTCTCTATATATATTATAATTAAATTTAAAATATGTGTCAAATACAAAACATCTAAAGGTAAACGTTTAATATTTTAACATTTTGACGAACTTTTGTATTTGTCAATAAGATAATTCAACAATCTTTCAACGTTGAAAGTCTGTTGAATTGTTGAAAATGACATAGCAAAAGCGTAAAGTTATAAGTTATGTGTAAATTTGCACAAATTGTAAATAAAAAGTAAACTTTAACAAATCTTTTGATATATTTACAAATATGTAATTTTTGGATAGATTTATCCCTACACTATCTATCATAGTGTCAAAACTAAGCAGGGGATAATCTGCTTTGGAACTACTATGGGAGTTATCCATAGGTTAGAGTACACCTTTACCTTACCACAAGGCAGTTGCCATCTACTCGTTGAGCCTTCCGTGTCTCACGACAGGGCTTGGTTGCTGATTATACATTGTTGTACTATTACATAGTATGCAGACCGTAGCACTTAATTTCATTATAAAATCAAGCTTTTGTTTCAGCATAGTCCATCTGTGTTATTGTTTCCGAGTTTCCTCACTCTCATAATGCCTTGTTATGAGTAGTCACACAGCTTTAGCATTTTCCAGCAGTTTGACAACCTTATTTTAAAACGTGTTACATTCCCTATGCTTTATGTCTGTGGTAGCATAAGAACGGGCGTATTTAAGACTTAGTTCACCTACGTTTTTAAGAGTTAACCCACCAAGTATAGTAGGAATTAAACCTATTTTGTCAGTTAATTTTGATGTCAATTCAATTATGTTAGCTATTTGGGTTAGTATAAAATTGAGTGGAAATGAAGCATCTGAAAGAGTATCAATAAATATAGTTGCACTTTCAATTAAAGACTTAAACAAATCGGAATTAGCAAATTCATTTACAAACTCCGTCCATTTGTTCTCCATCTTGTTCCACATACCTTCCCAAGATTCAGCAGTCTTTTGTGCTTCCTCTGTAGCCGACCCTTGACCCTTAGAATAGTAATCGAGCATTTTGTAATAACTATCTAAGTCAGAAAGTATCGCTGCTAATGTGTTAGCGTGATATTTCAATTATGTTAAATTAGATTCGCAAAATCTAATCATGTTCCTTATCTTTCGATAAGAGTTCAGACCATTTCTTAACCACGTTGCTTATGCAACAGCAGTCAAACCTTTTCCGTTTAAGAGTTTTTCACTCACTTCATTTGCGATTAAGCCGTACTTCTAATGTTATGACTATTCGGGATTTCCACCTTTATTTTATTGTCATAACCCCTCATCGGGGAATGGTCGTTGAGCGCTTACCCTCGGCTTAACTAACTCTTGGTCAGAGTATAACGTTAGGGTACTTCGTTGCAAGAACAGAGATTGTTACTGTACTTAGGCTTTTGACCATATACAATCCTTACGTTTTTTCTACTTTCGTACCGTCATAGCGTGATTTCTCCGCTATTGTGGTGTAAGGCTCTTACTCATTACCTGCATTTAAATTTGTTCTTTATGCACATTTCTGTACATTGTGGTAAAATCTACCACCAATATCACTTAAAATATTAGCTCTTCGAGTATCACCCTCATCAAGACTTGTAAATGCAGCCGATAATTCTTTAGTTAACTCAATAGGTGTTTTGAGTTTTTCAGAACCATTAACCAATTTAGTCATTGAAATGTCTACAGAGGCAAAAGCATCTTGAATAGGTTTAGATGTCGTGTCTTGTAAATTGATAAAGATGGATTTTAAAGCATTGCCGACCTCAGAACCAGATTCTCTTGTTTTAGAAACTGCTACTGCGATAAGAGCGGAAAGCTCATCAATATCTATTCCATACTGAGCAGCAACAGACGCAGCTTCCGAAGTAGCGTCAGCCATATCCTGCATTGCAACTGCCGCATTATTTGTTCGTTCTGTTACTTTCCCTTTATTTAATAAGGTACTGACCACATATTATTATATGGCGATAAGGACGTTAATCCTTATTCTCACATTTCATATATAACGATTATATTGTGAGTCCAGACTATATCTTTACCCTCGTTTAACGTTAGGCACTCCATTGGACATATGGTAGTGGATAAACTTTATTTATCGTAATTGGCGTGTATGATGTGTCACCACATCATAACTTAGTCGTTACGGGGTTATGTTATAAAACTTTCCTTTCTATTTAATATATTATCTAATATATTCTCAATATTATTATAATCCCAATAAGGTATTGCGATCAATGCTATTTTATTGTGCTTACAATAGTCAAATTTGATTTTATCATTACATTTTACTTTTTGATATTTTTGTTCTGATAATTCTATATTATTTCTATCAGAAAAATTAGTAGGAATATAATGTTGACTACCTTGATATTCAATAAGAAGATTATAAGATGGAATATAAAAATCAAAAGGCAAAGGTCGAATATTTTTACAATCATGAAATGTATATTGTGGTAAAAAATCAATATTCTTATTGTTTAAATACTTCGCTATTTTAAATTCGCCTTTTGATTTACTACACACAGGACATCCTGTTTGTTTGTTTAATAAATTATCTGGGGTTGCCTTCCATTTTGAACCACATATTAAACATTTACAGTTTATATTTGTTTTATTGTTTATATATTCTCCGCTGACAGAAATATTTTCATTAACTTCAAACAATTTTTCTTTAAATAAACTCATATCTCTCTTAAAATTGTTTGCGCAATATTTACAAGGTGTTATGATTTTATTTAAATTTCTTATATCATGTGTCTGTACTCCATAATTTTTATGTTTATTACAAATAAAAGTGAAAACTCTTCTTTGTAATACCTCATCAAAATAAACAGTTAAAATATGTAAATCTTCTTTTTTGAATTTTTTAACTATATCATCTATAAAAAGTGTTTTTCCGTGATTTCTTATATAATTTTTCATACATTGTCTACAACCTAATGAACACCTTTTTAATTTAGTAATACTTCTTTCTTGTGTTAATAATTCAGGATGTTTATCACAATGATACTTGACCCAAGTCTGTTTATTTTTCATAAATCTATTTTCATATACAACTTGTTTTTCATCACAGATTTTAATTATATCTTTTGTTTTAGTTATATTCGCCATTTACCATATTGTTTTATAACATAACTTACCCTCGTGGTTGTCCTTCTCAGGATTTTCCTCGATAAAAGCCAATTATTACGCTATATGTTTCCATATAGCATGACTAAAATTAATCATATTTTGTCCATCAAGTACGTCATTTAAATCTTTAATTGCTCCACCTAATTCATAAGCACTATTTGTAGCTATAAGATAGTCGTTTGCCGCATCAGATGATAAGTCACCAGCAGCTTGCGCCAGTATAGAAAGTTCAGACATTTCAGGAGCATTTTGGAAACCAGCTCTATACATTTCCTGCACACCAGTTAAATAGTCACTTGCTTTTTTGCCATACTTGCTTGCTGATTCAAATGATGTTTTACCAAGTTTCGCGAGAGCCTCAGTTGTTAAATCAGAAGTCTTAGAAATCTCAGTTAAAATAGTATCTATTTCTTTAAGTTCTGTGATAGCATTTCTTATATCCATTACGAAAGTAGATACTAAGGAAGTTAAACTCATCCAAGATGAAAATTTCTTTAAGTTAGCCCAAAGGTTTGTAAAAATAGTTCCACCTGTAAGACCCAATGATTTAGCTTCTGCTTTAATATTTCTGAAATTTGCAGCAATTTTTTGAAAATCATCGTTGTTTGCACAATGTGAGAGCTGCAAATACATATCCTCCATCTCTTGAGAAAAGGTTTTCCCATTTGATGTGAGATGATTGCTTTGCATTGCTTTTGCATTGGAATCTTTATATGTATTGATTTCGGCAGTAAGTTTCTTTACACGCTGAGTAAGCAATTCTGCTTGTTGCGCTTGCTTTGACATTGTGTCGCTTGCTGAAATAGAAGTCTTTAATGTGTTTGCAGATGTAGTTACTTGCTTGAATTGCTTGTCTAATTCATCAAATCTGGTAATGACATTTTGAATACCATCAGGAGTGAGGTCTCCTTGTAAGGTATTTTTAAGTGTCTGATATTCAGTTATAAGATCAGCAATTTGTTTTTTTACTTCAACTACTTGTGGATTAGAAGAGATCTTTAAAAAAGTCGATTGATTCAGAGCATTATTTAATTTTAAAACATTAGAATCAATCTTATCACCATAATTTTTTACTTGATTTTGAAGTGATTTTTCTGCTTTTTCAGCGTTATGATATTGAGCTACCATCTGATTGAGCTTTTGGATCTGAACATCAACATTTGCTTTCATAGATGCAAATGTAGTGTCGTCAGATTGGCTCAGGTTTATAATGGCTTGCTCTACTTTAGCGTATTGAGTTTCAAGTTTCTCAACATTCGCTGTCGATCTAACAGACTTGTTGCTATTTGTATCATTCCATGCAGTACGGATTGCTTCAAGATCGGCGGTAAGACTTGTTCTTAAAGCTTTAATTTTATCCTGCGCCTTTTGCGTGGATATGATAAGTTTTTCAATACCTGAATTATCTGATGTGCCTTTTGTAAGATGAAATAAATCTCCTTCACCTAATTTTTTCTGTGCGTTAGATAATTCTCCAATTTGGAACGTTAATGTACGCACTTCGCCTTGCGCACTTTCAATATTAACGATCATTTTTTCAAGCTGATCGTCACCTAACTTATCACCATAAATGCCTCTGACAGAAACAGTGCCAAGCTCGGAAAACTTCTTTTGTACCTTTTCAATAGTTTTGTCAGCATCGATTAACCCGTCTGTGTTTAACACAGGTTTGATAGGTCTTTTAAACTTATCAGCAAGATTTGTAAGACTATTTGCAACTTGATTTGTCTGTGTCTGAATGTTGTTTAAACCATCAGTAATATTTTGAGTATTCAAACTACTTGTATCAATCTGACCAATATTCAGTTTTAAATTTTTTCCTATAGTTGTTATCTGAGATTGTATAAGGGACTGTGTTTTATTTAAGTCAAGTCCACCGACAATCTTCACTCTTACAGAATTATCATTGGCTAATTTAGCATTAAGCTTTGCAATGTCTTCTTCTTTTATTTTTTTATAAGTCCCGTCAATATCCAAGCTTGCCGTTAAAAGCAGACCGTCAGTATCTTTAGCCATTAAATCACATCCTTTATACTATATTTATTTTTATACTTTATATCCATTAGGTTTATGTACTTTTATCTTTATTCCGTACGGGTTGCTTGCTTCAAAATCTGCTATTCCGTTTTCTATGAAGTGACCAGCAGAACGATAACCAAAGTTGGGAATATCCTTAAACCATACGTCCTTTTCTACTTCATAACCATAGTTGAGCAAATAAGCTGTGTTTACAGTCTCACCATTGCCGTCCCAGCCTTGGACACCATCGCCCGAACGATGGTATCCACTGTCATCAAAATAAATGTCAAGACTCATAGTTTTTCCAGTTACTTTAAGATTTAAAATATCATCAACTTTTAATGAATTCTGTAATGCCCCCGTGCGACTATATATCTTAGGCTGATAGCTATTCATATACTCGTCCAGTCTTGCCTGAATACAGTCCCTAAGTCGATTAGCTTCTTCAACCATAACCTGACTATAAGTCTTGCCATTCTTAAATTTAAGCTTAGTTACGTCAATACTTTTTAACTGTGATTTCAAATCCACATTAATCACCCATCAGCAATTCAATTACCTTGTCCATATCATTCTCAGCACACTCCTGAGAAACAGAACTGTCAATACAAACATCAAATCTATCGCCATTCATAATGTTAATGCTAATAATACCAAGAATTGACTTGGCATTTATCTCACGATTTCCCATTATAAAATATACATTTGATTTAATATGTGTAACCTTTGCAACAAAATTCTTAGCAAAACGTGGAGTAATATCCTTATTTGCTGTAATAGTTTTCTTTGCTGTAAACATATTACTCACCACCCTTACTTACGGAAATATTCCTTACAATTTCCTCGTTCTCAGCTACTTCGGTAACAGTCTTAGGCTTTTTTGTAGCCTTCTTCTTGCCTTTAATAACACCATTATCCACCATAGCCTTAATAAGACTGTCCGCTGTCACATCATTCTTAAGTTTGCTCATAGCCTGTGCAATCGTCTTAACATCTTCTGAATTTGTTTCACTATAAGCATTACCGAGAGCATTTACAAAATTAGAAAGCTTAGTAGCAAGATTTGCAATAGCATCATTAGCATCTGCCATAACCATACTTGCTGAGAGAAGCTTAATTCTGCGGTCAAGTTCCTCATTGATTGCATTTTCAATCATTTTAAGCTGACCTTTATTTATAGCGTAATCACTATAAAGTTTTTCGTATTCATTATCATAAATCTCTGCAATGTCATCAGACTCAAATTCTATCTTACCATAGAACTTTGCTGTACAATACTGAGCGAGAACGTCCTTATATCCCATACCATAAATAAGAGTATTATCAACCACATAATTGATAAAAGACTGCATTTCTGCAAATGTAAGTGTAACCATTTCTGCCATAATTTTCTCCTTATTACCTATTTGAATTTTCTTTAATAAAAGCTTCGCCAATACAAATAGCATCGCAAATATCTTCTTTAAGTTTGAGATTATACTTGTTCAAAACATAATCTTTGGCTTGCTGTTTCAATTCAGCACGTTTCACGTTTCGGGACTGCTTAAAAGAAAGCTTGCTTCTCCAAAATGTAGGCTTGTACACACTATAACAAATATTATTCATTACACAAGTGTTTATAATAGCACCCTGTATCTGAGCCAATAGTATTAAAGTTGATACATTTGTTTGGAGACTTACATCTTCAAAAACAACATAATCTACATTATTTTCAACTATCTGATTATGTAACTGTTTTATCATTTCATGTATTCTTTCATTTGTATCTTTAATTTTCTTTAATTCTATAATGTTATATTGTACAAGCTCATTATCCTCAAAAATAGCAAGTCCACTAACGGCACTTGCTTGGTCTATTGCTATAAACTTAATTATTGCTCACTTCCTATATAACATAAAAAAATAGGGAGGACAACCACGTTCAACGGTTGTCGATAAATGGTTGTCCTCCCTGTATTTACTTGTTTCTCTTTTTGCTCTTGTTTGTGAATTTAGGAATAAACTCAGTATTATATGTTTGTGCATCACATTCAGATGTTACCTCATCTTCTGTGAGGATTTCTTCAACAATGCCTTTTACATTGTCGCAAAAATCAATATTCCCATAGGCATCAATAGCGTTCTGTAATTCTGACTTTGCAGTTTCCTTATCTATAACACCATTATGATATTCAATAATAGGCATATGAAAAGAAAAATGCTCAGGGCAACAGACTACTCTGCGCCACTGAAGCATTTCGGGAATATTCTTCTGACAAGTATTGCAAGCTTTAAATTCTTTTCCACAAACAAGACAGTGCTTAATTACTTCCATAGGATTTTACCTACTTTATAATTATGCCTTCTTGTAAACCTTGTAGTCCCAGAACTTGGAGTCACCGTTGCCACACTTGTCAACAAGGCTCTTGAACTGGAATGGGTGTTCTACACCATCGCCACCAAGGTCGAAGTCAAAGTTAGCGTTCCAGTCGCAACGATAAATTTCAATCTGTACAAAGTAAACTTCATCGCAAGTATTCTTGCCAAGGCAGTTGATAAATGTATGAGTTGTCTTACCATATGTATCGGAAGAGTTACCTACGGAAGCACCATCCTTTTCATAATCATAAACTACTTCAATTGTACCTGCTTTAACTACATCAGTTGGAAGGGAAAGCTTCTTTGTAGTAGTAGCATAAGAGAAATGTGTGCCATCAGCAGCAGAAGCCTGTTCATACTTAGTTGTTGTATTATCAACTGTAATAAGAACACTAAGAATTTCAGAACCAGCAGTTCCAACAGCAGTTTCAACTGTAGTTACTTCACCAGCATTTGCTTCAAAAGAAATTACTTCTCTCTTTCTGAACTTAATCTTGCCCTCTACAGCATCAGAACCCGTCTGAAGTGACATAAGCGAACCAGAAATATAACCCGAAGAACCAGAACCTTCAACAGCCTTACCCTTCTTGATTGTAAAGAGTGTAGCATCATTCTTACCAGTTACATCAGAACTGTTTTCTGTGTTAGAAAGCTTTACATTCTTGATCTCATCGAGAATATTAATACAAGTATCGTCTGTACGAGAATAGTTTTCAATTGTCTCTACAGATGTAATAGTCCAGCCTTCAAGCATAGCAATAATATGAGTCATAATCATCGTATCCTTTCTTTTTATAAAATTATTCTTTTTAACTTAGAGTCTGAAATCTTAGACAAGTCAACGTTACCATACCAGTAACCCGTCATAAGACCATCAATCTCTTGGTTTTTATTTATCTGCTTAAATGAAGCATATAAATCATAAATACTCAATTCTTTTACTGTTTCAAAATTATATTTAAAGGCATTATTATTGACTAAAAATAAAATAACTCCATCTAAAACGGAAGATGAGGTTGTTTCTCTTTTATTATTTAATCTTTCTAAACGCCTTTTTCGTTTTAATCTTGCACGTTCAAGAATATATTTGCGAGTATCTATTTCTGGAACTTTTGCATATTCTCGATTTTTTGTTGTTAATAAAACAGCACAAAGCAAATCGGATATGTAATTATATATTTGTTTATTAAATATAACATCTCCATTTGAATTTACAAAAGCAAAATTATTTTCTGCGTCATCTGCTTTTAAGACAATATCTTTATAATCTAAATTGAGAAATAATGAGTTCCATTTGATGGGAAAATCGGGATTTTTTATGTCAGACAAAAATGAACTCATTAGAATAATAAATAAACTATACTCATCAACTTCAGTCCAATCTAATCCCATGTCGTCAAGCTCAATCATCATATCTGTAGGTGTTTGAGTAAATAATGATACCATACTTAAATAATATTTTTCGTATCTTTCATACTTGCTATCACTATCCCATATATCTCCTACTTTTGGAATGTTGATTGTTATATTATCATTTACTTCATAAGTGAATTTGTGTAATAAGCTGAAATTATTCATTTTTTAATCGTACCTTGTCAGACCAATCCGTTACCCTAAAGGTTAATAAGCGACCAGCATATTTATTTGAGATATTATATTGAATACGATTGGATACAAAATGAATATTTGCAAGACCAAGCAAATCCTTCTCTGAAAACATATTCTTTATTTCTCTGACCAAAATATCATTACAAAGTCTACCTTTGTAAATAGGAGACTTTCTATGTGTAAATACCCAAAAATAAATAGGCAATTCAATATAAGTTTTGTCTTGTCGAGAAATGATATTTTCATCTACGTCATAAAGAATATATGAGCCTGTGTCAGTGATAGTATCGGGAACATACTGTTGAGGGATTATCCTATCCCAAAGCAAACTATCTGCATCTTCGATACCAAGAGTATCTTTGCTCAAAAGTGAAATTATCGTTTCATTTGATAACAGCGTGTTTGTTATGACATTACGATAATCTTCAATTAGGTTATCATATTTACCTATATCAAACACCTCCAGTTATAGTGATCTCAACCATTCCGATATTTTTATTTTTATCTGTGCAAGATAATGTAAATGTCTGATTTACAATATCCTCATTAAAAGCACATTTAACCTTGCAAGTATTACCATTTGAAACAACAGACACAGCATCGTTAAAATTGTTATCAATAGCCCAAGCAACATCTTCGGCTGTATTAGCAGTAAATGTTTTAGCAGAACCACCGATACGAATTACAGGTTTGCCTGTGTATATAATCTCTATCGGAGTAGGGGAGTTGGGCTTGATATAATCACAAAGCCAATTTTCTATTGAATCAGTATCTGGATCATAAACATCTTCTGTAAATACAAGACAAATCACACGATTTTCACCATAGGATTCACTAACAGTATCTATTCTTGTAATTCTATACGGTAATGGATTTATGTCATTATAATCAATAAACATTCGTTTTGTACGATTAAGATATACTGTATTATCATCTAATGATGTATAAACTAAAAGCTGATTATATCCAAGTGTAAGAATTTTATCTCCTTCTTCACCTGTATTATACTGAGAAGCATTTTCAACGTGAAACGGCTGATAAATTATATTACCATCGCCGTCTTGCCATTTAGCTATGTAATTGCATAAATATAAAACAACTTTTTCATACACTTTGTTATTTGATGGCATAGTCATAATAAGCCAAATATTCCATCGTTTATAATCTTCATCATATATCTTTACATATTTATAATCAGATATTGTTCTTAATCTCGTTAATAATTGACGTTGCCAACCTTTAGTTTGAGTTTCAGGAGACACTCCTTGCAGAATACCTTCTGTTTCGTATTCAAATTCAAATGATTTATCATCATTGTTAAATTTACCTTTGCAAAGAAAAATTTTACTTGATAATGGTGTATCTGTTAAAAAATCATCTACGCCAAGATTAGCGTTAAACTCGAAATCATTAGTTTCTGTGCCTTCTGTGTAATGTGGTGAATTTATTAAATACCAATCTGCACTCATAAGCTCACCTCAACTATAAGCAGTAGGTAACAGTTTATCATAAAATTCTGCTATTTTTGTATCAACGTAATCCAACTCTTCTTTTGCGTGTGCTTTGTCTGCACTGGTATTATTAAGTGTTAAATCTTTTCCAATTATATTAGTACGCTTTATTATCCTATCATACTGACGTTCACAATAATAACGCTTTATTGTGTAACCAAGTATTTGTATGTATAAATAAGGAAGTGGAATAAGATTTTCATTTTTATCATAATACAAAAATGAATCCGTGTCTTTGTCAAACACAAGTGGCTCTATTTCCCTTGAAAATTCTTCCACTGCCATACTAAACCATTGAAATACAAGGTCTGAACTGAGTTGAAATTTTTCTTGAAATGTGGCTTCAAAAACATTAACCACATCTATATATGTAGTGCTTGCTATTCTCACCACATCCTTTCTTTTATACTGTCATTCCACAAAGAGTTTCACATTCTCTTATCTTGTTGAAATCATTAAATCCACACTCTCTAATGAGTTTAATAAGAAGAACCTTTTCTGCCTGAGTAGTAAATGTTTTATATATTTCGTTTCTAAAATCATCAAGACCGTTAATTGCAAAAATCTTCTTCACCTTATTCTTATCAATAAGTTCAGATGTGATGTCAAGATAATCTCTTGTTGCCTTATCGTCTATATAAATAGTAGCGTGAGTACCATCACCATCACCACGCAGAAGCTTATTGCCGTTTTCATACTGAGAAATTACCTCTGCACGAGATACACGGACAGAACCACCAGCATTAATATTTACTTCACCGTTAGATTCAATCTTATTAAATCCTACCATCCAATTAGCAAGATTTTTAAGTGTTATCTTTTCTTCCATACTAAGGGGCTTTGTTTCTGTAACTTCAACAGAGATTTCATCAGGAATTGTATTTTCAACAGTCTTTGTATTATTAGACGTTTTTGCCATATCTACAATATATCCTTTCATATATACTAATTAAGGGCTGTCAATCAACAGCCCTTAACAGCATTAAATTTTATAATTTAAATTAAAGGTTTGTATCAGAAAGCATACCAATCTGGAACTCTCTGCCCTTTGTAACATCAGTTGCACTATATTTTTATTCAACGAGGGACGCTAATCCTCGCCAGTTTTAAACTTCTTTATATTTCTATAAAGGATAGACTATATCTTTACCCATTAGGGGCAAGCACCACTTCCATACGCTTGTATGTACTTCCTTACGGAATAGTCGTTGAACTTTACCTTTCGGTCTTAGCTGCTGATTATCCATTGTCAAAGTGTTTAGGTTTTAACCTTGCACTATCTATTCAATTTTTTCTACTTTCGTAACATTCACGCTTATACCCTTTAAGGTATTACGTTGTAGTTTGAATAGTTTTAAGAGTTCCCAGCAATTCAATGCTTATTTTTACGCACATTTTTCAATATACGGAGTCTGCAAAATGTTAAACTCAATATCCATACGAGTGAGTATATGACCAGTTGTTACATCATTGCCACTGAATGTAGTCAGTCCACCTCTTGTCCAAGACTTAATAGGAGAACCATACTGACCACCAGTAGGAACAACAATGGCAAGACCTGCATTAAGCATAGTATCAAAATTGTCACCTGATGCGTTAAGAGAAGAATAATCATAAGGATTTGTCATCTCTGCGAGAATAGTTCCATTATATGCACCGAGAATACCCTTTGTACGAATGTCTCTAAGGTCTTCTGCGGAAATACCCTGTGTATAACCATATCTTGAAGAATTATATACAAATTCAGAGTTATAACCAGCCCAAGGAGTGAACTGCTGAAGAAGTGCATAATCGCCGATTACAGTAGCACCTGTGCCAAGTCTTCTTACCTTCTTGAGGACATCATCAACACCAGCCTTAGTGAGACCTGCACCCTCAAAGAAATACTTTACAGGAGTAGCGTTCTTAACAGCATTGTAAGCATTAGTTACAATAGCCTTCTTCATCTTATTGATAATATCAATTCTTACCTGATTCTTACCCTCGTTCTCCTTGGACATATCGCCAAGCATAAGTCTACGATAATCAGTAGCCCAACCACCAGAAATAGTCTTTGTGCCTACTGCATACTTGTCACCCGTAATTGCAGGGAAAATTACATCAGCGTTAAGTGCCTGCTCACGAGACTTGTCACCAATAAACTTCCAAGACTCTACCTCAATAGACTCGTCATATTCAAGAGCTTCAAAATCACCAAATACAGCAAGATTCTGAATTTCTGCGGTAAGAAAAGGCTCAACAGAATACTTTCTAATAGTGTTAAGCTCTGCAAGAGACTTAGCATCACCATTAGCAATACCTGCACCGAGTTCCTTGAGTCTATTTACCACAGTATCTGTCTTCTTACCGTATTTAGATGTGTCCTTACCATCTGTGAGAGCAGAGAAAATTTCTACAATAGGAGAATTAGGCTTAATCTTATTTGTAAGAGTGACATCAGAATCACGTCTTACGTTGTTCATTTCAAAAGTCATATCCATAATTATTATTCATCCTTTCTTATATCTTACTTTACAACAACTTCAACAAGCACACCGTTACCATCAAAGTTAATCTTTTTAGCCACCTTGAAATATACACCACCATCAGAAATGCCAGTATTATTCTCTACAATCTTGAGATTACCGTCTGTACCAGCAGCCATAAGAGTTGTGCCAGCAGTAATAGAAGCATAAGTCTCGGAAGAACCGTATGTAATACTATCAGGAGAAACCTGAAGGAACTTACCCTTCCAAGCAGATACGTCCCAAGCTGTAACAAGCTCACCAGCAGGAGTAACAAAGTCCTTATAAGCATCATCACCCTTACCATAATTAGCAATGAGCTTAATACCAAGACCAGTTGTAGGGGCAGAAGCAACTACACCATTTGTAACAGTGCCAAGATAAAAATTCTTTGTTCCACCAGAAGCAGCTTTAACTGTACCATCACCGATACCAGTCTTCTCAATCTGAGAAATTTCATATACCTTAATCATTTATAAAATCCACCTTTCTAACTTAATAAATAGAACCATCGTCATTGCTATTTGTAGAAGTATCATCTACATCAGCAAAAATATCAATCTTCTTAGAGTTCTGTTCTGCGAGAACCTTTGCCTTTTCAGTTTCAGAAGCAATAGTAGCCTTGCCGATACCTTCGTAAATCTTAGCAGTGATAGAATTGATTTCAGACTTAATAGGGTCAGCATTAAATGCTTCGATTTCAGCCTTTGCATACTCCTTCTGTTCATCTGTAAAATTAGCAAGAGCAGCATTCATTTCAGCAAGTCTCTTCTCTGCCTTCAATGTACCAAGTTCTTTTTCAAGAGCATCTCTTTCCGCATAAAAACCTTCTCTTTCAGTTTCCATATCCTGAATTGCCTTCTGAAGCTTCTCTATTTTATCAGACAGGTCATTATTTTCGTTTGTCTTAATTTCGAGAGCAGAATTAAGCTCAGTAATCTTTGACTCAAACTCCTCATTCTTACTATTACACTCAGAAATAGTAGCCTTAATGGAATCTGTAATCATACCAAGTGTTTTTTCGTCCATCGTTATGATTTCCTCCTCATTTTTATTATTTTTATTATTCAATTCAAGCAGTGAAGCTGTATGATCTGATGGCTGAACACCACAGCCAAGGAGAGCATATCCAGAAAATTCAAATTCAGTTGGTATTCTACCAATATCTTTATATCCATACAAGTAAACCAACGCAGGATTATTTTCTGTTCTTACAATTTCCACACTACCATAAATTGTTTCGTTATTAGACAGCTTTTCAGATAAAAGGTCAATACAATCAGAATATCTCATATAGTCTAATGTGCCTTCGCCTACAAAAACTTTTTTAGTTTCTCCGTCATCATCTGTAACTTCGTCCATATAAGCCTTATCAAAATGACCTATCGTAGTGGCATTACTAAGTAGGGGAACACCATCTTTATATTCTCCTGTTTCGCCGTGACCAAGAATATCTGTTTTGCTATCATCTGTAAATTCAACAGTAACACTTGAACCGATAAGAGTATCCTTTACATTTTCAACATATTCATCTATCCAAGTGATACCATTATCATTATATTTTGTGCCTGTTTCATTAACAATACAGGATTTATCATAAATTTCAGCAAGAATAAGTTTAAATCTCTTATAGCCTGTCTTTTTTTCCTGTTTATTGTTAATTTCAAAAAGTTTCATTATAAATCACCACCTTTCCATCAACTTGTACTCGGTTTAGGCTGATTATTTGTGTCATTTCCTTGTGATATTAAAGTGTTATCATTGGTTGCGTTTTCAACATTGGGTCTTCCACCCTTATCTTCTTCGTTTGAAATACCATCTCCTGATGAATTATAAGATGTTGGATGAGGGGTGTACTTATCATCCCATTTTTCTGACTTTTCCATATCCATAAGTGATAGATAAGCATTTAAATCCCAGCCAACAGATGAAATCCAAGCAGACTTGCTACCACTACCAGACATATAGAGTTCTTTATTCAAAGCAACAAATTTGTCTCTATTTACAAGACTTGTGGGTAAATAATAAATACTAATTTCATTATTTTTGTCTTTCACTATATTTTTGTTAATAACATAAGACAATTCATCTGCTATTTCAGTAACCCAAGTATAAATTTTGCTAAACAGAAGCTCAAGACTAAGCTGTTGAGATGAATAATTTCCACTTTCACCATCCAAAAGACCTAATGCAAAACCTAAACCCATTGCAATATTTGAATTAAGTTTAGGTTCAATTTCTTCATTCAGAATATCAACACTTGTATCAACAGAATCAATCTTTGTACCAGCAGCAACCGTAAAGAACGATGTTCCTCCACGATTATTTTTTGTCATTACTGCACTTTTAACTGTGTTATGCTGATTTTCCTGCTGGTCTTTTGTAAGACTACATCTACCCTTTTCGCCCTCTGGCAACGTCTGATAAATAATTTTATTGTTCACTTCACCAAGAACACTTCTTTTTGTAGTAGTAAGATAGTCATTGTAAAAAATATCAATTAAAGCAGAAATTGTTATAGGTCTCCCATAGGGTTCACGTTTATCACTTTTGATTTTATGTACAACTGTTTTATTATTATCTAAAACAATCCAGTTACCAACAGTTTTACCATTATTCCATTTTTCATATCCATTACGAATTTCAAAAGGATAACACTTTAACCTATTTGTTTTCTTCTTATTAGTGAATTGATTGAAATAATCCAAATTAAAAGCAATAACAGGTCGATTATTCTTATAACCTCTTATTTTTACATAGTCTACTGGAAGTGGAATCATAGCTACCGAGACATCAGAATTGTTCAACTCCATAATGCTTGTAATTTCATAATCTGAAACATATTTTGTATTATCAGGACTTTGTGCTTGAATATCAAAGTAATAATAGCAAGCTCCATCAAGACAATCCCTAAATAAAAAGTCTCGTATGATATTCTTGTCGTGAATATCACATAAAATACTTTCTACCTTTTGCTTATTATCTTTGACTTTCTTTTTGCTTTTACCAGTTGAAGTAAGTATGTGTGAAAGGCAGGGGAGAGATACTATATAATCAACTGCATTTGACACAATAGGATTTGTATTATATACTCTACGACTAAGTTTTCTTATTTGCTCATTATTTGTAATAGGATCGGATAGTATATCTTTGATTTGTTCAGGAGTATAACAAGAAAATAAATCGAAATTCATATTTGCATATACAATATTATTCCATTGTGAATTATATTCATAAGAGGGTTCTTTGTTTTCTATATCACTCATAATTTCACCGCCTTTCTATTATTTTTAGATACTTAGTTTATGAAAGTTGCATAATCATAATCAGAATTATCTATCTCTTGAGCAAATTTGTTTATATACCATAACATATAAATCATAGCAGATACTCGGTCTTTATCTATTTTTTTTACAACCTTATCAATAGTAATTCCACCATTATTAAGGTGCTTCATTTTTAGATTAGCTGCTTCTTCTATAAAGGCATCAGTTTCCATAAACGGTCTGACATTATCGTCAAATTTATCCCATTCGCTATCTTCAAAATCACAATCCTGACGTTTTTCAAGAAGTTTTAATTTTCCACTATCTACCATATCTATAAATATTGTTACTATTTCACTCTGACAACTTTGTGCTTTGAGGTTATATAATACTTTTGGAGAATTAGGTATTTCTGGTGTGTTATCATCGTTCATTGTATCCCAACAACCTATGCTTTCTTCTGTTATAGGGTCAAACGATTCCTTCAACAACTCATCAATTAAACCTGCACCAAGACCATTACCATCTACAACAACAGCTTTGGCATTGTACTTTTTGAATATCTGTTTTACTTTAATTGCTTGTGCTGTGAAGTTTAATATATTAGGAATTTTAATAATATTTACAACATCAATAGATACAATTCTACTTTTATCAGCACTTCTTCTCACTTTACCAACAACAACAGACGATTGGTTATTTGATGTTTTCTGACTTCGTGCTACGTCAACTCCAAGATAATATTCATCTGTTTCGTTCTTTGATTCTATCACTGCTTCCGTAAGAGTACGACAATTCATCAATCTATTTATATTTACTAATGCTCCATCAGAGCAACCAACCCATTCTTGTTCATAGTTTTGTGCAAAAGCAACAACTGATGAATTTTTCTTTTTTGAAAGTATTTTACTTTTGTTACTACCTCTTCCATACCAACACGGAAGTTGCCAGTTACTTCCAAGAACAATTTTCCCCTTCAAATTTTCCATATCATCAATCATAGTAATACTACGTTGATATTCGTCAGAACCTCTAAATCCTGCTGTTGTGAAAAAATGAATTTGCTGATTTAACTCCATAGGGTCAACGATTGCCAGTTTTCCAACTGTAAGTCTGGGAACTTCAACAACAGGTTCAAGTGCATCTTGAAATAATACATTATTCAATAAAGCTGACTCCTCTATCTTTAAACGTCTACGTCGTTGTCCTTTAGTAGACTGAGCGTTAGCAATAGCATCAATAGTTGAACCATTCTTAAATTCAATAAATGCGTTACCTTTAGAAAACTTGGGGTCATCTTGAAGTTCATTTTTTAATAATGGATATAATTTTGATATTTCATTCCATTTTGCTTTAAGCAAATCAGCAGCGTTCTCTTTTGTCTGTGCCGACAATGCTAATTCAATGTTAGGGAAAAGCATAGCTACAACAACCATTGATAAAACCTCATCAAATGTTTTACCATAACCACGAGAAAATACCCCATACATACTCATAAATCTTACATCACAACGCAAAAAAATTCGTTGATCTAAATGTAGATTTATACCGCCTGTTTCGGGCTTCATTAAGTCCAAAAGTAAATCAGGATAGAATTTTGCCCAACTTATAAAATTATAATAGTTATGAAGATTTTTACCAAAGATACTATCACTATTTTTTTCAAACTCTTTTATTCTCTGCTCATTCATTCGTCATCACCGTTTTTATAATCCTTTGGTAATTTTATAAATGTTTCAACAGAAGGTCTGTTTTTTTTAGAGGTATCATCCGTAAAAATCCCATAGGGGTCTCCATATTGAGATAAATAATCATCTTTCATCTTATCATAAAAAGCATATACATCTTTATATTCGCACAATGGAAGCCCTTTAAGCCTACGGCAATAGTTAATATAACACCAAATAATAAAATCTGGTGCATCATTGGGCTGGTATCTAAATCTTGGTAAGATTTCAACAATATCTACTGCTTGCTCACAAGCTTTGGATATTTCGGAGATACAAGTTACACCACCTTGTAAATCAGCTTGTGTGAGTTGTTTGGGTGTAAGTTTTGCTTTATCGGCAGCTTCTTGTGCTGCTTTGTTCCATTTGTCCGCAGATCCTACGTCCCCTTGTGCAGTGGCTTCCTCTTCTTTTACTTTAAAACGTACATATGTAGCGAGTGCTTCTTCGTGCAAATTTGTTTGTATAGAATAATTTTCTTTGAGTTTGTTGAACTTTTTAACCATTTTTCTATACTGCGTTTTTGTATATCCATCACCAAACAAATCTAAAACATCATCGGTTACTACAAAGTCATCGACTTGCTTTACATACACTTCCTCATTCTTATTAACGGTCTTACTGGTTGTTGTAACTGCCGAAGAAACAGTTTTACCTTGAGATAAAAGATTTATAGAATCGAGAAATCCCAATTTTGAGTATTGCGGTAAAGTTCCTATATTTTTAAAATAACACCCTATAATATCAGTTCTACCTTTTCCAAGTTCAACCGATTTTTGTACTTCTTTTATAGCAGAGTCCAAAGCTTCTGGAACATAAGGCTTATCCATCAACATTAACTTCTGTTTAAACATTTCAACGTTTATAGTTCCATCTGAATTGCAAGACCCTGTTTTAATACAATTTTTACAAATATCGTAAGTTTTACCATCGCTTGAAACAGATGATATTTTGGAGGGCGATGATGAACTCACAACGTAGAATTGTGATAAATTTTTTTCTTTTCCACATTCTCGACATACTTTTTTTCCAACAGGTGCTTTAGCTCGTTTTTTTTGTGGCATTATCCCACCTCCAATTTTTATTAATTTGGTCATCCTTAATTCCTAACACGGAACTTCAGATATTAATAAAAGCACCATTTTGTGATGAATGGTGCTTTGCAGATTTTAGACGGCTTCTGTAACCCCTATATACAACTGCTTTAGGTGCAGTAACCTTTGCGGTTTTTAGTAGTATCCTTCTACAATGGAATAGGTTTATTGTCTCTATTCCAACATTTCGTTTTATATTGTGTGGGTAAATCGCTATGTATTTTAATGTGTCTGCTGTGAGACGAGGTTATCCTTCAAATCCAAACATATCATTTATGACATCTTCATCTTTGTTCTTTAAGTATCCTTGGGTTGTTCCTACGTCTGTATGATGTGCCACTACTCGGACGTGATCTAAATCAAATACCTTATTAGTTCCATCTGGATTTTTAAGCCTTTCATCCTGACCGGTAGATAAACACTCCAAACGAGAATGTCTTATACTATGTGGAAATATATTAACTTCTTCACCACGAATTTCAGACAATATCTTTGAGCATTTTAATATACGATTGTAAAGGGCATCTTTGGTCACTTCCACCTTATTCTTACCGTGTCCGTTAATCCAAAGGCTTTCAATATCATCATCTCCACGTTCTTCAAGATATTGACGTATTAACTCCTTAGTGTCATTTAGATAAACAAGAGGAAATGTCTTACCACGCTTTCCTTTAACGATATTTGTCTTGTTTCCATCAAGTAATCCTGTTTTCTTAACTTGGTATATTTCATTTCTTCTGCCAGCAGAATCATAACTTAAACTCCATAAAACTGCTGTCTGTAAATCACCCATTTCAACAAGCTTATCTCTAACTGCGATAAATTCTTTAAACGTAAAGAAAAAATCGTTATCATTAGTTTTAACTCGTTCCCTCGGAAGACCTTTTACCTTTTTAGCATAATTGACATCATAATTGTATTCATCATCCTCTTCGCAGTAAGTAAGCATACTGTTTACGGTTGCTTTAAGCCTATTTACTCTATTTGCCGACATATTACAATCTTCAGAAAGCCAAATACTCATATTTCTGAAATCTTTTTTGCTCATTTCAAGAATAGATTTATTTTTATGGTGAAGTAATACATAAATTAAAATAAACCTTCCATCTTGAAAATAAGCTTCAATCGTAGAATTAGCTTTCTTTTGCTGTCTATATTCAGCAAGAAAATCTTCAAGTATAGCTTTATTTTCGGGATTTACTTGTTCCCAAAGTTCAGGAGTATAAACCCTATTATAAACACCTCTACTACGAGCCAATTTCATCCCGTCCTTTCCAACTTTTAAATAATTATTTTACTAACAGAGAAAAATAATTCTCACAATTATGTTTACAATAAGACCTTCGCCTTACCTCCATTATCTTCTTCAATTTTCAGCCACCAAGACGATAAGGCTGAACTATAGGTAGCGACCCCATAGTTTCTTACCGTAGATTATTCTCAAAGCTTGTGTGTAATTGGTTATACACAAATTTCACCAGTCATTCAGCATTTGAAATTTTTTTTAATACATTACAAAGAAAAGATTTGTTTTCAATACTGTCATATGGCTACTTTTACCAGCGACTTACCTTATAGCCTGATTTCTCAAGCATCAAAACAGACTGTGTTAATTTGGATTACCTTAGGGACTTTGCGATTCCACTCGTTAGTATAAGGCTTATTCTCCACAGGAGCGTCTATTGCCACAGCGATAAGTTCCGTACCTTTTGAAGCGATAACTCTTAGCACCACGACTAAATTTGAGAATTTTTCTCTTATCTTGCATACTTCCATAATGCAAAGTTGACTTGCTTATAAAACTATCATTCCATAAACATTCATTATAATCGTGTCCCGAAAGGTTGACAACCGTTTTCATCGGGGTTATTGCAAACATAATTCTGATAATTATTTTCTCAGAACCATTATGGTAGGGTAGAGTTTAATGTCATTCCACCCTCGACTGGACAAATAAACTTCACAAACGGTAGTGAAAATGGGAAAAATGCAAGCATCTTTCTTACAAACAAGTTTATTACTGTTTTATATTTTCCATTTTTACCATTTATTTTAAGAGTGTTGGTATCACTTCATATGGATGCGGAAGTTGGCTCTGCCCCAACGACCTCTTACCTATGAAACAAGCGAGATTCTGACTTCTCTATTCCGCAATAAAAAGACAGTGAGCCACTATTGCAACCCACCGTCTCAATATTATTATTTAATTATTCTTCAACAGAGAACACTGTTCCAAGACCATCAAGATAATTATACATATCTGTACTGATATCAGAAGCTACATAATAAAAATCAACTTCGCCACAAAGATATCTCTTTGTTTCATCGCTCCAAGCTTTCTCAACCCAGAGTTCAGGAATATTGTCACGCCAAGAAACATCAATATAATATTCGCCACAATAATCAAAGTCATTATAATCAAGAAGCTGAATATCAATATCGTCAATATTCATCATTGCTTTAATAATAGGCTTTGCGATATCACCCTGTACTACTACAGATACATCAATCTTCTGCTTAACATCGTCAAGTATATCGCCAACTAACATTTCTGTTGCAGGATATGTATTATGAGACTTTATCTTTAACATATAATCACCCCGAATTACTTACTTTCAGCAACTGTATCCTTGAACATCTTACCTGCCTTAAAAGCAGGTACATTCTTCTCTGCTATCTCAATAGGCTTTCCTGTAGAGGGATTTACGCCTGTTCTTGCGGCTCTCTTATGCTTTTCAAAAGAACCAAAACCAACAAAATTAACCTTTTCACCAGCTGCAACACTATCAATAATAGTATCAAGAATTACTGCAAGTACGTCATCAATCTGTGTCTTGGAAAGCTCCGAGTGTTCTCTAACCTTTGTAATAAATTCAGCCTTTGTCATATATTTTATATTCCTTTCAATATCAATAAATTTTAATCTGCCATCAGACTATAAATACACCTGTCAGAACCATCATAAACAATAAAGTTCTGACTTGGCTTTGTTATCTTGCGTAATGAAACGGCGTAATCATCACTTCCACACAAATTACCATTAACAGTAACAAACACATCACAGTCGTTTATATCCTTATAAGAATGTGTATGTCCAAGGTGAATTTCCTTTGGAAGTTTCTTATATACATTTGTAAAATCAGAAATTACAGTAGCAAGTTTATCATTCTGACCGTGTACAACACAAATCAGATCACCATTAATTTCATACGATGCAAAATCAAGACCGTGAGATGTAATGAGAGTTACACGCTTATCAAGTCTAAGCCTGAGAAATTCAGGAATAAGCATCTCGAAATTTTCAGCCGTTGCACAAGCCCGTTTATCAGCGAAGCAGCGTCCGTGGTTTCCCAATGTAGTGATAACCTTAACATTCTCATAATATGGGATAAGCTTATTTATAACCTGTGCAAGAAGTTCTGAAACTCCCACTATCTGAGTGATAATATCAGCTTCTTCAACATTTCTTGACGACATATTTATAATACCGTCCAACATATCACCATTTATTTCAACAATAAGGTCTGTTACACCGTGTTTCTTGCTCTTAACAATAATCTTATCTGCAATGATGTTTGCACGTTCAACAGCAACATCTAAATCATAATAATTCCACTGATTATCTATTAGCTTGCCATAGTGCCAATCTGAAAACTGTGCAATACCATAAACTCTTTCTGATTTTGTACTTGACTTAAAATCATTCAACTTAATAGGTTTTAAATTCTTGATTTCTTCTTTGAGAACGTCTGTGAGTGTTTCAAATCTTGCTTCATCACGCAGAATTTTTCTCTTTTCTCTGAGAATGTCTGCATTTTTGCAACGTTCTTTATATACTTCATTTCTTAAAATTTCAAGACGTTCCTGTTCTTCAGTAGAACAACCCTCGGCAATCTTATTGATGAAATACTTATATACAGCATACCCACCATAGCGACCACCAGTAAATGATTTTCTAAGTACATCTGGGTGAGTATTAGTATTTAACTCATCAACCATATCCACCCAAGTTTTATTATTCAGAGGATTATCTACCTTGTCTACAAGATATTCAAGTTCCTCTTCGTATGTAGAAAAATTTATATTAAGTCCTCCCTTTACAGTTCCTCACCATAAGAAACTGAAATCTTAACATCGGGCTTGCCTACAAAATCCTTAATAAAGTCAGCAAGTACAACAGGTTCTTCCATATCTTCTACCTCGATAGTAATTATACCGTCATCAGTAGAAATAAGACCCTTTACGTCGCAACTATATTTTCTGTTAATTTTTGAAGCCGTTATAAATATCTCCTTGCATTATTCTAATTCATCTGCATAGTTACTTATCCAACCACGATAATTATGCGTGAGCTGACACACAGCACACCTTTCATCTTTTGTAAAATGATTAAGATAACGTACAAACCCACTGTTCTGAGGGTTACTATATAAATCAATCTGTCCTGAATGACCTATAACAACCACCTTGCAATTATCGTGTATTCTTGTAAGCACCTTTTTCAATTCATCAGTATAGTAATTCTGTGCTTCGTCAACAATGACGATTTTATTTTCAAAATTACAACCACGCAAAAACGTGTGTGTCATACATTCTATATATGCTGTACCGTTCTTTTCATTCATTATATCTGAATACATAGCTGTATTTAGATTTACACCTATCTTTTCCAAAGCTTGATAAAAAGGCTCAAAATAGGGTTCACTTTTCTCTTCAATAGAACCCTTGAGAAAGCCCTGTTTCTGTTCTTGTGTAGGAGCAGCAATAAATACAATGCCATCATACCTTCCAAATTTAACAAGAAGGTCTGCTGTTGCAGTTGCTATTGTTGTTTTACCCGTTCCTGCTTTTGCATTACAAAATACTATAAGTTTATCTTTGTTCCAAATAGCATCTCTAAACGCCTTTTGCTCATCATCAAACTTTAATCCAAAGAAAGGATTATTTTCTAATGTTTCCGGTGGATTATCATATGTAATAGAAATTGATTTTCTTCCCATATTAAAGCACCTCGTCCAAGGAACAATCTACACCAATAATATAGTCAGTAAAACCATATTTCTTTGCTTCATCAGCATAAGTGTAAAATTCTACACGATAATTTTCGTCATATTCCTTTTCAGTAAGGTTACTGTGTTCAAGAACATATTCCTTAATTCTCTGCTCACGTTTTTCTTGAAATTTAAGCTGGTCTTTACACTTTGCAGAGCTATTCCACACAAAATTCTGTCCATCGTGAAGAAGAAAAGTTGCATTTGGCATAGCATAACGTTTATGTCCTGCAAGACCAATAAGAAATCCCATACTATACTGGTATGCAAGGTTTATCGTATACACTGGAGTTTTACTGTTTGAAATAGCATCTATAATTCCAAACCCATCTATAACAGAGCCTCCGACAGATGTACAATACAGAAAAATAGGCTTTCTATCAGCTACACCAATATCCTTATCTTCAACATTGAATCTCAAAATTTCATAAATTACATCGTGAGCTGAGATAGCTTCGATTTCATCATTGAGATAGATTTTTCTCTCCGAGTGTGAACTCATATCAAGCAAGTCCATATATTCACAATTTACAGTGAGATTTGCATTTTCCAGAGGCTTCTTAACGTCAACCATATTAAATTTTTCCTTAAAATAAGTTACTGTCATCCGACAGCCCTATGTTTTCACATAGGATATTTGAATTTTGTTACTGTCCCACAACCCTACCTACCATAGAAAAGGAAATAGAAATATATTTTAGGAGGTATATATTTATGAAGAAAGAGTTTGTAAAAGGAGATGAACCACAGTGGCTTGTGGATATAGCAGGTATGGTTCTGGGACAGTAGGGATAGTTAGTTACTCAGTAATTGACCTTACATCAGTATTTCTGAGCTTCGCCAAAGCAATAAGATTTCTCTTTTCTTCAACAAGATAATACTTTCCACGACCTGATTTAGTTCTAAGAGTCTTGTGGATTTCTACATTAGGAAGTATTTTTCTGAGTTCCTGCGCTTCGGCTTTTGAAATTGCGATCAAATTTTTAACCACCATTCATAATAAATTTTTGTTTAATTTGTCAATTTACATTTGACTTATTGTGTGATATAGTATATACTAGGGGGTTAATTTAAAACTATATCATATCATATATTAACAATAATAGAAATCACCCACAAACCACATAGATACGTCATTTGTGGGTGATTTCTATATTAAATAAAAATACGGAAATTACTTCTTTTTTCTCTTTCTATCGTATTCCTTCACATATTTATCTTGACATTCATTACACCTCTTCTTATTTTTTACTATACCGTCAACTTCAAACTCAGTACCACAATCACAACAAACAATGGTTTTTATATTCTTTTTCTCATATCCTTGACATTTATCACAATATATCTGATGATTAGATTTCTTATAAAACACATTGCCACACTTATTGCATTTGCTAATTCTCTTATTACCGTTATACCATTCAAACCAATATCCAATATTATTATAATTAGTTATCTCGAACGCAACCTCACCAGCATTATCGTCATAATCAATCTGTTCTATAAAGTTCATTCTGATACATCCACGGCTATAAAGCTGTAAATAACCCCTCTTAGCAAGTTTTGAAATGAGGTCTATATTTATATCTACCTTACTCGAAATATTACTTATTTTCTTCAGGTTAGAATATCTTAATGTTCCACCTTTAAAATAAATGTTATCATAAGGTTCATCTGGTTTCTTGATTTCAAAGTATTCTTTATTAAGTTTATAGATTATAAGCAATGTAAACAACAGTTTCTTTTCATCAAGAGTCAGTTCTGCACTATTGAAATAATTAATCTCACACTTTAGAACAGGAACACTTTCTATTGTTATTAATTGATTTTTCTTACAAGTAGAATAATCTATCGCCTTATTAACCACCTTGTAGTATCTCATTCTGTGATAATCTTTGATATATTTCTTACAAATATTATGTAGTTCATTCTTTCTATCTTCCTTTTTTCTTATATCAAGAATATCACGAAGATAAAGTGCCACAAGTTTAATTTCTGTGTTAAAATACTTTTTAGAAAATCCGTGTTTAATTATATTTTCAGCATAATCTAAGTCTTTATATTTAAACTCATTCATACTTCAACCTCCTGCACAGAATAGTTTTCACCCAAATATGTAACATTGCCGTTTTTATCAGGCATCGGAAACATCACTGTAGTTTTGTTCATTCTAAGTTTTTCATAAATATATCTACCTATTAACTCCCACATAACATCTTTACTTTTTTGAGGATTATTTATATAAAAATAATCAATTACATAATTAAACGCACCACATACGCTTCCGACAGAAGCTATAATATCATATGTATACTTTGAAAAATCAAATATGCCACGTTTATCCTTTTCTTTTTCTGCATTCTCAAACTGTAACTCTCTATAAAAAAGTAAACATTCATCAATAATTCCTGATACTTTTTCATAATCAGAATTATTATATTCAATATCGTATTTTAAATCTAATACAGCGTTATCAGAACTTTCTTCTTTGATTTTTTTTGAAATTTCAAAGTTGACACCCTCTATATATCTACAAAGTAAATTCATTGGATTATCGCTCATTGTAACAGGCATATACTTATAATAATTATCTAAGAAAGCCATCTGCTCTGGAGTCTTTTGGCTTAAATCAATTAAAGACTTTAAGGACATACCAAAACGCTGCTTGCAAGCTGTTTCATTGCTGTCAACATATTTATCATACTTCTTTTTACAATCAGGGTATCTGTATCTAAAGAAATATGGATATTTGTCAAGAAGAATACTGTTATAAAACCTTATCTTTTCTATATCTTCTGCCGTATAGTTGTTCTTTTCGATCGTTTTATCGTCAGTTTTACGATATTCAACCCATAATTTTGGAATGCCTTTAACCTCTCGTCCCAGTTTAGCCTTATCAATCTGTGCAGACTGTGCCTTACAACACTGAATAAGTCTTGAATAGGTAATTCGCCACATATCATTATCTTTACCATATTTATCTTCAATTTCTTTAAGTAAAGCGTAAGCATTACTACTCTTATTTGTTATTTGACCAATAATTGAACCAAAACCAAACTTGTCGGCATTCTGAACATCTTCTTTTGTAAAAATTTTCTTTTCAGGCTTTGGAGCATCATACGTCATTGTTAATTCATTTCTGTAAACACCCTTAATAATTGTGGGGTCAGACGTTGTTGCTAAAATATCAAGGTCAAAATCTGCACCCCCGAAATTCTGCACTGTATGACCAAACCAATTTATTATAATGCCGGTTTTGCAATACCTGTACCATTTCTCGGTTTCAACATTCTTTTTTAAATTCATAACAACGTGTTCCGATCTGAAAGTGAGGGGAGACCTCATACCGTCTACCTGTGTTACATTACGCTCATTCCAATAGTTTGAATAAAATTCATCTTTATCAAGCAATCCAGTGGGTTCAATACCACAAACGTGTTGCATATAAGCATATGGATCAGATACTAAAGTCTGAAAATTACCCTTGACATAAATATCGCCCATACAGCCCTTTTTTATTTTATTCTTTATCAAATCCCTTATTTTTGTACGAATAAACCTATCATTCTTCAAATCGGGATTTACCACAAGTGACTTCAACCAATAATTATCACTACTTCTCAAAAAATTGTTTATGCTTTCTTCTGTATTATTTATTCCAAGCAAAAATAGCAACATATATTCAAAGTTATCATATGAAACACCCGTTATCCAGTCAACAAAAGGCTTGCATAGTTCCTTTATGTCAGTTTCGTTCAAGTTCAAAGTCTGTAAGAACTGGTAATTCATCTTTAGAATGTTTTTACACTCTTTGGGTGCATACTGAGGAATACCCCATTTCAAACCGTTTTTGTGGCATTTTTCAAGGTAATCATCAACACCATCATAACAATTCCAAAGCTTAAACTGCGATTCAGAAATAATAATGTCGTAATCTCGAAGATCAGCTTTTATATAACTTCCGTTTTCATCTTTGTAAATCGTATCTACTATGTAATTGCCACCGTTTATTTCTTCACAAAATTCGTGAATGGGGAACGTACAAAGCATACCCTTTATAAAGCTTTGCCTTAATCCAAATTGTGAGGGTATATAATCTAATCCTAACTCATCAGCCCATTTCTTAGCCTGTCTTGGAGATATAAGTCCCATTCCGTCAGTTCTATTAAAAGTCTGTGTAACGGTCTTATCTTCTACTAAATCATCGGTGTTTCCTGCTATCTCAGTTACAAAATGTACGTCAAAGGTATCGGCATTTTCAAAATCTTTAACTACAATAAACTTTGGTTCACTTACAACCTGAGTCGCAGAGCTGCTAAGTCCAAAATAGGCATTATATTTACTTGCAGCGAGAGGAATATTCTTATTTCTGTCATTATCAAGTCTGTAAATTACTTCATCAATAATATCATCTGGACAAACCACAATAGTTGATTTACGAGCTTGTCCAGCAGAACAACTCAACCTGTGATAAACCTTACCGTTTATTTCAACGCCATTTTCACAAATATAATCATAATCTTTTGTGCTTTCCATAACGATAGTTACATAATCTTTTACATATAGCATATCGTCTATTTCAGATTGCACTTCGTTTCTGTTAGTAACAATCTTTTCAATGTCATCTTTTCCAAGAGATTTTGAATTTGAAAGCTTTTTATCATAAATTTCTCTTTCTGTATATGATTCTTCAACCTTATCAAAATCAATAATCTGTCCACGGACTTCTCTTATTGTACGAAGCATCTGACTATCAGCCAACGCAATTACACATTTTAATTTTTTAGCTTCGTCAAATTCCATATTAATTTTATACCCAAATTCCTTCAGAAGCGAAGATTTAAATTTCAGTGTATATATCTGTCTCATGTGTTATTATCTCCTTTTACTGTATTTTATCGCTATTCCTTCATGAAGCTTTCCTGAGAAATAATTTTTTATTGTTAAAATTAAATTATTATCACTATATTTAAGAATATCAACATTGATAAACCTTGAAGATTTTTGCCAATAATAACTATTCCTACGATATGATGATTCACGTTTAACCTTACGATTATATTTTTCTGTTATGCAAATGTCAATAGTATCTTCTTTGATAAACATAGTAAATGGCTGTGTAATATCGCTTGAAAAATTTATCATTACAAGATACGGAGAATCCCAGCTACCACGTTTTACTGTTATTACACAATTATGTTGTACTTTTTTATACCATTTTGGAATAGTATTACAAATATCAAATATAGTGTTAATATATTCTTCTCTTTTTAATCTTGCTTCATATTTTTTATGTAATTCTATATCTTCGCTAATATATGTAACCATAGCGTTATCTGTAAATACAATTCTATTCTTAAATGTTATATTTTCAAGCTTTACAGAACGAAAAAAACTATTTTTAACATATCCATAAGGAAGCAGATCGCATTGTAAAAGGTCATAAATTTCAGTAAAAGTATTATTTTCATAATCAAACATACCATTCATAATTTTTTCCATATGTTTTCTACCAGTGCCATATTTTTCTTTGCCACAAATCCAGATATCTTTAATATCTGCGGCTTTATACAGTTTATGACGTTCTATTTGTTCTGTTGCAATAGGATTACATTGAAATTCGATAACCCACTTTTGACCACCATATTCAAACATAACGTCAGGTCTTTGTTTGGTTTCAGTAATCCACGCTTCTAATACAGCGTTACTAACTCCGTCTTGTGACTTAATCCAGTTATATAAAGCAATTTTACCTTTAATATGTTCTTCAGTTTCAGGCTCAGAATATAAATAATCACATTCAAATTTATCCTTATGTCTAAAATACGGCGTGTTTATTTGACCGTGGCAGTATTCATAATCTTTTCCACAAACTGGACATTTGATTATATTTTTACTTGCCCAAGTCTTTAATTCTTCCTTAGAATACTTACCGTCATAACAATTAATTGTATTATTACCAATTTTTGCCGTTATCATCTTATCATCTCCTCAAATTTAATAAAAATCTGTTTTCATACATTTGTATTTTCAATTCTCTTTTTAGCAATCTCAAAATATGTATTATCCAATTCAATACCGATAAATTTACGATTAAGGTTCTTACAAGCTACACCCGTGCTACCACTGCCCATACAATTATCAAGAACAGTTTCATTTTCGTTTGTGTAAGTTTTGATTAGATATTCAAGTAACTCCACAGGTTTTTGAGTTGGATGCAGCTTTCCTTTATGTGCAGCATTAGAAAATTCAAGTATATTTGTGGGATAGTAAAGATTATTAAAAGTTTTTAAATTTTTAAATTTGCCATACACCATATCGCCATTGCCTTCACGATGATTATAAGCACCTTTATTTCTGGGCTTTCCACGTTCAACCATTATTGGATAATATACGGGTTTCCCATTAGAAAAAATACTAATTATTTCAGTACGTTTTAACGGTCTTATTTTAGCGTTTAAAAATCCATTAGTTGATTTTTTATCCCAGATCCAATCATATTTCCATTTTTTATATTACTTATACGTAAATAAGTCGAAAATGGCTCATTTCCAAACAAACAGATAACTCCATTATCTTTGATAATACGATTATATTGTTCCCACAAAGGCTCAAAAGGAATTACAGTATCCCACTTGCAAGCAGTCGTTCCATAAGGTAAGTCGCATAAAATCATATCTATCGACTTATCAGGTATATCTTTCATAAGTTCAAGACAGTCACCATGCCAAAGTTCTATATCATTCATATTTTGTCACCATCCTTGCTACTCTGTATCAGTCCCCACAGATCTTCCAATGTCTTAGAAGGTACAACATTGCCATCTCCATCAGCTACTCCTACATCTTCTTTGGTTCCCCATTCTTTCTCATATATGTACCACTCTATCCAGCCTTCATTATCGCCAACAATATCTGCAATAACTTTTATAATGGGGAACAATGATGTGTTATCAATAAATTTATCACTAACGTCTCCAAATAACTCATTGAGTTTGTCATATATACTCTCCAATGAGTAGTATCTTTCCTTTATAACAGTCATAAGTTTTATAAATTGCTCTTTATTCATTTTTATTATCTCCTTTGTTTAGTCTAACAGCAAAACAACCATCGTTACTATTATATGTAAAATCAATATCTTCAAATTTCATAACTTCCTGTATCTGTGATAAGTGAAATAAATAAGCAGTCTTACCTTTCCTAATCTCAGATAGTGTATCGTTTATCATATTGACATAATATTTATCTAACGTATCACCATCACAAGTCATCCTATGTCTATCATTAATAGGTCTTCTCATAAGTCTCTTGTCGTGTGATTTGCCAGTATTCATACGAAGGTTGAACGAGATACTACTCATAACTTCACTCATATTCTCGGGAAAGTAATTTGTGCAACAGTAGGAAAGACCCCTACTGCTACAATTACTAAATCCGCAAGTAGAACAATCGTAATGTAACCCTACGGAAGCAAATTCCTTGGCAAAGTTCATACTATACCACCTGCTTCCATAGTGCCAGTTTCCACAAGTTGATTTACAGCCTTGGTAAAATCACGTCTAATATCATCAAACTTGGTTACAAGGTTCTTCTTACTCTTACAATGTCTGCGTGTCATCAGAGCCTTCCAACTTCTATCGGAACGCATAACCTTATAAACTCTTCTATATGTATAGGCGTTGTTTACAGATGTGTCGTGATACAGATCAACAAGTGGTTTTATAATTTCTTCTACTGTAAGAGTAGAATAGTCTATGATTGAATTTGTCGTGTTAATGTTATTATTTACTTCTGATTTTACAATCGAAGTATCTGAGGTAGTAGTATTCATTTCCAAGAGTTTATTAGCACTATCCATAAACATTCTTATATACTCATCAACATCTGCCACAGCATCAATAGTTGAAACACTATCTACCTTATACTTATTACAAAATCTATTCATAGCATAAGACTGATTGAAACCTCTCAGAACCATATCATCATAAATTACTTTATATGTATCAGCTATCGGCAGACCAAGAATATTAGATATTGTTTTTATAAGAGGTGTTGCAATGCTGTTCTTCCACAGGTAATAATTGCACTGTGTGGGAGTAACTAAAGATTTTATCTCCGCAACCTCCTGTCTGAGACTGGTTATCTCAGCAAATAACTCTGCGTTATTATTTGTAACACCATAACCACCAGTTTTACGAATAGAGGGAAGAATTTCAGATGTTACCCAGTGTTTAAATTCTTTAGCTCTTGGAAGTTTGCTTGACAAGATAAGACTATAAAGACCTGACTCATTGATAATGATGGTTTCCTTATCCTGATTACCATCAAAGATCATAACCTTATGTCTGTCCTCTTCATCTACATGACGGTTAATATCTCGACTACCGTTTTGGTACCCGAGCTTGTTAGCCACGTCCTTCCCCACAAACCAAGGTTCTTCATCAATCATCATTGTTCTAATCTGACCAAAATTGGGGTTATTGAATAATACTATTTCTGTAGTATTTGAGCCTGCTGTATTTACTGTTACTACTGAATTTTCAGTCATTTTTATTATCTCCTTTTTCACATTACATATAGTATCGCCACTTAACTCATTACATCTCACTCAGAACCACATCGTCCATATCCTCTGAGCCAAGCCCCGTTTCAATAAATATGTTTCGAGCTGTCAGCAGAATATAAGCATATAATTCTGAACTAATCTGAACTGATTTCAGCCACTTTAACTTTAATAGTATAATTTCACTTATAAAGGCGCAAAGTATCTGTATCGTGTGCAGAGTTGAGTATTTTAGTATCGAGTATCGTATTAATAATTTTCTATTTTAGATAGAATTTCATCAAGCCTATTATTGATGTTATTCATATAACCAACAATATCATCAATAGTGTCAAGACTACCATCGGACACCTTTTCTCTGATCATAATCTTACGACAACCTCTGATAAGAGCTTCAATAGAAGAATAGTAACCAATAATATCCTCATAGTCTATTATCTCACCAGTAGGCTTCCTTGTTTTACGGTCAATCTTTTCACGCTTACCACACTCTATAAGAATATACTGATCTGAATCAGCCGTAAAATAGAAATTATCTGTAATTTTAATTTTATTTGCCATTTTTAACATCTCCTTTAATATGTGTATTTTAATTTTGAGCCTTCTCTGCTCCTAAGTATAGTATATACTGAAAATTTTAGTCTGTCAAGTAATTTTCACAATAAATCTTATTATTTGCTTATTATTTAGCAGGAGCAATTACAGAGGCAAACTCTTCAACTCCGTATCTCTGTTTAAGTTCTTCCAGCAAAGCCTTAATGTTATTCTCAGCTTGGTCATTGGGAAGTACATATATATTAGGGACATTCCTTGGTTCACCGTCTATGTAACAACTGCCTGTAGTATATTTGATGAATAGGTTATTCAGCACTTTTATCATCGTTCTTCTTAGGGTTTACCTCTAATTCCTCAAAACGAATATTCAAAAGATAATCAGTTAATGCTATTTGAATCTCCACGTAATCAGACTTATACATAAATGGTTCTCTCTCAAAAGGATTATATTTACCCCATTCACCGTTTTCTTCTGCTTCAGCCTTATCACACTCATATTCAAAGAACCTTGCCTCAGCTTCTTTATATTTCTTTTCTGCCTGTGTATTAAGACATTTAATTATCTCTTCATTGAGCCGAGTTCTTTTGTCTTCAATAGAAAGCTTTTTTATCTCTTCTTCTTTAAGTGGTATTTGTTTAGCAATATCATCAATGTAAACAACTCTGAGCTGGGGATAACACTTTTCCCACCCATACTCTTCCTTGACATATTTATTAAACTTTTCATAAAAATCGTCACATTTATAACGGAGCATTATCTCTGTCATATTATCATATCCCATTTCCTTGATGATTTTATTTTTTGCTTCAAGTATTATCTTATCTTCATAAGCATTTGACTCTCTATAATTAAGATACTGAGAATCTTCATCATCGTCATACTCAGCTATAATATTGACTTTCTTATAATCAATAAGGAATCTATTTTTCATACTCCTAAGAGCTGAATAAAGTATCCTGTTAAGCTTCTGTTCTGCTCTGAAATAAAAGTTGTTTATATCAAAATTAGAAACCTTGGGGGTATTTGTAAAAGCAAATTTATCCTCATTATTCATAATAGTCTGTCTTAATATCTCATTTGCCTTAGCAGAACCCATTCTGTTTCTAATATCATAACGGTCATTAGTCATACCGAGAATACGATACATTTCCTTGTTACCCAATGTTACTTTGTAATCAACCTGTTTTGAAAGAAACTCCAAAAGTAACAATTCTATGTACTTCACATAAAGACCTTCTCTGCGTTTACGAGCATCATCCGTAGGGAATGGCTCATCGTATATCTCATCAATAACAAATTTCTGTCCTTCCTTATGAAACTCAAAATATCTTTTCCAACGATTAATCTGTGCTTTTTTTGAATTTCCTGTACACTCCTCTTCTCCAATGAGTTGACACATAATTTTATAATTCTTTATAGTATTATCTTCTTTTTCTTCTACATTGTTTTTTATATATTCTTTGAATTTAGTAATATCCAAAGTATTCTTATTATAATCTGTATATACCATTTTATATCTACCTCACTTTTGTCTGTTAAATTTGTACAAACCCGTTAGTCTATACTTAACTTATTACTTTGTGAAACTTATAAGTATAAAAATTGTCCAATTATATGTTTTATATATACTATAATATACTATTATCTTAAATTTGGACAATTTTTATTATTCGTTTTTATCATCTCCTTTATTATTAGTAAAAGTTATAATTCGCCCTTTTTTCTTTTGCTACTTTTCTTTTTTGGGCGATAGTCGGCTATTTCACATAGTTTTATGAGGCTTTGCGTAGCAAAGACCATAAAACGTGAAATGGACGAGTTTGTCAGCAAAAAAGAAAAGTAGATTTTTAAATCTTATCACTTACTTATAATATGTTTACAATACTATTATATCACATTCCACAAAAATGTCAAGTGTTATTTTGGTTAAATTTTATCTTTTACTTAAATACGGTGCATACTGCATACTATGACCTGTAACTTATAAAAGTTTATAAATTTTTCATAAGAACACAAGAAAACAATTTGTAATTTTTATGATCTTCGATTTATTTCTATGGATTTATGATGTTTACTTGATTTGAGATACTTCTGATGTATTAAATATAGGTTTGATCTTTGATACTTTTGATTGATTTTTATAGTATTCGGAGAAAGCATAGATTTTATCGGCATTTGAGCGATTTAGATTTTGTGTTAGTTTTTTGAAGTGTTTAAGGTATGGTCTGAGGTGAATGAGTTGTATTTTTGGATTTGAGTGCAAATGAAGTATTATGGTGTGAAGTATTATAGTATTATTTTTTAATTTCTTGAGATGCTTGTATTAGGCTCTGTGATTAGATTTGAGAGCTGTTTGTGTGGGTAGAGCAATTTGCTGTTTGAGATGGTAAAGTGAGCGTAAAGTGTTCTGTGGTTTGTCTGAAAGTACAGTATTGGTATGGATTTTGAGTTCTTAAGATAGATGTGTTTTGAGGTTGTTATTGTTGGTCTGTAAGTGAGATAAATAGGGGAGTCTGCCGAAGAATAGCATCGAATGATTTTGGGGATATTTTTGGAGTATTTTTTTATTTTTTTGATTATGAGAATGGAATATGAGAATATGGGTGAGTGTCAATTTGGATTTTTAGACGTGTGAATTGAGTGGAACCACTATAGGACTATAAGCAAATATTAACAAAATTTTAAATGTAAACACACCCGGCTGTACTGCCGATTCTATGTTATTTTTCCCCCAAACACAACATAGTCAGAAATATTTTAGAAATATTTTTATCAACATTTCTTAATGAAATTTGGAGCTGATTTTTAGTAACATTTCTTGAAATTACTATTAAATATTGGTTATTGGCAGTATCAAAAATAATGACCAACGGTCATTTTTAAATAATGACTAATAGTCATTATTAGTGGTTCGTTAACATTGCTAATTATTTAACACTGTTAACTAATTAAAACCAAATCAAAGCATAATCAAGCAAACCAAAGAAAACAAGAGAAAATAGAAGCATATACAAGATATTTTAAAAATATCCTACAATTCTATTATCTCTATCATTCTATTTACAATCTATAATCTTCAGTGGTATCACAGCATCCGGCACAATACATTTAAGTATAAAATTATGCTCATATGCTCATCGGGTAAGCTCTTCAGGCTCTCCCAAACTAACACAAAAATTCTATCGGCAAAAAACACACCTAACCAATCGACGCCCAATAAAATATTGCCGATAATATTTTTGACTATAATATCAAACCTCTAATAATATTTACGCTTCCAATTCTCCCAGATTCTCACCCAATCACCCAATCATAAATAATAACACGTCATATAAACAAATATACACACTCTACAGCAACGTTATAAACAATAGTATAATTATACTACTGCATATAATAAGTGGCTGTATGGGCGTGTATGGTGTGTTATAGTGATATGTTATCGGTTGTATTCCTCTGTTGGTATATCATTATTTATAATGTACAACGCTGCATTTATAAATAATGATTGTTTGCTTATATTCATATCGTTACAATATTTTTCAATAATTTCATAATCTTTCGGCTTTATGCGTAACGCTGCATTTCTGTAGTTTTCTTTATTATACTTATTGTTATAATCTGATTTGTTATACATTTTGTATCATTCCTAACTATAATATTTTGTGCATTTTTATATATAACTTTTCTGAATTTGCGATTATAATTTTTAAATTTGTGCAATATCACAACAAATATGCTTTATATACGGTATATTCAACTGATTATACGCTATTTTATGCTTATATTTTGTTGTCATTTTGCACAATTTACGTCATAATACACAAAGCGACTTGCTTTACACCTGCGTTAATGTGTGCTATAATATAATTACAGTAAAGGAAAGAACAAAAACGAAAAGAAAATCCCTTGACTGTAAAATAAAAATCCGATATAATATAAGTACCAATTATATTATAAAAGGTGGTGACAAGGTGGTGTATGAAATGACTGGAAGAGAAGTTGTTAATCTGATTGATAAGCTCAGATCTGAAGGACTTGACGATACAAAGATAATTGAAATTATCAAGTACGTTGAGTTAAACGACCCTAAAAACAACACATCGACTAAATCAGATAATAACTAATCATAACACAAAATCCCGAAAAAGTCAAGCCCATAAAACGGCTTGACAAAATCGGGAGCTAAAAAATATAATAAATCAAAAGGAAGTTATAATAATATGAATACAATCAAAGTAACATTTATGCAGGTTCTCAAATTCAGACTTTCCGAATTTTTTAGGAAATCGCATAAAAAGCAGGCTGCAAAAACCTGCACAATGGAAAGCATATAAATATAATCTAGTGGCTTCAGCGGTTGAGCCTATAAATCAGCCGTCAATATCATGACAAAAAGGTAAATCCCTTCAAGCCGTGCCAAAGATAAGCAAATAATAATTATGGAGGTTAAATATTATGTATAATACATCAAAGAAAATTACAAATAAGGAAGCTAAAAACATAGTTGCCAATAAGTCTATAATTTGGGTTGATGATTCAGACATCGGAGCATATACCAATGACACAAATTACTATAATTCTGGAGTTTATGGCTGGAATTACTCAATCGCATATAATACACGCCTTGACAAATGGATCATATGCGGTTATAGAATCCCTAACAGCATTTTAGCGGCAGCTTCAGAAGTTATCAAGATGAGCCAAAAAGAAGCGTTTATAAACGGTTAAATAAACATTTTTCAAGCCGTCAAACACAAGTAAATAATAAAATCTGTTTGACGGCTTCATAAAGTGCTTATTCTATCATATCCTAGCACTAAAAAATTATATGGAGGTGTGAAAATGAAATATCACAAGATCAGAAATATCCCGCTGAACGTTTGCACGGCTGAAGCAAAAATCGCATATAATCTTGCGTTTACATACGCAACAGATTACAGAAACACATATAAGAAGAATGCTTCCCGTGTTTCAGAAAGCGCCATATCCGACTTCATTCATGAAGCTGTTAATTGGTGTATGAAAATGTGGAAGGATGGAGAACCCTATCAGACTACACCTAACAAATACAATATTGACTTAATTTTCTGTTGCTTAAATGCCGGAATGGAAAATTATTTCAAAGGCGATTACGCTATTCTTTCGAGTTATGAGGAAATCGGAAGAACATTTCCGTCACGGTATCTTTGATAAAACGTGTATTTGATAGGAGGATTTTTTGATGAGAATAACATTAATTTATATTGGAAATGACAGTTACAACAGACCCGTTTATAAAAACGAAAACGGAAAGTTATTTGTTGATGTTGATCCCCGTAAAGATCATGCGCCAAAAATATGCACAAAATATCAAAATTTCGATGGCGAACCTGATACACCGATAGACTGTATAACTGCATATAGCAATGCAGAAATTGAATTTATACCCAAACGCATTACATGGTAATTCAACCACATCAACACCAGCGGAACGCCTGAACGCTTCCGCTGGAATATCTCCCGATTATCTGCATGAGGATATGAGGGAGTCCAAAACGCTACAAGCGGAATAATACATATTATGGAGGTTATAAGACTATGATTATTAAGAACACATACGGCGAGGAATTTAACGTTATCCCGTCAAGCTATGATGAGAACAAAAACAAGTACAGATTAAACAGTATTTTTGCTGCTGGAATGTGCTACTATTTTTCGGAATGGTTAAACGATCACGACATTGCAGAGGATACAACAGAGGACGTTATTAATAATACATCTGGAATCCGTGATGGATGCAGGCTTGACATACACGACAATTATTACCTTGATTATGACGATAAGCGTTATCAGATTAGTTATATATGGGCATTGGAAAATGGTATAATTTACGCTGCCGTATATGATTCAACAGAAGATCATTATATCGGCGATGTTGAAATTAAGGCGTGAGGAGGTTTAACACTATGAACAAAACGCAAATAAAAGAGCTTCAAGGAGCTATTGCACAAATGAGCGCAACAGACAAAATAAAAGACACATTCACTATTAAAGATAATTTTGCGTACTTTACGCCAGAAGGTCATAAAGGATACAAGATAAATGTCAATGTTCTGTCGGAGATTGTAGAGGAAATTCCCAAAAGTAATTACAGCCGTTTAATTCCTGATATATTCAATACAACAGCGACTTATGGAATAAATCAGATAAATATAAATCAGTCTGATTTATTGCAGCTTGCAAGACAGCACAAAAGGGAAAATTCAAAAACGCCGTTTATTTTTGAATATCACGGGAAAAATTACGGTTTTCAGTCCAGATACATAATTGATGCTTTAAAAGCTTTAGGCACAAAAAGCAAGACATACATAACCAATGAAAAATATTCAAAGCTGTACATAGAATCGGAGATAGGTGCTATAGTTATATTGCCTATGAGGTTAAACGTAAACAGCACTATAAAAGCCGATTATACGGAATGAAATAATTGTTTGATGAGGAGGATACAATAATGAGCAAAGCGGAAAAAGCAATAGAAAAAGCCTATAAGGCTAAATGTAAACTCGCAACAGCATACAACGTTGAAATAACTTCTATAGTCTGGATGGGTGACAACAAGTTTATTATTGTTGATAATGGAAAAGAAATTGAAGTCAATGCGGAATAAAACAATACTTTGATGACTTTGATAAAAGGAGGAAAAATTCAATGTTCATAATAGTTTTAATGCTCTATCTTTTCGCAGGCGTATGTGAAGATATATGGCTTCAGATCAAAAAATAATACGGAGGAAAAAATAAAATGAGAACAAAAGTAAGAACAACAAAACGGAATATAAATATTATAAACCTTGTAAGCACTGTAATATTATTGTATATCCTCGGAAGTTTTTTCGAGGTTAATATACATAATAAACTTGATGCTGATCCATTGGAAAATCCATATAACGCTTTTAGCCTGTTAAGTCAGGCTATGAGCGAATAAACAAGTTAAACAAGTTGGAGGAAATTACTATGAAAAATTACACTGTTGAAGTAAAGGTTAACAAGAATTTTTATAATGAACCGGATTATAACATTTGGGATTCTGATGCCTACCCTGAAGTGGATGCAGATACTGCGGAAGAAGCCATTTCAATGGCTATTGATAATTATCAGGATTCAATGATTTCAGATGACACTGTGGAAGATGTGGAAGATATTGACTGCGAGAATGATACAGTATATTATACTGAAAATGGGATTCCTTGTAGAGTGATGTTTAGAGCTATAGAAAGGGAAAAGGTGGTTTGATATGATTAACACATCGGAATTTTCAACTATTCTTACTGGATTATTCAGTGGGAATAGAGGAGAGGCACAACAAGCTGCGGAGATCATCCGATATGACAATACATTTAGTCTAGAAGAATACGACAGAAGAAAACAGGATCGTTTAAATTATGAGGCGATGAAATTCAGCAAAAGCCTTGATTATCACTTTATAAAGTGATATAATTAAATGTAGTAGTGTATGGATAAAATCACGATTTTGTAGGAGGAATAGCAATGGAAATTCTTGAGGGCTTACAGCGTTTACAGGTAATAAAAGACTTTAAGCGGGATAAATTTGCAATAAACAATAACGCTAAAGACATCAATAAGTAAACGAAAATACATTGTAGGAGGAAATATTGTGAATAAATCAGAAATGGAAAAGAAGCTTGTGGAATATTTAGACGAAAGATATTCTTTAACGCTTGATATCAATGAGTCTATGTCTGTAAGAAGTGCAAATATGATATTTTACAACGGAGCGTGTACTGCCATTGCTCAAATCGGCAGCTGGGAACGCAAAGAAAACGGAAAACACATTGTAAAACTGAATTGAGATAAAGATACATTTTATAGGAGGAATTTATTATGACTATACAGGACTTTATGGAATTGCTTATTGACGGAGATTCACAACACTTCAATGTCTATGACAACGAAAAGGAGGAAATTATATTTGACGGATCTGGAAGTGAAATACCCGATGAATTTCTGGATGAGGAAGTTTCTTCTATGGATAATGTTTATGGTGATAACGATATTATTACGTTAAACATCAATTAAACTTGGAGCGTTTGACATGGAGAAATTAATGTAAAGAGTATGAAATAAGCTATTCCGCAAGCGGAAGCACACAACTTCCGCATATGCTCCAAAGTCTGCATGATGACAGAGAAGCAACCAAACAATACATAAACACAAAACCGAAGGCACTAACAGGAGGAATTTATTATGAAAACAAAACAGGAACTTTTACAGATGCTTTTTTTCAAAGCTGGCTGAACTTCAAGACTTGAACAAAAAAGGGTTTACCACTAAAACGGTTTGGGAAACAGCAAATCTTACTGCTAAACTTCAGGCAGAAATTACTTTACTTTATGACATTCTCGGTGAGGACGTTCCCGAAGAATACTGGGAGCAGATAGAAGAAGTGATCTAAAAAGTTGTCCGAGCAGCTATAAACAGTCCATTAAGCTCGGAGCGTTTGGCAGTCTGAGTAAGGCTGTCAAGGTTGGAAAAATCAAAGTAGGAAAGAATATGGAGGAAATAAATTATGTACAGGGTACTATATAAAGGTTTTAATGGAAACTTTTCAATGTCAGACGAAATGTCATTAGAAAAAGCACAAGAGTACAAACAGAAACTCATTAACGCACATTATCCAGTCGTTTATATAATTCAGATTGTAGAATAATTTGAAAGTGAGGAAAATAATAATGACTAACGAAGAATTTGTAAAGCTGTACAACATGAAATTACAGGAACTTAAAGAGGAATGCAAAGAGCAGGTAAAAGATGGAGAACTTACGGAAGAGGAAGCTGCATTTCGTTATGAAATGGTAAAGGATGAAATTTTATGGACGATGCCTGACCCTGTAGAATGAAAACTTCGTTTTATCGGAAGAAAGGACGTGTAGGAATGGAAGGACTAGAGAAACTTACTGGTAAACAGATCATTGATTATTTTACAAATAAAATAGCAGAAGAAAGAGGTATTCCAAAGCTGTTAGCACGGAAAATAGTTGTCATCGTTATGGCTAATGAAATTAATAAACGGCTCGGACTTTTTCACGGAATATAAAGGTGATGTGGAAATGAAATAGTTTAATGAAAGGTGGATTTTATTATGCAAACATTAAAGTGTGATAACTGTGGCAAAGAAATTCCGATTGTAACAAAACGGTTTTGTGGCATGGAAGCCAAAGTATTTGACACTGGAAAGATTAATTTAAAAGAATGGAATGCAAGAAATTTATTCTTAAATTACGATTTATGCAAACAGTGTGCAAATGAAATTTCGGCTAAACTTGATTATGAGTTATTAAAAGTTAAAACAATGGCAATGGCGAAATGAGGGATAATTATGGCATTAATAAAATCAGATGTACTGTTCAGAATATTTCCTGCTGAATGTTCTAATGAATTAAAGGTAAGCCTAAGACCAAATGAGCATTATAAAGTAAACGATGAGGGAGAACTTTGTACCGAATATACTTGTCAGTTGTGTGAGAACTTGACGGAAAAAGCAAATCAATTTTCTTCGCATCTCAAGAGAGAAAATGATTTTAATTTGGTCACGCTTCCAAAAGGAATAGAACAATGCCCTTGTTGCGGAATAAATATTGATTGGAATTATAAATAATAAAACGCAAGTTCTATGAATTTGCAAGTAAATAATAAAATATAGCTTTCCTCTTGACAAATATAAAAAAGTATGATATTATTAAATCATCGAAATGATGAACATTATTATCATTATTTTTAATTTTATCAGGAGGATTTTATTATGGATAAATTTAAGATGTACCAAAAAGGTATCAGCATTAAATCTCTTTATAATATGTACTATGAGGATATTCCTGAGGTTGATTTCACGGACGATATGCAGCGTGGAGAGGTGTGGAGCAATACCCGAAAATCCCTCTATATTCATTCAATCTTACTGAAGATTACCGATGCACAGTCCCCATTTATTGCAGGTGTAAGGGAACTCCCCAACGGAAATACTCTCCTGAAAATCTTTGATGGAAAGCAAAGAGGAACAACTATAATCCACTATATAGATGGAGATTTTGCCCTCACGGGACTGACAAACGAGCCTGATATATACCTCAACGGAGAACCTGTTAAGCTTCAGGGGAAGCGTTTTAAACAGCTTCCTCCCAAACTCCAAAGCTGGATACTTGATACAACTCTGAATATTTCTATAATGGAAAATGCTACACCCGAGCAAGAATCTCTCATTTTCCGCAGACTTAATAACGGAAAATCAATGAGTAAATTTGATATCGCCCGTTCCTATAAGCAGGGAATGAAAGACATCAAGGAGCTTACTAACCACGAGCTGTTTAATGTAATGCTCACCTCAACAGAAAGAAAAGCCCTCAAACAGCAGGAAATCATAATCAGATCGTGGATAGCTCTCTTTGAGGAAGAACCAAACCTCACGCCAGCCCACGTTAACGAGGTTATGAAGGTTTTGAGCATTGATACAGACGAAAGGGAACAGCTTAAATCTTCGTATGATTTTATATTTGAAGCATATAAGCTTATGGCAATAGAGAAGGAAAATTCAGATATCATCAAACTGATGTTCAAGCCCACACATTTCATCGGATACCTGCCATACCTGGAAAAATTCGATACACCCGAGCAGTTTGCAAAGTGGGTGGAAAAGTTCTTTGGAAATATGCCTGAGGCATACGCATCGCTTGTCCGTGAGCATACAACCAGCCCTTCAAGTATAAAGGCAAGAAGAGAACTTATAGAAAAATCAGTCAATGAGTTCCTCGGAAAATAAAGATATAAGCACAACAAAACCGTCACTCTTATTCAGGGCGACGGTTATTTTTTATAAATTCGGAAAAATTGTCAAAAACTTGCCGTTCCAACGGAGAAGTTAAAAACTTGTTTCTTTTATAGAGCGTTTCCATGCGTTCAGCACGTATCTCAGAAGAAGCCTGAGATATGTTGCATATCATAGCAATGTCTTCAGCGGAATGAATGTTGCAGCCCCATAAAACGCAAGCAGGCGCCAAAATGCCAATAGCAAAGCGTTCAGCCTCATATTCATCACTTGTCGGAATAATCAAATGACCCAGCTCATGAGCAATGGTGTAACGTTGTGCCTGATGCGTCTCAGAATCATCAACAATGATATAATGCTTGCCTTTGGAAAAAATAAGCTTTCCTCTCTGACCATGAGATAACCGCATTTCATGATCAGATAAGTCGGAATTTTTCATAATATCAACATTATAATGATGACATATTACCGATAGCTTGGTAGGAAGAAATGATATGCCACAGTCAATAAGACACCGCCAAGCAGCATCTCTCGCCCTGATGTAGTTATTATAATCCAAAAAGATCACCCATAACTATTATGGAAGATCATGCGGAATATATGAGCGGAAAATATAAACATCATTGCCTTAAAAAGCAATAAAACACGATGGACAAATCGATTTGTTTGTGATATAATATACTTATGAAATATAATAGGAGGTAATAAAAACAAATTGTTAGAATTATTATTTACCAATAAGGAAGATATAAAATCAGGCAAAAGATATATTACAATTAACAAAATTTTTGAAAAAACATTGAAATTGGAAAAATAATATGATAAAATAGAGGTGTAAAAATGATAACCAAAATGATTTTACAAAGCAATAATTTTAAAGCAGAATATAATGTAAATGGAGAGACATATATTATGGATTACGCTAAAGAAATTAACTTAAAAACAAAAACTTCATCTGTAATCAAGTTTTTGAATTGGTCTATTTTAGACGGAATTAAAAAAGGATATAAAGATTTTAAACTTATAATTGAAGACGATGGAATATTTTCCAATACTTGTGTTCCTATAGCAGCTTTGCTTCAATATTATAAAAACAAAGAAGATCTGACTTTTGAAGTGGTTCTTCCACTAAATGGATATATAGAACATACTCATATGAATAATCCTTTAGTTGCCAAGGATTATATACATAGTTATCAGATAAATTCACCTTTTGACATCGTATGGTTTTTTGATAGTGATGTTGAGGTTAATACTCTTGTAAATAATTATCTGTTGTGCCTTCGTCAATCAGAAATTATAGCAGATGGCGTTATCGGAAGCATTGAGTGGTGTATTAACGAAGTAATGGATAATGTGCTTCAACATTCAGGAGTAGGTTGTGGTTATATTATGGGTCAAATACATCAAAGTGCTAAAAGACTTAGTTTCTGTATATTTGATTATGGGACAGGAATATATAATTCTCTGAAAAGTTCATCGGAACATCATCCTCAAACGCCTATTGATGCAATTACAATGGCTTTACAGGAAAAAGTTACGAGAGATACAAGTATAGGACAAGGTAATGGTCTGTGGGGATTATCACAAATTATTACCAAATCTAATGGGATTTTAAAAATAAGCTCTAACGGAGCTACATATGAGAACACAAATGGAACTATAGAAACCGCCAAACGAGGAGGTTTTAATTTAGGAAAATCCAATGGAACAACAACGGTAGATTTCCAACTGGATTATTCTAAAGATATTGATATTACTTCAGCATTAACAAATAGTTCAGGTTGTGCCTATAACAGTGTGGATTTGTGGCTTGAAAATCTAGAATCAGATACGGATGAAAACACTGTAAACATAAAGATATCTGAGATGTCAGGAGGAACAGGAACACGTAAATCTGCCGAAAAGGTCAGAAATATGGTAATGAATATCGTAAATAATGATAAAAAACGAATAAATCTTGACTTTGAAGGAATAAATACGATTAGTTCATCGTTTGCTGACGAATTAATAGGAAAAATAATAAAAGAAAAAGGCTTTGTTTTCTTTACACAGGCTTTCAGATTGACTAATCTAACGCCTTTCTTAATAGCTATTATAAATCGTTCAGTAGAACAGCGTATGGCACAGATATACTATGATAAAGAAATGAAAATAGAATAAGAAGAACAAGGAGACATCAGATTATTTGATGTCTCCTTGTTTTAGAATATTAAAAATAGATAAAATCAAGATCCTTCGTAGTTATCAATTCTTGTTCACAGGCATGTATACTGTCATATTCGTGAATATATACGGGTGTCGTTAAGAGAAAAGAGTTTGTCAAAATAGGGCAATAGGGCATTTTAGAAGATATTTGGAATCCACTTGTTGGAAATACATAATTATATCCCATATTAGACATTCTTTTGGATGCACATGAAAAATATCGAATACAAAATAAATTATATTGACCTCCTTTTTTATAATCACTATCCATTAGGTAGCGAATCCATTGCATCAAAAGCTGTGGTATTATATATTCGGGAGCAAAAGCATCTTTTTTGTTTGCTCTGATAAACGAACAAGCTGCAATAAGCGGATACCATATAAGATAATTGTGCCTATATAATTTGCTTTCAAGCGTCTTTCTTGATATATGTCCACCCGGCTCTTGTTTGAAGTTTTCTGAATTTACGAAATCTTGCGGTTTAATGCTTAACTCTATTGTTGAAAAATGGACATTATCAAGAAAGGCAAATTCTTCAAAATTCTTCATATGAAACATAGAGGCTAATCCATAACCTTGATATGGATTGTAATTTACCTCCTCACAACATAATTGTAAAGATGTTCCTAAATATAAACTGGGATATCCAGCAATACTATATCTACTTGTTGAAACTTTAGAGCGTAAATTATAAGGTGTGTGGAGAACACGAGTTCTTGAATAAGGTTTAACATCATCCACTTTGACTACCCTGAAAAGATTTACGCTATTATAGTCAAAATATTCTGTTTGATCAAAAATATCGTCACAATCTTTTTTCTTTAGTGATGATTTTATAAGTGTATCCATAAAACTTTTTAATTCATTATATGCCATTACAGGAAAACCATTTAAATAATAGTTGATAGTTTGTGTTATATAATCACAAAGCTTTTTTACGTTATTTAAGTTTAATGATATATTATCAGAATGATTATCTTTACTATTTCCAGAAGTGGTAGAAATATTGGATAAAGTTTTTAACTGTTTAATGTAATGGTCGAATAATGATTTTAACGTCGAATAAAAATCGTCGCCGTCCCATTGAATAGGTAAAAAGAGTTGTTCATCGTTTAATATTCTTTTGAAAGCCTCATTTGAGATATCCAGAATCATACTTATGTCCTTCTTTCTACGTATTTATTTTCCTATCTTTAATCCGATCTCTTCACAGATACCTGCTAAAATGTATGCGACTAACCCTAATGGTGGACAACATACAGTAATAATCGTTAGTATAACGGATAATCCTGCGCTGTCAACGATAGGTTGTGTACTTCTTGGTGGTGGGTAACGTCTCATAGAATCCACTCCTTTTTTGTTAAATCTGGCTTTGTTTATGTTCTGTGATTTGTGTGTATATTGCTTGTTTATATTATACAAAATTATTTTAAAATTGTCAAGAGATGCTTTGTGGAAAACGTTAAGCCTACTTTATCAATGTTTAAATTCATTTAAATTTCACATATTTTTATTATAGATATTTCTTGTTATATCATTTAAAATATGCTATAATATATAATTATCTATGTGATTAATTAAAATAAATCAAACATAGCAACGAAATTCATTAAGGATATCAAGTTTACCAAGAAAAGCTAAAGGATTGTAAGAGGTAGGAGTAAAAATGTCCGATAACAGGCAATATTTTAATATTTTAAAGAAAAAGCAGTATATCTCTATTATTAATTCAAAAGAATACAAAATGCTTCTTTCTCAAATGTGTCGTAAAATTTCTAACGAAGCCAAAAACGCACTTAACGAAGCCACAATAGAGAATTGTTTTGAATGTGAACTTTTTGCTTTCTTTCGAAATGTTTTTGAGCCACTTGGATTTGAATATAATCCTAAAAAAGAAGTTAAAATTGCAACAAAAATACATAAATCTAAAGGAAGAGCTGACACTGTTATTGGTGGGTTAGTGATAGAGTTTAAACAACCCTCTACGCTTTCAAATAAAAATCAAGTTTGTAAGGCAATTGATCAAATTAGTGATTATCTTTTGGGGCTTGATTTCGAAGGAGATTTAGTTGGTTTTATAACCGATGGAGTTAAATGCTGCTTTGTTACAAAAAATGGAAAGGAAATATTATCCGAAAATTTGTCTGTTCTTTCATTTGAACAATTAGACAGACTTATACAATCAATAATCGGATTAAAATTAACAGCTTTAACCTCAAAAAATTTAGTTGAAAATTTTTGTGACTATACTGATGAAAATGATGGTATAGCTTTTTCGCTTGTTAAAGCATTATATTATAATTTATTAAATGATATCACTCCTAAAACTCAAATGTTATTTAATGAATGGAAGGAATTGTTTAATTTAGCTCACGATGACATTTCAAAGCAACAAGCAATCATTGATAGACGTTCTTCACTTGAAAATTTAATTGGAATAAAATTTTCAGAAAATGATGAAGAATATACGGCTTTATTTGCTTTGCAAACTCTATATGCAATAATTGTAAAAATTGTTGCATATAGAGTTTTAAGTATTGTTCGCTATAAAGAGTCATTAATTGATTTTGAATCACTAATTGAATGTGATAGTGAAGCTTTACGATGCCAACTTGCATTGTTAGAAGAAGGAGCGGTTTTTAGAAATTATGGCATTACAAACTTGTTAGAAGGAGATTTCTTTTCTTGGTATTCTTCTAAAGAGCAATGGTCAACAGATGTTGCATTAAAAATAGCAGATATATTTAAGGTATTAAATAGATATTCTGATAAAGCAGTTTTAAATACACAAAAAAGTTCTTACGATTTTTTCAAAGAGTTATATCAATCTATGATGCCACCTGCCGTTCGTCATGCGTTAGGTGAGTATTATACTAAACAATGGCTTGCGAGTCAAGTTTTTAATGAAGCGCTTAATTTGATTACGATTTCAAATTGGAAAGGACTTGATCCCTGCTGCGGGTCTGGTACTTTTATTACTGTTATGATAGATAAGGTGCTTGAAGAAACAAAGAATGAATCTAAGGAGAAGAGATTGCACGAAGTATTGAGTCGTGTTAAAGGAATTGATTTAAATCCAATAGCTGTTTTAACAGCTAGAGTAAATTATTTTTTGAATATTTCTTATTTAATTGAAAACCAAGAAGAATTGGAAATTCCTGTATACCTCGGTGATTCTTCTTATGTACCTGAAAAATGTGTATTTGATGGAGTTGGGTGTATTAAATACTCAATTAATACCTTGATATCACCTATAAATATTTTAATTCCGATAAGTATGGTAGAAAATCCTTTTGTTTTTTCGAAAGTGATGACTAATATTGAACGTTATATCAAGGCGTTAGATATTGAAGGGGTATATCAATGTTTAATTAGTATTGTTAAGTCAGAAGAACTTACAGATTTAATAAAAAAAGAAATATATAGACTTTCAAGTGTTTTAGTTGACTTAGAAAAAAGAAGGTGGAATGGCATTTGGGCTAGAATTTTAACTAATTATTTAACTACTGCAAATTTAGGTAAGTTTGATATTATAATTGGAAACCCTCCTTGGGTTGATTGGAAAAGTCTGCCTTCAGGATATCGTAATAAAATCAAGTCGTTGTGTATTTCTCGTAAACTTTTTTCTGGTGATAAAGTAACTGGTGGTATTAATTTAAATATTTGTGCATTAATATCTAATGTTGTAGCTGAAAATTGGTTGAGTGATAAAGGTGTATTGGGCTTTTTAATGCCCGAACCACTAATATCTCAGCAGTCTTATGAGGGGTTTAGAAATTTATATTTATCAGATGGTTCTAGACTTTATTTTAAAAAATTTACAAATTGGACTAAAGCAGGACATCCTTTTAAGCCTGTTACGCAAAAGTTTCTAACTTTTTATATGACAAAAGAGCCTATGGATTATACGTCTGGTATTGATGTCGATTGGTTTATATCAAGGCAGAAAAATTTTGATAATTGCGAGATGCTTCCTTTACCTTTAGACGAATGTTTTGATGTTCAAAAAGGAATTGCAGCAACGTGTCATTCAACAAAAAACTTTTTTGTCTATGTTGATTCTAGAAAGCAATTGAAAGAATTTATGTCTGTAGCGGGCGAATCAGAATATATAGGTCGAGAAGGAATAGAATTTTATCCACAAGAAATGATGATTTTTGAAGAGTCGGGGCTACCCTCTACTCAAACTTGCACAAGTTTGAGAAATATTCAAATAAAGAAATCAAAATATCATATTCCTCAAACAATCGAATTGCTTGAAACTAAATATTTACATCCGCTTATAAAGGGAGTTGATATATTTCCATTTCATATTAATTTATCTGGATACATAGTCCCATTTCCATATGATGAAAGAAATACCCGTGTCCCTATACAATTAAATGAACTTATACATACAGCACCTATGTTAGCGACTTTTTATCAAAAGCATAAAGATTTAATTTTGTCACAAACTGCATATAATGAACGAATAATTGGGAAAGAAGGTGAGTTTTACAAATTGGCTCGTGTTGGAGCGTATAGTTTTGCAGAAAATTATGTAGTTTTTAGAGATAATACTCGATGGGGAGCGTCTGTGATTTCATTTGTTGATACTTCTTGGGGTGGTAAAAAAAGACCATTGTTTCAAAATCATGCTGTTTCAATATGTGAAGATAGCAAAGGTAATTTTATAACGCTTGATGAAGCATATTATATCTGTGGCATAATGAACACACCTGTGGCATTTCAATATGTATTAAACTCGTCCGATTCTAGATCATTTCCAATTCGTCCACGACTTTATATTCCTAAATATGATGGCGATAATTTACTCCATAGAAGAATATCTAAACTTTCCAAAATAGCACATCAAAAATATAATGATGAAAAAATAATAAAAAGAATAGTTTTACAACTTAATTCTTTATATATTGAGATAGCTCAATCCAAATAACAAAAACACCAAATCCTAAAATTACTAGGATTTGGTGTTTTTGTTATTTGTTGAAATGATGATGCTAATATTAAAAATAATTTTTTGCGGTTTATATTAAAACTCATCTGTAGAAATCTTCGGAACATTCCCTTTTTTGCTTCTTGCCGCAATTTCAATAATTTCAGGTTCTGTATCGTCTTTAGAAGAAACCAGTTCCTCACATCTTCCGATTATTCTTTGCTGCTCGTTAGGAGACAATTTACGAAAAAAATCAATCAACTCTTTTTCGATAGGGGAAAGATCGTCTACTGTTTCTTTACCAAGTAATAAAAAGTCAGTTGATACTTTCAATTCTTCTGCAAGTAGTGGTATAACATCAAAACTGGAGCTTTTGCCTTCTTTCCATCGTGTAACATTATTTGTTGATAAACCTAAAGTTTTCAACAATCCCGTGACAGTAGTATTATTTTTTTTACATTCCTTATCAAGTCTATCGTAAAAAGTCATAAAAATGCCTCCACTTCTTTGTATAAAGTGCGGAAATTCCAAAAAATACAATAAATCTATTGACAAACTCTAATTTTAGAATTATAATATAACCATACTAAGAATTACATAAAAGAAAAAATCTTAGTATTACATTATAGCACATATTACGAGAAATGTCAAATTTAGAGTTTACTGCCTTAAAAGTTTTACAACAAGAAAATCCCTATTGCATCAACATAAACGCAATAGGGAAGCGGTAAAAGAATTTGATAATTGCTTGTATATCTTGTATGTGAGGAAGGAGAACCAGATGAAACTTATATATCCTTAATAATCTGTTTTACCAAACCGACAATAGAAAGTCGGAGAATATCAGAACCAACAAAATAGCGTGGAGGGTACATAGGATTGATACTGATAAGCTCAACAGAGTTCTTGTCATAGACAACCTTTTTTACAACGCCGTCTTCATTATCGATCAAAACTACTGCTATTTGTCCGCTGTCAACGCTGGATTGTTTTCTGACAACTATTATATCGCCATCTTCAATTTTAGGATACATACTATCGCCAGTTACCTTAATGCAAAGAGTATCAGCCGCATCAGCTGAGTTCTTGATGAATAAGGGGATATAATCAACAATATCAGAGCAAGCATAAGCTCCAAATCCTGCGGATACACTTTCATAAACAGGTATCATATATACCTTATCATTTGGAAGTGATTCTATGTTAGATAGGATAGAATTATCGGTATCCTCATTATCATTAAGCAGGTAATCAGTTGATACATTAAAGAATTGGGCTATCTCTGAGATGTGTTTCTTGTATGAAGATGATTTTCCAGCTTTCCAACCTGAGAATGTGCTTTTCTCTAAGTTGAGATAATCCATTAAATCTTTCTGCTTTAAATTGTTTTTATCCAAAAGAGAAATAATTTTATCTAAAGTTGACACAATTTCAGCTCCTTATTTGTATATTGTTACAATGTTGGGATAAATTCAACTTTATATCTTGACAATAGGATATTTATCAACTATAATAGAAGCATAAGGTCGAAGTTAGCATATGTCCAACTAAATCAAGTATAACATATATATCTTCACTTGTCAATAGTTGGCATTATTTTTACTTAAAATAAAGGAAGGAGAAATTCAAAATGAGAATAACCGCTGGATTTCTGTAGAAGTCTATAAATAACAACAAAAATCTTCCTCTTAATGAAACCTGTCACGAACGGAGTTACAGTCTCCCCTTCATGGGAGTGAATTGAAATAATGAAACCTGTCACGAATCAAAAAACCTACTAAAGAATTTGATCTGACCAAATATACTGGGTAGCTCGAAAGCGTGTCCTTCATCTCTTATCGAATAGGAAGTGAACGATAGTGTTCACAAACCTGTTCCATAACGCCGAAGCGTACTCTTGTATATGCGTTGACATGAACGCAGTACCAAGGAGACCAAGTTTTAGCCATTAAGCATCACCCCATAATTCAGTCTGTGACAGGCTTCACTAAGAGGAAGAAAAATAAAACCAGAAAGGAATTGAAAAATATGTTTGTACCCAAAACAAAAAGCATCGAATTTATACCCAGTGAACCCCGTGTGCGTATGATGAACATTGACACACAAGAAAAAGACTATAAGGACTATACAGAAATGTATGATTTGTGCATTGAATGTATAAACAAAAATGGTCTTACTATTGCCGAAGTGCAATACATTTTGGATAAGGTTATGAACTATATGATTTACGAGAAAAGATAAACTTATATCTTAAATAAATTTTCATATCCTTTAGAAGTGATTCCAATGATTTCCCAATCATTACTTCCTTTTTGACCTCTTGTAGATATATATTCTTTGCAGTATAAAATACAAAGGCAAAACTTAATTTCATCGGACGAATATTTTTTGAGGGATTCATCATTAAAAACTATGTCAAAGGTGATAGGAATAAAATCATATATACCATTACGAGAGGTGTCCTTAAAATGTAAGTTGTCCAATATACATTGAATCACATCAGCCATACATTCATTGCTGTATTTCATTTATGTGTCCTCCTTGATAAAAGGTTGTAAGTTTATAATATATGCCATCGGCAATAGTAAGCAATGTTATAGAAAGGAATGAGAAAAATGATTAGTCTTAACTTCAAAGTCCATATAGACGAGCCGTCAGTAACAAAACTGTTAAACAGCTTATCTCAGGAGCAGCGGGATAGACTCTCGGCAGATGATATTATGTGGAAGGTTGGTGAAACATATTCTCAGAATAATGAGACATATATGCCAATCTACGCAATAGGTATTAAACCTAAAAACCAATTTTCCGATGCGGAATATCAGCAGGTTTTGAAACAATCGCCATTAACACATTTATCTGACTTATATGCTGAACAATTTCGCACGGATTGTTTGCACTGTCCGATCCTTGAAATACAATCAGCCCCAACCCCAGATGGGACACCTTTGTTACATAAAGGGTAATTGAATTGTTGAATTGAATTATTTGTAAAGCAACATCTTGTACCTCAGATAGTGTAGATTGAAAATCAACAATTCTTTGACCAATAACTTTAGCCATATATTCAGCGTTATTTGTCTGAGCGATTTCATTTTTTAGTTGGTTGTTTTGATAATTTTCGCTCATTTGACGTAATATATGTGGGTCAATATTGCTAGATAAATTTGTTTCAAACATAAAAACACCTCGATTATAATATTAACTACAGAAAGGTATGATACCAATGTAATATATAAATAAATAATATCTGAATCGCACTAAATCGACTTGATTTATTATCTGCATTGCAGTATAATAGATGTAGTAGGTAATCTGATACATAATCAAATTTCAACTCACACGCCCCACATGGGGTGCGACAATCAAAACCTTTATACAAATCCCCTCCTCTGTAGGTAGTCAAACTGCTGTAAGTAATACGTAGAAAAGGGGTGTATGAGTCTTCCAATTACTTTTGATTGTATCAGATTATCTACGAAAAATCAAGAAAATAGTGCGGTTTGATAGAAAAATTGTCAGACCGCACTATTTTTATTGTATTATTTGTGAACTGTGTCGGAAATAGGAGGTAATTAAAATGTTAAAAAATTATACGTCTACAACACGAGTAAGAATGATTACTCTTATTGAGGTAAAATCTAAAGTGGGAGGAAAGTCAAGTAACAATTTATCTAAGGAACCGCTTAGAGAAGTTGTTGAATATTTCACTACAGACGGACGTTTGGTTGCCCATATTGATCCGTATGAAAATGAGATAAATTCTATGCCTTGTGGATCAAATTACATTGTTCAAGATTAAGTTCCATATCTATATAATTAACGCAAGTGTCAATAAACCGTTTTAAGTCATTTATATCATAGTCAGGATGCTTCCTTACATAGTGGACTTCATCGTTTCCTAACCATGCACTTCTTTCAGCGAGTGTTTGGATTTTAGGGTTATCTATATATGTTTTTATACATTGAGCCAACGATTGATTTTTAATTGAATCTTCTTTGGTTTGATTAAAATGTATTGCATAATCTTTTATTAGAAATTCAAGCGCTTTACGATATCCCATTCCTGCAATGTGATTAAGTGAATAAATTTCAGCTCGGTATGCTTGATTATAGATTTCAACAAAACTGGGAGAAATTTCAGTTAGTGATTGACTGAAATTTTTAGTATCGGGTGTTATTGGTTCAGATGCTATTTGCTTAATTGGCACTAAAAAACTATCATTAACGTTACCATATTCGTCTTCATCCTCTCTGACAGAAAATGTAGTCATAAAACAGAGATTACAATGATGACAAAAATTAAAAAGTGTTATATATTTATCTTTTTCATGAGTATAAAAAACTGGTTTGATTTCTAAACATTGAATTGGAGTTTGGCAGCGAGAACAAGTACAAATGTTATCGAATGAAAAATGATAAGAAAAGGATTCTTCAGATAAATTGAGACATTCTCTTGTGATATTCATTTTAATTAATCCTTTCTTGCATCTCTCGGCACAAGCTTAATCTCCAGGTCGCAGTCCAAAGCATCAGCAATGAGAAGCATTTTATCAAGAGAAATGTTATCACGGTTAAGTGATTGACTGATTGCATTTTTGGATAACCCCAGCTTTTCAACAATGTCTTTTTGTTTAAGATTATTTCTTAATAAATATTCTTTAACTTGTAAAGAAAATTGATTCATACATGCTCATGCTCCTTTCGGTATAGGAATATTTATCAAAATAAGATAGAAAAAATTGTACAATAATATACCACAAATATATTGACAAGTTCCCAAATATGTGGTATTATTATACCAAGATCAACCAATAAAGTAAAATAAAACCTTAGTTTTATATCATAACATATGTTTTTGAATTTGTCAAGAGCGGTCGAAAATTGTTTTGAATAATTAAGTGAAAAAAGAGTGATTACATATGTACTACAAAGTTTTCTATTTAGGGATGAATAGATTAGTAAAGTCTTTTGATTATTCAAGACAATTTCAAAGTTTAAAATTGGAGGTTTAAATAATGGGAAAATCATCAACAAAGGCAAAGAACAAATATAATGCGAAAGTATATGACAGAATATCTGTTACAGTCAAAAAAGGTGTAAAAGATGAATGGAAGTCTGAAGCAGATAAACAAGGATTAAGTCTTAATGCATTTATTGAAGAAGCAGTGCGAGTTTATCGGAATAAGTATATAAAGGAGGAATAAATTATGGCAAAGAAAAAAGATTTCAATGCTATAGAAATCGACGGAACTACCTATACCATTGCAGAGCGTGTGCGTGAAGAATCCGATGTACGGATGATACCTTATTCTGTAAAAATGTATGTGGAAGAAGTAGATAACGGAGAAATTTGCCGTGATCCGCTTATCCAGCGTACTGATGATCAGTGGGCAAGGAAGCAAAAGTCTAAACTTATCGAAGCAGCTCTTCACAATAGACCCATTGGAAGTATAGCTCTTGCCAAGGGACGTGCCGAAAGTAAAAGTTATGCTGTAACGTCATTGCTGGACGGCTTACAGAGAACAACTGCACTTGTGGATTTTTATCACGATAAATTTGCTCTCGATAAAAGAGCAAAGCCCGTTGCGTGCAGGTGTATAGATGAAGAAGGCAATGAAAAGAAGGTAGAAATCGAAATTGCCAATAAGAAATATTCTCAGCTTCCAGATGCCATTAAAGTTTTCTTAGATAAATATCGGCTTACAACATATATACACGAAGGCTTTACAGATGAAGAACTCGATGATATCGTGTTCTGTATGAATAACGGTAAAACGCCTAACTCTTATCAGAAGATGCGTTTTCTTCTTGGTTCAGAAAATATGCGTAATGTACAGCCCATTTGTGACAGTGAACTGTGGAATGACAGTAAGGGTTGTAAGGCAAAGAATGATAGTATTCTTTGTTGTGTAATCAGAATCTTTATGATGATGACACGTTATAACTATACAAATCTCGGCTCTTCTGCTATGACTAAGTTTGCTGATAATGATTTTGATGAATATGTTAAAGACCATACAAAACATAAGCTTTTCAATCTTGTAAATGAACTTGCTGAAAACAAAAATAATCTTACAGGTGAAGAAATTGAAAGATTTGACTCTATTACGATTCCTCATTACATTTTAGGTCTTGACAATTTCAAAGCATTTAATGCAAACAAAAAGAATGGAAAATCGTTTATTGATTTTCTTCGTGCATTTTGGCAGAGTGATTGTTATAAGAGATTTGTTGATGCGTGCAATGCGAAAGACGGTGGCAGTTCTTTTTATTCTTCCGAATGTGTAGAAGAAAGACAAAGTATAATTTATGATTTTGTTGACGAATATCTTGATACAGCTGAAAATGATAATGGAGATGATGAGGATGAGTACAACACAGAAAAAGGAAGCATTACTCATGAAGAAGAAAGAGCAGAAAGCAGTAACTGCACAGATAATGAAACTGAAAGCTCTCTTAACGAAAAAACCAATGACGTTAGAGCTGTGCCGTCAGTTGGTGGAAGTTGCGGACAAACAAGCGACATTGGATACGAAGAACAAAAAGATACAAACTGTTTATCGGGACGTGAGCCGATTATTACTTCTGCCTGATCGGGCAATTAAAGATTGTAAAACCATACTTTTTTGCTGTGATAGGCTTATAAATAGTGAAATCAATTGTAATTGCGTAAATAAGGTCATTGCCGAAAAATCTATTGCTCAGGCAAGCAAGGTCATAAGTGCCTTAAACTACTGTAAAGATGAGGATAAACAGTTGTATTTTAATGGTGACATATCCTCAACTGAATTATATAAAAGGCGTAATGCTACAATAGTAGCTACTGATGCCATATCTCTTGAAGAACGTGCAAAACGGTTAAAGGACGATACTGAAACACAGTTAACTTTTGCTATGATAACAAGTATGTTCAAATCACAGACAGACAACTATTTGGAAGCACTTGAAGATTATACTGGTATGGTAGAAACTGTAACGGATAAGCGTTATACAAGAGACGAAGCTCTAAATGACATAACTATTATCCTTAATGAGGTTATTACATCAATTACTTCTTTTAAAGAAGCGATTATAAATAAATCAGATACAATAATGGAGGAATAAAAAATGAATACATACCCTACTTGGACAATAAAACTTATTAATTCATCTCTGCTCAAGAGTAAGCAGGATTATCAGCGTGACATCAATATGAAGTTTGTTAGGGATGCTATTGCTGAATTTGACCCTGAAAAAGTCGAACCTGTTCACGTTTCTTATCGTGATGGCAAATATTATGTTATGGACGGACAGCATACAATATTGATTTGTGAAGGAGTAAATGGAAACAATCCTGTTGATATGCAGTGTATTGTACATAAAGGAATGAACTATTCGTCAGAAGCCGATTGGACAGTTGCACAGTATGAAAAAACACACAAACATAAATTTGGCGAGCTGACAGTAGCTGCCTTTGAAGCAGGCAGAAAGCTTCCTTGTGAACTTGCATTAGAAGTTTCCCGTGTCGGCGGTAGATTACCTTATGATAAAAAGACAACTACTGGAATGAGAATTAATGCTGTTGAAAAAGTAGAAAAACTTTTTAAAAAGGATGCTGGCGATACCATTCTTGCAATCAAGTGTCTTGTCGAAGCTTACAGCGGAAGAGAAAGCAGTTTGCAGGGTGAAATAATCGCTGGAACAATGGAATTTTTAAAGCTCTATGGTGATAATATCGTTACAGCAAGACTTGTTGAAGCTTTGGCAAAATATACACCTCAGATGCTTATCAATACAGCTAAAAATCTCAAAATGTCTTATCCTATCAACTGGACGGAAACTCTTAGGGATAAGTATAATGAGATGTCTAAAAGAGGTAAAATAAAGCCAATATACAGCGTTTGATTACATGCTTTGATACGGAGGGAAAATCACTATGAACGCAGCGATAGCCTATAACAACGGAACAGCCAATATTATTGATATATCATCTCGAAAAAATAGGCGTAAAGTAGCACATAGACAAGTTGTTGTTACCGATGTAGAAGCACCCACCAAACATTCTGCGGACGCATTTATGTACGAGAACGATATCAACGCTGTTATCCGTCAGTGTTTTGAAGAAAAAGCATACCATAAAGCAGCAATGTTTGTTTTCGGAATAAATACAGGCTATCGTTGTGGTGACATTCTTTCATTCAGAGTGAAAGATGTGACAGATGAGAAAGGAAACATTCTTGACATTAAGTATATCGCTGAACAGAAAACAGACAAAGCAAGACCTGTGTATTTTAATAAAGCAGTAAAGACTGTTCTCAAATACCTTATTGATCGTAAGGGATTAACTTCCGAAAATTATCTTTTTAGAGGTGATGGAAACCGTAGAGCATATTTCGATGAATTTATATATGATGAATACGGAGAAATTACAGATGTAATCACAACAGGGAATAAGTACGATGAAAAAGGAAGTGAGAGGGAAATAGCTCCTATGACTGTATCATCAATCGGCAGATGGCTTAAAACAATAACTCAAAAGCTTGGCATAATGGGGCATTATTCGTCTCATGCTATGCGGAAAACTTTTTGCGAGTTTATATCCCGAGGCTGGGAGGACGATAGAAATGCAGCAGTTGCTTCTATAGCCGTAGCTCACGCCGACCTTAATACAACATTAAAATATTATATGACAGTAAACCCTTTGAAGCTTCGTCAGAAATGGCTTGACCTCAACCTTGGATTGGAAGAATTTGAAAGATTATCTGGATATAAGATTTGAAAGGAATGATTTAAATGACCATTAAAGAATTTAGAGCATTATCTCGGAAAAGTGGAAAAATAAGAAAGATACCGGTATCAATGATAAGAATGATAGAGAAGGTTCATTATAATAGCGACCTCTCCCAGATACCTAGTCTTAACAAAGACAAAAATAAACTGTTGATAATATTACATGATAATAAGGACTGTACTTATAACCTTATCACGGGTTGGAAAGACTATACTATTGCAATCAGAGATGGCATAAAGACTATAAATGCTGTTTTGGTAGATTCTGTCACCAGAGATAAATTTTATGCTGAATTGTCGGATAGTACGGAATGGGTAACTCTTCCTGAAATAATAATTCCGTCCTCATTTAAGAAAAGTCCACCAAAAGAAGAAAAGTTACATAACACAATTATGAATATGAAAGAAGCATTGAGAACTAATACTATTTCAGAATATCTTGATACAAAGCCAATAACGATATCCAAAAATAACACACTTGTAGATGGATATACAAGATATTTGGCTCTCAAATTTATAAGATATCAGGGTAAATTTCCAGTAATAAGAAAGGATCGATAATGGTGTTACAGATAGGAAAATACAAGGTCAGTGATGACCTCAAGACAAAGCAGAAGGAAAATCCTATGCTTGCAAAAGATGTAGCAATGGCTCTTTATGCCCATATCACAGGAATGTGGTCTGAAAACGCAGCTGAACATTACGATGAAGTAAAAAACGGCGAGAGAGTAACAGCTATATTTCCCACCGTTTGCGGAAATATCGTTATTGACACTCTCGCAGATCGTACACAGACAACAATATCATTGGCTTAAAGCCTGATTGGAGGAATTTGAAATGAATATATATGATGAGATGCTCAACAAATATGCCCAGTTTATTGGTTATAATGGTAAAGTAAAGGCAGACGAAAAGTATCTTCGAAATGAAGTAGAAAAGCTGTCAAGTATTATGATAGCTGAGAATACACTCTCTGAAATTAAATCAAGAAATACAGAAAAATACGGAAGAACTATCTTCCTTGGCTATAATGAAAGTTGTGCTTATAAGACCGAGGGATTAACTCGAAGGGGAACAGATTTGGATTCGATGATAATGGAACAGTTTTATAAGTATAAGGAAGAGAAGCCTTGTATTTGTTTTGAAATTGATGTCAGGGGCAATACATACAGAGAAATAACTATTGATGAAATAGCAGATATCCTGCATCTGAGGTAATATTATGGATATCAGAAAATTTCTTGAACTGCTAACGGATAATGGTTTTACATTTCTCCGAAACGGTAACGGAAGTCATCAAATATGGATAAATGCCAATGGGAATGTTTTTTCGTTCCCTTATGGCAAGTCCGTATATAAGGGAATAGTGTGGCAATTCAAGCGAAAATTTTGTAAGTGATGTGAAAGGATTGATAAAAATGAATACAGAAGATATAAAAAATCAGTTGTCCCAATGTTTTAAAAACGGAAAAATTGAATTTCTCACATTTATAGATGGCAGTAAAGTCAAACGCATATACACAAATATAAAAGATATTGATACCGACACCAGCGAAGAAACTCATCTCAATATCACACCTCACAAAGAGAAGGTGGAATTTGAATTGATGAAAGGTAATAATATAGTATATATTATAGAAGATACATATGATAATATCCTTGGAATAGCCTTTACACAGTGGTTCAAGCCAATTTTAAGAAATATTGTCAAAGATAAATACGAACTGGAAGGGAAGATAAGATCCGATGAATTAACAGGAACAGATTATTGTCAGGTCAGAGAAGACGGAATATTGCTTTTTAACAATCTCTCTGAAATAATAGAATTTGCAATTTAGACATAAAATATAGTATAAATAAAAATATGTAAATGATAAAATATAGATAATAAAACGTAGAACAACGGATTTACTGCTAATCTGAATGAAAGGAGAAAATAAAAAATGATTGCTAATAGCTCAACTGATTTTAGACATTATGATAATAAGTATCATTCAACTGTGATGGAATATCACCGTGGCGATATTGTCTGGGTCGATTTTGGAAATACGGTCGGCTCAGAACAAGGTGATATCCGTCCAGCCGTAATAATACAAAATGAAGTAGGAAATAAACACTCACCATGCCTTATAGTGGCTATCATGACCAGTAAGGAGAAAAAGCCAATGGTAACGCACGTAAGTATAAATCCATCTGTAGAGACCGGATTAACAAAGCCTACTACTGTAATGACAGAACAGATAAGAACTATTGATAAGAGCCGAGTTCTGAGCTGGGCAGGAAAGCTTGGTGAAAGAATGATGACTTGTATTGATAGAGCCATCGCTGCAAGCTTTGGTCTGGAAAATAATTCTGCGTATTCTGTATAATTTATCTTGACAAATCAGAAAGAAGATGATAAAATTGATTTAGTGAATATAGAAAGGACGATTATATGGTACCATACTTTGAAGAATATTGTCAGCATATTATTGAAAAGAATCCCAGTTTTGGTAATTACGCACTGAGGATATCGTGTTTAAACAAAGTAGAGAAAAATATATTTGATATGTCAGCCGAGGAAATTGCTGATGCTGTAGAAGCTGATAAAAAGAAAATTACTACTTTAAATGCTTTATACGGCGTTTTGTGTGACTATTACAGATGGGTAAATAAGACTTATGATTTATCCATAAAGGATAGTTTTTACGAAATCAATAGACTTAAAAGTATAGTATCCGATATAAAAACCGAAAGCGGTAAAGATGAATACTTTACTACTTTTTCAGAATTGAAACAGGCTTTAACTCAGGCAGAAGAGGATTATCTTATTCTGCAAGAATCTGAATTATCCGAAAAAATGTATGAAAGTTTAGTTGTGCGACAAAAGAAATTCAATGTATTTAATGTATTTCTTTGGGAGCAACTTACAACAGATGATATGATTTCTATTACATTGTCTGATGCAAGGAATATAATCAGTACCAAACAGCTGACCGTCAACGGAAAGTCTATTGAACTTTCAGATGAGGAAATTCAGTTTATTGATGACCTGTATTCGGAAATATTAGAATTGCAAGCACAGGATGAGCAAAATAGCGTAAAAAGACAGTATAAAAGAAAAACAAAGAATTGGACATATGATAATTTATTTAATTCCGAAAAGAAATCAAGTTTCGTAAATTTAAAGTGGAACGCAATGGGGGCATTTATACAGGATGTGCGACTGGAAGCTCCCAATGTTAAAAAAGCAGGTATGTTCAATAAAATGTATCAGTATGAAAGAAAAAATGATTATGTCTTTTCTGGAGACATGAATAGTGCAGAAACATATGCTCGGACATTCAATACTTCAGTGACCAAAGCATATCGTATGGTGAGCGAATACAATAAGTTCAGACAGAGTATTGAGAATGCAGAAAATTAAGAGAAATATGGAAGTGAAAATCACTTCCAATACATAAAGCAAAGCAAATAATAAAATATTTGCAAAAGCGCTTGACAAGTGCAGGGTTATCGAGTATAATATATATGTAATCAAACAATAAGTAAATAATAAAATTGAGCTTTAAAATAAATATATTTGGGATTAGTATAATGAGAAGTACATCAGCCTTTGACACTGATAGTTTCGGGGCAGAGCCGAAATCCCAAACCAAATGTTAGTTTTGTGGTGGGAGGTGAAAATGTGTCCGATAGAAAAGAGATAACACAACTTTTATCTAAAGCATTAGAGCATTACATAAATCCTAAGAATGACCCTCGTATTTATTGGTCTAAAGGAGTTACATTTGACTACGGAACACTCAATCAAGTCAGAGTGGATTATATGCGATTTGTCCCCGTAAATAATACTATTTCGGGAATAGAAAAAGGTGATTTCTATTGTTATGAAATAAAATCATCTGTTGAAGATTTTCATTCTGAGAATGGGCATAACTTCATCGGCGATTATAATTACTATGTTATGCTCAATTCGGTTTATGAAAAAGTTAAAGATGAAATTCCTTGTAAAATTGGTGTTATGACACTCGATGATAATGAAGTAATGAAAATTATCAAAAAGGCTAAACGCTGTGATAGAGAACGTCCTGTTTCAGAAATGTTACTTATGATGTTTAGGTCTGCAAATAGAGATAGATATAAAAAACAAAGCAATGAAAAAGTCAATAATCTTACAAAATGTTATGATACTTATAATATAAAGATTCAAGAAGGAGACATACTATATGGAATGAGTAATTCTTCATATTGCGATATAAAAGGTGTTGTGACATATGAGAGCAGTGAGAAATGTTTTGTATTGCTTAATCGTGATGAATTATATTATCTTAATCCTAAAATGTGTAGGCATTTTGAAATAATGGGAAATAAAACAAACAATCCTGATATGATTGGTGATTTATTTGAATCATCAGATTATTAAATATTATTAATCAGCTCTAAGCTGTTTATATAGATTTCATCTTAATTCCGTCCGAAAGGACGTTTATATAGATATTTTTATTTTGTAAAAGGAGTGTTTGAAATGGTTAAGACAAAGCCAATTAAGGTATTTATTTCTCAAGTAATGAGAGATAAGACAGAGGAAGAAATTCTTACAGAAAGAAATCTTGCTATTGATAAGGTAAAGAAGATTTTCTCTAACAGAGAAGTTGAGATTATTGATAGTTATTTTGAGGACTATAACCCAACAGGCGGGAGTATTCCTTTAAAGTATCTTTCTAAGTCTGTTGAACTTCTTGCAGATGCTGACGTTGCTTATTTCTGCTTTGGTTGGGATACGGCAAGAGGTTGTAAGATAGAACACCAGTGTGCTGTTGAATATGGAATAAATAGAATTTATGGGTGATCTTAAAGAATTAACGAAAGACATTGTAAAAGTTATTGTATTTTCTATTTTATTTGTCTCTATTCTAATAGTATTAGGTATTATTGGTGGAACGATTGAAGCAAATCAGGCAAATCAGTCTGAAAAAGAATATAATAACGGCATTTGTTCTGAATGTGGCGGTCATTATAAATTTGTAAGTTCTTCTCACATTAATAATATTAGTATTAGTGATGAATATTATTACTCTTGTGAAGATTGTGGCTATACAATAATGACACACATATTTTATCGAGGAGGGAATTGAGTTGTGGGTTATAGGGCGAGAGACAGAACACGACTAAACCAAGATTTTATTGGATTTTAAAATTATGAGTAAATGTTAAAATAAGTGATAAAATAATTAAATTATACATATTGAAAGGATTTTGAATTTATGAGTATGAAGAAGTTTGAAAACACAATTACAATGGCTGGTATTCTTGTTAAGCATACACTTGAAGAAGCTACATACGGAACTAACAATGATATTGAGTGTATTCGTGGTGAAGTAATTATCAGAACAGCAGATGAAGGTGAACACTCGGTTAGATTCTTTGCTAATAAGTATAAGAAAGATGCGAATGGTAACTTTACATCGGAAGAAAATAAGATTTATAAGTCGCTCAGTACAGTTATGAACGAGTACAGAACTCTGGAAGAATATCCCGATGATCCTGATTATGTCGAGGTTACATCTGCTTCATTTGGTGTAATGGACTATGTGTCTAAGAATACAAACGAGCTTGTAACGATCAATACTATTTCTTCTAACTTCATCAACAGAATTACTAAGGAAAAGTATGAAGCATCTTCTCCCACAGCGACATTTGAGGTTGCCGGTGTAATAGCAAGTATTAAGGATGAAATTATCAAGGAAACTCCTACTGGAAATCTGATTGTTATTATGAATGTAATCAATCAGATTAAGAAGGGCAACGGTAAGGATGCTACATTTGACGTTAAGGATATGTTTCCTCTTAGACTGACTATTCCTGCCGATCTTGCAGACACTTTTAGAAGTATGTATTCTGAGGGTGTATTTACTAAGGTTTGTGGAGATGTAATTAATAGAACAGAAACCACAACAAAGACTGAAAAGGCAGCTTTCGGTAAGGATATTGTAAAGACATTCACAAATACAGTGAGAAAGAATGAAGTAACGAGTGGTGTAGCACCTGTAGATATTTATTCCGTTGGTCTTACCGATGAAATTTGTTCTCAGCTCATTTCAAGAAGAAATGCAACTATTGCAGAAGTAAAGAATGATAAGAAGAATAGTTCATCGTCAAACACAACAACTGAAAACACAGTGTCAGCTTCTACGTCTAATCCTTTTGCTTCAAAGAACCCTTTTGCTAAGTAATTGTATATAAATGACAGTCTATTTGAATTTGTAATTGTGATATTGAAAGGAAATAATAATATATGATTAACCTTATGACACTTGAAGAAAATAAGATTAGTACAGATTTTAGTGGTTATCCTGTTGTATTTATGGGTGAGACAGGAGACGGAAAGACAGATTCACTCAATCGTTTCCTCCGCTCTGTTGCTCCTGAAGGCAAAGTTCCTCTGTTTGTAATGTTTGAGGATAGATATAAAACTATTCAGAACATTATGGTTGTCAGAGTACATTCTATTCCTGATGTACTTGCTGTTGCCTCACAGCTCAAGAATCCAAAGACAAGAGAACGTTTCTCTTGTGTAGTTTTTGATACAGCAGATAAGTTTGAGGAAATGGCAAGCAGATATATAGCTTCAAACAAGGAAACTGAAATTATTGAAGATATTGGTTTTGCTCGTGGTAAGAAGTATCTTTCGTCTGTAATGGGCATTGTAGGCGAAATCAGAAATCTCGGACTTCCTGTCCATTTTGCAGTGCAGTCCTACAAGACAACTGATTTTAAGACAGGTGCAATTACATACAAGTGCAAGCTGAATGAGGCTACTAAGAATCAGATTTTCCACGATGCTTTCCTTGTTGGAATGGTTTCTATTGACCCAAAGGCAAAGGGTAATGTAAATGCAGACAGACTTATTACGTTTAAGAAGACCTCCGAATATATTGAACTCAAGGATACTTGGGGACTGCCTGACAAGATGTATGTGTCTGAAATTAAGGGCAATCTTGAAAAGCTGTTTAATGCCAAGTATGATAAGACTGAACTTGTAGATGCTCCTGCACTGGAAGAAATCAAGGACGAAGTTTCTTTTGATGAAGTAAAATCAAGAGGTATGGAACTTGGTTCAATTCTTGCCGAAAACGGTTATCTCAACGAAGCAATGAATGTACTCAAGACTACAATAGGTCAGAATGAGGACGGTTCTGCTAAGATGTTTGATGATATTCTTCCTACTCAGATCGACCTTGCACAAGTAGTAGTTATGAAGCTTGAAGAACTCAAGTCATCTAAGGGTATCTGATAATACAATTAAACAGCTAACAAAAGGGCGGTGGGTGGATAGCCTGCCGTCTGTTTTGTCTATTCAGGAAGTGATTATATAAGCAGACCTGCATACTGCAAATGTTGCAATAAAGAAATCCGAGGAGACGAAATATTCAAACACAATAACAAGTCATATTGCAAGCAATGTTATGAAATAATACACTCTGAAAGTGAAGATTATAAAATGCTTATATCTATGATTTGTGAGTATTTTGAATGTGATGAACCCACCGGAATGATAATGACACAGATAAAAAATTACAAAAAAGACTATGATTTAAGTTACGCTGCTATTGGATATACACTTTGGTATGTCAAAAACATTATCGGAGATAAATTCAATATAAAATATGGTATCTTTCAAGTCAAAAATGAATATAAAAACGCTGAAAAATATTTTAAGGAACAGCAGTTGAACAGTGAAAAGGCTTATAATTTCGAAGAAAAAGAACGGATAGTAAAATTAAAGCCTAAATCAAAGAAAAATAATTATCTTATAGATTTAGATAAATTTATAGAAGGGGAGTGACTACTGAGTTGGACGTTAAAGGTCTTGTTGATAAAAGAAATATATTCCTGCTTTTAGGTTGTTATTGCAATAATCCCAAAATGATATTTGATGAAAAGTATGAAACAAACGCTTATGATTATTCAGAAACGTTTCATAAAACAATTTGGGGAGCTATTGTTAATATCGCTAAAAAGGGAAATATACAAAAAATTTCACCTGTTGAAATAGAAAATGAAATTGCTCAGTTCCCAAGTGCAACTACTGTTTGGAAGAATAATGACGGTTGGAATTACATAGATAAGGCTATTGCAGAATCCGCAGATAAGCTTTTAAACGCTGGATTTTACAGAGATACAGTGCGTAAATATTCAATTATCAGAAATGCGGTTGAATCTTTAAAGTTGGACATATCATTTTTGTATGATGAAGAAGACGAGGTTAAGCTTGATAAATTCAATAGTATGACAAGTACAGACGTGCTTAATGAAATATGCTGTAAATTCAGCGATTTTAAAAATCTTTGGAAAAGTGCTTTTGGAGATAATTATTCTTTTCACGCAGGCGATGATATTAAAAATCGAATATCTGAATATAAAAATCAGACAAATACATATGGTTATCCCTTTCAAAGTGGTTATCTCACCACAGTATATCGTGGAATGAGAAGCAAAAAGATGATTATTCGCAGTTCTATCTCGGGTGGTGGTAAATCTCGTTCAAGTATGGCTGATGCTGTAAATATAGCTTGTGATAAGATTTATGACTGGCAAAAGAAAGAGTGGATAGCAACAGGTGAAAAAAGACCTGTGTTATTCATATCAACAGAGCTAACAAAGGAAGAAATTCAAGACTGTTTGCTTGCACATATCAGCGGAATTGAACAGGACAGACTTGAAGAATGGAAAGATATAACTCCCGAAGAAGAAAAAGTTCTTGATAAATCCGCTGAAATTGTAGAAGAATCACTGCTGTATGGAGAATATCAACCCGACTTTACCATTGATACTATCTGCGAAACCATAGAACAATACATAATAAATCAGAAAATAGAATATGTTTTCTTTGATTATATCAATGACAGTCCTTCTCTTTATGCTTATTACTTTGAAAAAACCAAAACACGACTTAGAACAGATCAGATTTTGTTCCTGTTTAGTGCAGCTTTAAAATCAGCTTGTAATAAGTACGATGTTTTCTTAGGAACATCTACTCAGCTAAATGATACATATAAAGATGATATAAATAAGGATTCGGGAGCATTGAAAGGTTCAAAGAGTATTATTGAAAAAGCTGACGGTGGTATGCTTGCATTACCTGTTACAACTAAAGACCTTAAAAAGCTTAAACCAATACTCGAAGCACGAGGAAACTTTAATCCTACTGTTCCCAATATGGCATATTGGATATTCAAAAATCGTGGAGGAAAGTGGAAAGCTATTGTTATCTGGACTAAAATCAATCTTGGTACAATGCGAGAGATGGATTGTTTTGTCACGGATTATAATTATGAGCTTATAGATGATATTGAAAAAACGATTATTGAATTTGAATTTGACGATGTTGGCAACGCCGAAATGTTTGATACAACGGTAGACGTTGATGCTGTGAAGGTCATTGATAACATTCTGAATCCAAATTAAGGCGGTGAATAAATGACTGCCGAAGAACTCAAATCAGCTTTAACTACTGAAAATATAAAGACTTTGATGAAAATTCTCGGTGGAACAGTATATACAGATAGTGATGATTATATGATATATGATACTATTTGCCATTGCGGTACAAGTCATAAACTTTATTACTACAAATCATCTAAATCTTTTTACTGTTATACCGAATGTGGAAGTCTTGATATTATTGAAATAGTGAAAAGACTGAAAAAATATAATCTTCCAGAAGCTATTACTTGGATTTCAAATCAGTGCCATATTGATGAAAGACGAGGCTTCGGAAACAGTTATATCTCTGATTGGTCTTTTATAAAGGATTACGATAAATCCAAATCAAAGCAAACGACCATCAAAGACCTTGATAGTTATGACAGTAAAATTCTAAATGTTTTTCAGAACAAATACTATCAAGGTTGGATTGATGAGGGCATTTCCATAGAAAGTATGCAGAAATACAACATTAAGTATTCTCCTTACTTACGTCAGATAATTATCCCTCATTATGATATAACAAATCGTTTAGTTGGAATACGAGGACGAATGATGACAGAGGAAGATGAAGAACGCTATGGAAAATATTCTCCCATTAAAGTAGGAGATATAATGTATAAGCATTGCCTTTCTTATAACTTTTACGGCATCAATCAAAACCTAAACACAATAAAAAACAAACATAAAGTTATGCTTGTAGAAGCTGAGAAATCAGTTCTGCAAGCAGACACAATGTTTGGAGAGAATAATTTTACGTTGGCTGTTTGCGGAAGTGCATTTCATTCTTATCAACGAGATATGTTGATTATGCTCGGAGTAAAAGAAGTGATAATTGCACTTGATAAACAGTATGAAACAGCCGATTCACAAGAAGCTATGGATTGGCAAAATCATATAATAAAGCAGTTTATAAAGCCTTTGTCTCCATATTTTGCGGTTTATGTACTTTGGGATACAGAAAATTTGTTTGGTTATAAGCAATCTCCTACCGATAAAGGTAAAGAAACGCTGTTAAAGCTTATGAAAAATAAAATTTATGTTCCGTCTTATGATTAAACGAGGTGAATTAAGTGACTTTTGAATATCAAACACGAGGAAGTATTGGAATAGGTAATCCGGTTACAAAAATCCTTGAAAATCGGGGAATAAAAAATGTTCCTATGTTTTTAAATCCTACAAAATCCTGTTTAGAGGATAATCACCTGTTAGATAATATTGATTTAGCAGTTGATATTTTTCTTAAACATATGAATAATAACAGTAAAGTTGTAGTATTGCAGGATTGTGACTGTGACGGTGTGACTTCCGCAGCTTTAATGATACAGTATATAAATGATAATTTTCCGTCAATTTCAGTGGATTACATTATACACGACAATAAAGAACACGGTCTTGATAATAAATCTATGCTTGAGATTAAACCGAAAAAGCCTGATTTGCTTATTATTCCAGATGCAGGAAGTAATGATTTGAGACAGTTGAAAACATTAAAATCTGCCGGTATTGATGTCATTGTTCTCGATCATCACGATGAATCGGAAAAGGTTACACGATTAAAGTCTATATATAGGCTTGAAAATCTTAATGATTTCGCAGTGATAGTAAATAATCAGATGTCATCAAAAGTAAATGACAAGTCAATGACAGGCGTAGGAATAGTCTATAAGTTTTGTTCTGTTGTTGATGAAAGACTAAAACGTAATACAGTTAATAAATATCTTGACTTGGTAGCCCTCGGAATGATAGCTGATTCGTGTGATTTAACACAGTTGCAGACAAGATATTTAGTTCTCGAAGGTATTAAACAGATACAGAACGAGACAAATCATAATAAATTCATTTCGGAATTAGTCAAGTCTCAGGCTTATTCATTACATAGTAAAGCAACCATTTTAGGTATAAGCTTTTATATTGCACCTCTTGTAAATGCTCTAATCCGACTTGGTACAAAAGACGGCAAAGAAATAATGCTTAAAGCATTTCTCAATTCATCGGAAAAAGCGATTGTTAAAATTCGTAGCAAAGGTGAAATTGAGGTTTCAATTCAGGAACAAGCAAGAAGATTATGCGAAAGTTATAAACGCAAACAGCAGAAAATGACAGGTGATTATACAGAAGTCCTTAAAGAGCAAATAAATGAATTTGGATTGAACGAATATCCTGTAATCTGTTGTGAAGCCGATAAGTCATTTGAAAAAACATTTACAGGTCTGATTGCAAACAAACTCACGTCTATGTATAATAAGCCTTGTCTGCTTCTGAGAGATTGTAATGATATTCTTATGGGAAGTGCAAGGGGATTCGATAAATCTCATATTAAAGACATTAAGGATTTCTGCTTGCAGACAAAATTGTTTGATTTGGCAGAGGGACATCCTAACGCTTGCGGTGTAACTATTAAAAAGGATAATATTTCAAAGTTTTACGATTATCTTTCTCAGCAAAATTTTGATAATACCTTAAATTATACCGTGGATGCAGTTTTTGATGAAAAATCACTCACCGCAGAGGTAATTCAGTCAATTTTTGCACTTTCTGACGTTTGGGGAACAAATATTGAAGAACCTCTATTTTTACTAAAACTGAAATGCCCTATTGATGGGGGTTTCACGGTGCTTGGAAATGAAAAAAACACAATAAAATTGACATTTCATAATATTGAGATTATTAAGTTTCGTTCCTCTGAAAATGAGTACAATGAGATAAAAAATCTTGGTAAAATGGTTGAATTTACAATAGTGGGTAAGTTTTCAGTGAATGAATATAATGGAAAGAAAATTCCACAGGTCATAGTAGAAAACTGGATGTATAAACCTTGTGACGAAAAGCCTAAATTCAGATTTTAAGGAAGTGATAAAGTGGATTACAATATCTTTGGCTACGATTTTGAGGTTTTTAAGTACGATTGGCTTGTTGTATTTGTTAATAAGAATACATCTGAACGAACAGTAATCGTTAATGACAGACAAGCTTTAAAGGATTTTTATAATACAAATAAAGACGCTATTTTTGTAGGATATAATTCAAGAAATTACGACCAGTTCGTTTTTAAAGGCATCTTGTGTAATATGAATCCAGCAATTATCAATGAAGAATTGATTGTTAAAGGGAAATCGGGCTATCAGATTGTGAAAAAAGCAAAGGACATTCCTTTTAATAATTATGATGTTTCGGATATTCAGCATAGCTTAAAGCAGCTTGAAGCTTTTATGGGTCACGATATTAAAGAGTCGGAAGTTGATTTCACAATAGATAGACCTCTGACACAAGCCGAAATCGAAGAAACAATTAAGTATTGTACTCACGATGTAACGGAGTGTTTGGCTGTTCTCGATTATAAAATCGGTGATTTCGATGCTCAATTTAGTCTAATAGAAGCATTTGATTTACCTTTTGAGATGTTTAATAAGACTAAAGCACAGCTTTCAGCTCATATCCTCGGTGCAGTAAAACAGCACACAATGGACGATGAATTTGAATTTACAATTCCTCCAACTTTAAAATTGGGCGAAAAGTATCAGTTTGTAGTCGATTGGTTTAAAAATCCTGTGAATAAAGCTTATAAGACTGCTACTTATTCATATGAAAATCAGCACAAACGTGAATTAGATTGTATGATAGCAGGTGTTCCCCATATTTTTGCTTATGGTGGAGTACACGGTGCTATCCCTAACTATCACGCAAAAGGAATAATATTGTGCCTGGATGTTGCCAGCCTTTATCCGTCAATTATGATTGAATATGGTTATCTCAGCCGTAAACTCAAGAATCCTCAAAAGTACAAAGAGATTCGAGACGAAAGACTTAGACTTAAAAAGTTAAAGGATAAACGTCAGCAACCTATGAAAATCGTACTTAATTCCACATATGGAATACTCAAAGATAAAAATAATCCACTTTATGATCCTCTTATGAGCAATAACGTTTGTGTTACAGGTCAACTTTTGCTTCTTGATTTGATCGAAAAGGTAGAGCCGTATTGTCAGTTGATTCAAAGTAATACAGATGGTATCTATATGCTTGTTAAAGATATGGAGACAGTAAAAATAATTGAAGATATTGCTCACGAATGGGAGACAAGAACAAGGCTTTCCCTCGAATTTGATATTTACAATGAGATTTATCAAAAAGATGTAAATAACTATATCATCATCTCTGAAGACGGACATTATAAATCAAAAGGAGCTTATCTTAAAAAACTAAGTCCTATTGATAATGATTTGCCTATAATCAATACTGCTTTGATTGAATATTTTGTACATCAAACTCCTATTGCAGATACAATAAACAAATCGAATATGTTGATTGATTTTCAAAAGGTTGTCAAGCTTACAAGTCTTTATAAGGGCGTTGTTTATGGTGAAGGCGTTACAGAAACAATAGAGGGTAAATCAAAAGTTGTTGTCAAAAACGGAGAACATCTCAGAGAAAAAGTGCATAGAGTATTTGCCTCAACTGATCCTCATGCAAAAGCACTGTATAAAACTAAAACAGAAAAGGGTGAACAGGTTTATGAAAAGATAGCTTATACTCCTGACCATTGCTTTATCAATAATGATAATATCTTAGATGCTTCTGTTCCTAAAGAACTTGACCGTCAGTATTATATTGATATGGCAACAGATAGATTAAATCAGTTTCTTGAAGTTGCTGAAGAAAAGCACGATGTAATTCCGGAAATTTTGTATGATAATATGCTCAAAACAAATAATTTTTATGAATTTCTGGAATTATGTACACAGACCTTGCCTATTAAAATCAGCAATAAGATATTTACTAATTACATAATTGCCGATTGCTGTTCTAAATACGGTAAAACAAAGCATTTACTTGATTTTATCAAATGGTTTGACTTGTTGTATGGAAAGGACAAATTAACAGTAAAACAGGCAGAAACTAAATTTGATAATATTAAATCTATAATTGACAAATATTCAGAACTAAGTGCAACAGGTAAAACTTTCATTATAGACAGCAAGAAAATCTTAATTGAACTATTTGATAATATTCCAGATGAAGATTTGTATTTGCCTGAAATATTGGAGATGCAGATAAAATTATTTGAAAATTTAAGATATGTAAATTCAGAACTGAATGAAAATTATTATTATGTTCTCAATACCAGAAATGAAATAAAGCCCAATTTAATAATTTATCAGCTTAGTACGGGTAATATTCTTAATGTTAAAGTTGATAAACAGATGTTTGATATTCTCTTTATACAAGATGGTGACATCATTCAAGTCAATAAATCTGAGTATAGATATGGAGTTAAAATCATCGGTAAAGACGAAGACGGAGTAAACATCACCGATACAGACTATAATAAGCAGTATTTATACTTGCTTGGATATGATATTCTGTACAGAGATTACTCAAAGTCCAATAAATCATTAGTGGAGGAATAATATAATGTTTGAAGATGACGAGTCGATCATAAAATGCGAAATAAAATTAAGCAGAATATTTTATCCTAAGAATGTGAAATCTGTAGAAACAGGTGAATATGCAATATTTGCAGGCACAGTAGTTTTTCCTATTGAGAACTGTTGCTTAGATGATATTATCAAATTCAAGGGTAATGTTCCTGTTCTTGAATATGGAACATCATATAAGGTAACAGCTGCTCTTGCCGATCATCACGAAATTTATGGTGATACTTATGAAATTCTCTATATGAGTAAGAAAATAAATATCTCAAATAAAGAAAGTCAAAAGGAATTATTAAGTACAATTTTACCTGAAAAGACAGTAGAAAATTTGTTTAATACCTATGATGACATTGTTTCATTGCTTGAAAAGAGAAATACAGAAGCACTGTGTAAAGTTAAAGGCATTACGGAATCCAATGTTGATAGACTGTACAGAGCTTATGACGATACAAAAGATTATAGTCAAATTTTTGTAGAACTTAGTAGGTCTGGACTGTCAGGAAATCTCATTAAGAAAATAACTGATTATTATAAATCTCCCGAAAAGGCATTAGACGTAATCAGAAAAACACCATATGAACTTGTAACAGTTGATGGTATTGGTTTTAAAAAAGCAGATGAAATTGCTCTTAAAATGGGAGTAGATAAATTTGATTGTCAGAGAATTAAGGGATATTTAATTCACGTTTTGCTTGAACAAGCGGAATTAGGCAGAAGTTATCTTCATTATTCAGAGCTTATGAAAATGTTATATGATACCTTGGGTTTTGTACCTGAAGAAATTGTCAATAAGACAGCTCAGATAATGATAGATGATGGTAAAATACATATATCTGAAAATGGTGAAAACATAGGTCTTACAAGATATTATAATCTTGAAAAAGATATTTGCAATGAAATTGTAAGACTTATGATTGGTTCATCTAAAGACAATGTTGATACCGATAAAAATTCCGTTCCTAAGTATATTCCCAGAGATTTTAATATCTTTAATCCTGAAAATGTAATAGCGAAAGTTGAAGATGACCAAGGCTTTGAATTTACAGATGAACAGAAAAGTGCGATATATACTTGCTTAAACAACAGGGTTATTGCTATTACAGGTGGTGCAGGTTGTGTAGATTGTGATACAGAATATTTTAATGGTCGAGAATGGAAAAAGATTAGTGATTTTACAGATGGAGATAGGGTACTCCAATATAATGCGGATGGTACGGCAACTTTAATTTATCCATTGGCTTATATAAAGCAAAAAGCTGAATATTTGTGGCATTTTGAAACAAAGTATGGATTAGATCAATGCTTATCTGACAATCATAATTGTTATTATATAACATCAAAAGGAAATTTATATCATAAGACATTTAAAGAAGTTCGTGAAAATCAAGAAACTACAGGATTTAAGGGCAGATTCATTACAGCATTTGATTATGCTGGTACAGGAATACCATTGACAGATGATGAAATTAGAATCATGGTTGCTACTTTTGCAGATGGTAGTTTTTATTATAGTAATGGAGATTATAAAAACATCTCTGAAAATATATATAATAAGGCAAGGTTTCATTTGAAAAAAAGTAGAAAAAAAGCAAGGTTGTTAGATTTAATTGAAAAATTAGGATATAAATATGATATTTCTGAAAGTTCTGTAAAAGGTTATCACGATATATACGTTAAAGTTCCTTTTAGATGCAAACACTTCCCACTCGATTGGTATAATTGTAATAAAGAACAATTAAAAATTATCGCCGATGAAATTGTATATTGGGATTCTTACTTAAAAGTAAAAAATAGATTTACAACTGTAAATAAGCAAGATGCAGATTTTGTACAATTTGTATTTACATCATTAGGATATAGAGCTACTATAGCTTGTCATGATCGTGTTGGAGAAAATTATTTAACTGCCGATAAAATATACACAAGAAAATCAATAGAATATACAGTTAATTGGAGCAAACAAAATTTAATAGGTATGTGTGCTGATAAACGTGATGATCACACAAATACACCAATTACAAAATATAAAACATTGGATGGATTTGAATATTGCTTTACAGTTCCTTCACATATGTTAGTTTTGCGTAGAAATAATAAAATATTTATTACTGGAAACTGTGGTAAAACAAGCACTGCTAATGGAATTTGTAAAATTTTTAAAACCCACTCTATTATTGCGGTAGCACTTTCTGGCAAAGCAGCTTTGAGAATAACAGAAGCAATAGGACTTCCGGCAAGTACAATACATAAAGCGTTAGGGTGGTTCAAGGGACATTTTATTCATTGTAAGGAAAATCCTCTTGAAGCTGATATTGTCCTTATAGACGAAGCAACTATGATAAATGGCTCATTATTTAGAGATTTGCTTGAAGCCATTCCAACAGGGGCGAAAGTAATAATAATGGGTGATGTACAGCAGTTGACACCAATAGGAAGTTGTCAGGTGTTTGCTGATATGTTAAACAGTGGTGTAGTTCCAACAGTGAGACTGACTAAACTTCATAGACAAGCTTTGAATAGTGGTATCATTCCTACATCTATTAAGGTAACAAACCAAGAACAGTTGTTTTCAAATACATATCAGGGTTCAGAAATCATTGGTGAATTGCAAGATATGGAGTTAAATATTACTACTGAAAAATGTAATTTATCTGATTATGTAGTTGAAAAGTTTAAGCAAGAATATGAAAAATTCAAAGATATAAATGAAGTTCAGGTTGTATCAGCTATGAAAACAAGAGGCGATCTGAGTTGTTATAACTTAAATACCAAAATTCAAGAAGTATATAATCCCATTTCAGAGGACGATATTTTCATTGAAATTAAGCTTTCCGAAAAGAAGAGTAAGACAACAGACACATCTTCTGTCAAGAAATACAGGATTAAGGTTGGTGATAAAGTAATCAATACTAAGAATAACTACACCTGTACTGATTTAGATGGTAATGTTTGCCCTGTATTCAACGGTAATATAGGTACAGTCACCAATGTAACACAAAACGGTATTACTATTGATTTCATCGGTATTGGAGAAGTGTGGTTTGGTAGAGACAAATTCAAAAATCTTGAATTAGGATATTGTATTACAACTCATAAATCACAAGGCTCGGGTTTTAAATCGACTATAATAGCTTTAGATGGCAGTAGTTATATAATGAATAATGCAGAATTGCTTTATACAGCTATCACAAGAGCAAAGAAATATTGTATTCTTGTGGCAACAAATTCTGCTGTTAGAAGTGCTATAAGTCATAAGGAAGTTAATAACAAACAAACATATCTCAAGGATATGCTTATTAATAACGAATACCTGAAAGGAGATTCTACAAATGAATGAAATGACTAACGTATTCAAAATATTCAATCAGCTCCAGTCAACAAGTAAAAAGACTGAAAAGATTGAAATTCTGAAAGCTAATGAAAGAAACATTTTGTTTACTGATACATTAAAATGGCTTTTAAATCCGTTTGTGATAACAGGAATCAGCACCAAAAAGCTTAATAAATCAGTTAAGTATGATACAACTCCAATTCAGACTTGGCGAGATATGATGATGTATCTTGATGCAAACAATACAGGCAGAGATGCAGATATAGCAATCGCACAAGGTTTTATTAGTCTACAGCCTGAAGAGTATAAGGAATATTACAGACAGCTTGTAACGAAGTCTCTGAAGCTTGGTATAGATGCTAAGATCGTAAATAGTGTATATGGTAAAGGATTTATTCCTGTATTTGATGTGCAACTTGGTACTCCTATTGATAAGGTCAAATTCAAAGGTAATGAATATATTTACATAAGTCAGAAGATGAATGGAACAAGATGTGTCTATTATAATGGTAGGTTATATAGTCGTTCAGGTAAAGAATTTACAGGTCTTGACCATATAATTGCCGATATTCAGAAGTTCAATCTTCCTGACCTTGTATTTGACGGTGAACTTATTCGTAAGAATACAGACGGCAAATCAGACAGCGAAAATTTTCAGATAGGTACAGGAATTGCAAATAGTAAAGATGCAGATAAGTCTTGCCTTGAATATGTAATTTTTGACTACCTTCCTAAAAATGAATTTATGGCTGGTGAGAGCCTATCAAAGTATGGAGAACGCAAAAAGTACCTCGTTGATATAATTGCAAAAAAGATAAAGGACAATGATATTAAAAATCTCAGAATCGTTCCAATGTGGTACGAGGGCACAGACCATTTGCAGATACAGAAATGGCTTAAATATGCCGAAAACACAGATAAGGAAGGTTGTATGGTTCAGTTTGATACTACATATAAATGTAAGAGAACCAAGGAACTCATTAAGGTCAAGTGTTTCTATGATTGTGACCTAAAGTGTATTGATATTGAGCAAGGCACAGGTAAGAATGTAAATACTCTTGGTTCAATTCTCTGCGAGTATAAAAACAACATTGTAAAAGTTGGTTCTGGTTTTACCGATGAACAAAGAAATCATTATTGGAATAATCCTGATGAAATTATCGGTAAGATAGTCACGGTTAAGTATAAGGAAGAAACTAAGAACAAGGACGGTAGTTATTCTTTACAGTTTCCAGTATTTCAAACAGTAAGATTTGATAAGACAGAGCCAAATGTATAATTATAAGTAAATAATAAAAATTAGCAAAATAATTTGAAAAACCACTTGACATTTCTATTATATATGGTATAATAAGTATGTAATCAAATTATAAGTAAATAATAATATGGTTACGCAAAATATAATAATTAAAGGAGAATATAAGAATGACTTACAAAGACCTTAATAATGTTGTAAAAGCAGTAATGGTAAAGAGGGATGATGCAACAATACCTCTCATATTTGGAGCAATGTCTGATTTACCTAATTTTATGATTAAAGACTCTAATATAGATGATGTGCGTTGCAAGGTTGTAGACTATCACGCAGAACAGTTTACTAAGTACAACACTACATACATAAGAACGGTGCTTACTTTCGCAGACGGCTCTAAGGAATCGGTAGAGTGTCCTGCTGATAAGGCAGATACTTATTATGGCTTCACAACTTGTTATGCAAAGCATATAGCAAAGAAATTTCTCGGCAAGAATATTTCGGACATAGCTGATTACTGGCTTATCACTAAGCCTAAGAGAGAAGCTGAAGCTCGTGCAAAGGCTGATGCTCAGAGAGCAGAAGAACAGAGACTTGCAGAACGTGATAAGAAAAGACGTGAAAAGTATAGAATCCGTATGGAAGCAATCAGACGTAAGGAAGCTTACGAGGCATCTAAACTTGCTGAAGAAAAGTATGGAGTGCCAGCTGATTGGTCTGAAAAGTAATATCTAAGGAGATATTAAAATGAGAGTAATGGCGTTTGCAATAATAGTAAATGCGATAATCTTTGTTGCGAATATGACCTATATGGATTGTATCAGCAAAGAAGTATATAAAAATCTCAAAAGATTTGCTAAGTTTAAGTGTTTGACCAAAGAATTTGAGGAATATGACACTTTAAATAGTAAATATTGTGGTGGATTTTTTACTTATCTTATGTTTGCTGTTCCTGTTATAAATGTTATTACTCTCTTTATATCCTGTTTCGACTATGATAACATGGTTTCAGAAATTCAAGAAACAGCCAATGATAAGTTTATGAACTGGGTTGAAAGCAGAAAGGGTGAGATAAATGCCAAATAAAGATTCAAATAATAATTCTAACTTTACATTTGGTGAACGTCTTGTATTTTTATTGTTTTTTGGAATACTTACGCTTATGCTAATATCTATTATTTTGAAGCTCTGTGATATTATTCATTGGGATTGGGAATACATACTTGCTCCGATCTGGCTTCCAATAATTTCGTTTGCGCTAATTATTATTGCTTCTGAATAATTGTTAGTGTGATTTTATTTTATTTAATACAATAAAGATTGATTTTATAAAGGAGATGTTAAAATGATACATAAGAAATTTATGGATATTCAAAGAATTAAGCCTGAATACGCTGATGGTTTTAACGTTGGTGATTACATAGTTATTCAAGAAAAGATTGACGGTGCAAACGCAGCAATCAGATATGATGCTGAAACTGATACAATAGTCGCTCAGTCAAGAAAGAATATTCTCGGCATCGGTAATAATCTTAGAGGATTTTATGAGTGGTCACAGACACTTGATAAAGAGATTGTAAAATCTGTTCTCGGTGACAATCTTATATTGTTTATGGAATGGCTTGTGCCACACACTCTGTCTTATCCAGAAGAACGTTATAATCACGCTTATTGTTATTACGTGTATGATGCTAATACAGAAAAGTATCTTCCTCAGAGTACAGTTCAGGTTATTGTAAACAAGCTTAATCTTACTTATGTTCCTACATTTTATGAGGGTAAATTTATTTCTTGGGAACATTGTATGAGCTTTGTAGGTAAGACCGAACTTGGTGGCGAACACGGCGAAGGGATAGTAATTAAAAATCAGACAATGCTTAATAATCCTAATACTCGTCAGCCATTTTATATCAAGATTGTAGCTGAAAAGTTTCAGGAAGCACATACTCATAAAGAAGCAAAGGTTGTTAACCCTGCAATGATGAAAAAGAGAGAAGAAATCCAGAAACTTGCTGAAACTATTGTTACAGAAGCAAGAGTAAGGAAACTTCTCAATAAGTTTGTTGACGAAGATATTCTCCCTGAGAATTGGTCTTTAGAGGAAATGCCTATTATTACAAAGAACTTGACTAAGGCTGTTTACGAGGATTGTGTTAAGGAAGAATCTGAAACAGTAAAGCAGATTGATAATTTCGGCAAGGTTGCTAATGGCATTGCTATGAAATTAGCAAGAAATATTGCAAGTGAAAGATAATATTTATATCATAAAAGTGAAATTTCGTGATAAGTTTTAGTCTAAAATAATTCCATTTTAGACTAAAGATAGAATTATTGAACTATTATGAAACAGATTTTTTATTGTGCTTTTGAAAGGAGTTTCTTATGAAGATTAAAGAAAAATATCATCGTATTTTAACAGCAAAGGCTCAATGGCAGGAAACAATAAATGCTACAGACTATATTCCAGCATATGTTTGCACCAAAGACATTGAAAAATATTTATTCGATAAATATGCTGATTGGGAAATAGGTGAAGAATTTCATTGTTGCTACAGTTGGGAACAGTGCTGTTGGGTTGACCCTTATGCAGAAGGTATCTGGGATATGACTGAAAATGATGTGATTGAAATGTTAAAGAGAATTTTAAAAGAAAACAGAAAGTTAAGTTCAAGAATGCCTATCTTTTATTATTGTGAACATGACAATACCATTGACATTTTAATAACGCATAGGCATCTTAATAATAAATGCTGTGTTGATTATAAGATTATCGGACGAATAATAAAGGAGTAATCAATAATAAAGGAGTAATCAAATGGATTATTATTATGATAGATTAATAGAACTTGAAGCAGACGGCATAGATTTTATATCTATTGGTGATAAAATTGACCATACGCCATTCCCTACGGTTTTAAAAACAATAACTAAGCAAGAATTTGAAAATAATTCAGAAATTTATATTCTTAAAACAGCATATCGGTTTTGGAAATTAGTTGATGGTAAAAAGGTATATGTTAAATGAACAAAAAATTTTATATATCAGACTTGCATTTTGGTCATCAAAAATGTATTGACTTTGATAAAAGACCATTCAAGTCACTCAATGATATGAACGAAACAATGATACAAAATTGGAACAGTGTTGTTTCAAAAGGTGATTTGGTTTATGTTCTTGGTGATATGTTCTGGGATAATAGACTAATTTCTGAAATAATGCCAAGACTCAAAGGTACAAAATTTCTTATAAAAGGTAATCACGATAGAATTTCTACAGAGTATAACAAATATTTTGAGTGGATTAAAGATTATGATGTAATCAAAGATAACGGTGAACACCTTGTTCTTTGTCATTATCCTATTGCTCATTGGATAAATGCCGATTATGGATATATTCATCTGTATGGTCATATTCACGCAGGACGTGATACAAGACCTTTTCAGGAATATGCAAAAATAATGAAGAGTAAAGGATTTAGTTATGAGTGTTATAATGTAGGTTGTATGCTTCATAATTATACACCTGTTACTTTGGAACAGTTAAGAAAGAAAGATAAAAATGAATAACACACCAGAAATTCTTAATGCACAGATTAAAAATGTATCAATTTATTACGAAGACCACGGTATTCTTACGTTTGGTATCGAAATTGATATTTCCGATGGAACAGCTTGCGTTATAGGTGGATATGTTTTAGATGAATATAATAATAATACAAAGAAACGTCAGTGTTGTCCTTATAGTATGGATTTAATTGCACAAATTATGAAAGTTGTTGGTGTAGGTAAGTGGGAAGATTGCAAAGGTAAGTACATAAGAGTGGTTTCAAATGGTTTGGGTAGGTCAATTACAAAGATAGGCAATCTTATGAAAGATGAATGGCTGGATATACCAGAGTTTTTCAAGGAATATGGAATAGAATAATGTGATAAAAATTGCTTTTATAGTGTTTAAGTAAATAATAAGATAGGAGTGATAAAACTGAATATATTAAGTCTTTTTGACGGTATGGCTTGTGGAGTGCTTGCTATGCAAAAAGCAGGCGTAAAAGTAGATACATATACAGCTTATGAAATTGATAAGTATGCAATTCAGACAGCAACACATAATTTTCCTATGATTAAGGAATGCGGAGACGTGTTTTCGGCAGATTTTACACAGTATAAAGATATTGATTATATCATAGGGGGTTCGCCATGCACATACTGGAGCATCGCTCAGAAAAATAATCGTGAAACCGAAGCAAGCGGTTTAGGTTGGGAACTCTTTTCACAATACGTCAGAGCTTTAAATGACGTTAAACCTAAGTTCTTCATTTACGAAAACAATAAGTCGATGAGTAGTGCTATACGAGAAAGTATTACAAAAACATTTGGATTTGAGCCTATTTGCATCAATTCAGCACTTGTATCGGCTCAGAATAGAAATCGTCTTTATTGGGTAGGTAAAAGAAATGATGACGGTACATATAGCAAGGTCGATATTAAACAGCCAGAGGATTATGGTATTTTTCTTAAAGATATTCTTGATAATGGGTGTGATCTGACAGTTAACGATAAATCTTGGACATTGACCGCTTCTTACAATGGAGCTGTTCCTTGGAATATGATCGAACGTTGCCAAAGAAATATGGTGGCAGAACCCGTCACAGACGCTATTCGTGTCGGTTCACTACCAAGACCTAACGGAGAACTTTCAACATCACAAGCTATGAGAATTTACAGTACGGAAGGTAAATCTGTAAATCTTGTATCTGGTGGTGGAGGAATGGGTGGCAAAACTGGTTTGTACGCTGTTCCTGTAGAATTTAAAGACAACATTCCTACCAAAGCAGTCAGTTATGCAGACGACAAGACTTATACTGTATATGAAGTTAAGAATGGGCTTATTGCAATAAAGGGTAAAGAATATCCTATTAAGCTGAATGACGGCTATTACATAATTCGTAAGCTGACAGTTTCCGAATGCAAGAGATTACAGACCGTGCCTGAATGGTATGAGTTCCCTGTAAGTGACACACAAGCATATAAGATGCTCGGGAATGGGTGGACTGTCGATGTGATTGCACATTTGATTAAAGCAACATTAAATACATAAAAACGACTACTATATATAGTAATACAATAAAAATTTCATTTCATTTTGTGATAAAAAGGAGAAAATAAAAAGTGAGGTTAATTGATGGAGATGCCTTGAGAGATAAATCTTTTATGACTGGAGAACATCCAACCGTTAATAATCCGTATCGTGATTTAGATGAAGTCGTATCAGTTGACGATATTGATAATGCTCCAACAATAGACGTTGCACCAGTGAAGCACGGGCATTGGATACAGGTTGACAAGAACAAGTGCGAATGTAGTAATTGCGGTATTATTGTACTAATTGCGGTATATCCGCATGGTGACAAAAATTATTGCCCCAACTGCGGGGCGAGAATGGACGGAGGTGATACATAATGACTTGGAATGTATATTGTTATGATCTTAATTCAAATAAAATAATGACTTATAATATCTTTCGTCACGGTAGGTTCAGAGAAGATGTTACTAATGATTTGAAAGAATGTAACAATAAAGATGAGTTTGCCAAAAGACTCAAATCGAATTTGCACTATTATTTTTGGTCGAAATGTGAATGGGAGATACTCATTAAAGGTTGGCTTAGTAATTGGCTTAGTAATGAGAGCGGAGAACTTAAAGCTGATGTCTATGACCAAGTGATGTTAAATTGGGATATATTCCTTAATTATGTGTGGAGTTTCAAATGAAAACGATGATTAACTAAATCACAGTTTTATTGTAAAGTTGAAAATTATATTAAGATTTTGGAATCATTTCAAAAATTTCAAGAGCAGTTTTGGCGATAGTAAGTAAAGCAATTAAAAAGGCTGTCACTATACCAGCACCAGTGAAAAAACACTTAAACATAGTGATAATGCTACCATTGTGATTTTTGGCAGCATTTGTTTTAATTGTATTGACAATCATAGAAATTACTTTAAATAAAGGAGAAAACGTTATGTAGAAGAAGATAACTAATAGTATAGATGTCACGATGGAAAGCCAAATAGTGATTTCTTCGTTTGATAAATCAGCAAGCCAATAAATTGTTGCGAGCGCAGTAATAAAGGTATAACCCATATAAGATAAAAAATTTGCTATTCCGTCCATAATTTTGGTTTTGTCAGCGTATGGAAAACAAAATATCGCAGATATCATACAAATAGACGTAATAATGGTTATAGCAAATGAATCTACTTTTGTCAATATTTCTATTATCCCAAAAAACATTCCTACTATAAAGAGAGATAAACTTAATCGAAACATATCGCTCTTATTTTTAGGTATGTAAGATTTTAGTTTGCTTTTAATTTTTTTAATATCTTTTTCTGCTTCGGTTGACATTACAATCTTCCTTTCATTTGTCAATGATTTAATTATAACACAGATATTGGAAAATGTATATTAAAATACAATTAAAATTTAAATTAAAGTGTCCTAACGGAAACTGGAAAGGAGATAACACATAAATGATAATCAGAGAAGAACAGCGAGACTTATTTACAGTTCCAACGGATTACATTCTTGTTCACTGCATCAGCGCAGATCTTGCAATGGGTGCAGGAATAGCTAAGGAGTTTGCAAGACGAGAAGTTAAAGCGGAACTTCAAAAAGAGTATCAAGATGTAGAAGTAGGGGATTGCTTGGTATCTAACGCAACAGATTGGGGCGTTGAATTTAATCTTGTTACAAAAGAAAAATATTGGCAAAAGCCTACCTATAAAACGATGAGGATGGCTCTTGAAAATACCGAATATTTGTGTGAGGAAATCATGCGTCATGGTGAAACTGTAAAACTCGCAATGCCAAGAATCGGTTGTGGATTAGACCGCTTACAATGGGATAAAGTGAAGGCAATCATCGAAGAAGTATTTGCCGATACCGATGTTGAAATACTGGTCTGCGTGAAGTAAAGGAATAAAACAAAAATTTTATTTGATAAAGGAGATGTTAAAATTTGAGCAACAATAAAGACTGGACAGGCAATTCAAAAGCTGTGTTTTCAACGTTATCTGCGAGTAATCATTCAGATACAGATCGTCAAAACGAAGATTACTATGCAACACCACCTTTTGCAGTTGTAAAGCTCTTAGAAAAGGAAAAGTTTAATCATTACATATGGGAATGTGCAGCTGGCGAATTACATATTTCAAATACTCTTGAAGAGAACGGTTATAAAGTAAGAAGTACAGATATTATTGATAGAACTACTGGTAAAATAGAAACTCTTGACTTTCTTAGTGCTTCAGCAGATAAGATGTCACCTGATATAATTACAAATCCACCCTATAAATATGCAACTGAATTTGTAGAACACGCACTTGATATTTCAATGGATTCTGTGAAAGTAGCTATGTTTCTCAAAATACAATTTCTTGAAAGTCAAAAACGCAGAGAATTGTTTGAGAAATATCCTCCAAAGAAAATTTATGTTTTTACAAATAGAGTTAATTGTGGTAAGAACGGTGTGTTTGGTAAGGAATCGTCGGCTGTTTGTTATTGTTGGTTTATATGGGAGAAAGGTTTTGCTGGCAAACCTACAGTTGATTGGATATAATTAAAATTACATACTATATATAGTGCTTTGTGCTTAAAATATTACTATATGTAGTAAAAATTATACAATGAAAACAGTATTTGACGAAAGGAAGTAAAAATGATAACAAGAAAATATAATATAGTCTATGCCGACCCTCCGTGGCTGTTTAAAACTTACTCTGAAAAGGGTAAGAAAAAGAAATCGGCTGAAAATCATTATCCTACAATGAAGATAAATGATATTTACAACTTACCTGTACAAAATATTACAGCAGATGATTGCATTTTGTTCCTTTGGGTCACATTTCCGCTTCTTAAAGAAGGTATAGAAACAATGGAACGTTGGGCTTTACATATAAAACTTGTGCTTTTAATTGGGTAAAGAAAAACAAAAAATCTGATACTGATTTTTGGGGATGTGGTTATTGAACAAGAGCTAATTCTGAAATATGTTTACTTGGCACAAAGGGTAAACCTCATAGATTATCAAGGAGTGTTCATCAGATCGTCCGTGAAGAAATGACAGATGATGAATGGAATATATTTATGACACAGTTAGTAGAAGACAGGGTAATGTCTCATAGTAAAAAGCCCGAACATATTCGAGACAAAATAGTTGAGCCTTGCGGTGATGTTCCGAGGGTAGAATTATTTGCAAGAACTACTTGTAAAGGATGGGATAGCATCGGTAATGAAATTGATGGTCAAGATATAAGAGATGTAATAAAGTAATAATATAAACGACTCGTTTTATTGTAAATTGAAAGGAAGTGTTAATTTGAATGATATAGAACTTTGGTGTGGTGATTGTCTTGAATTGATGAAAGATATACCTGATAAGTCGATAGATATGATATTGTGTGACTTGCCTTATGGTACTACTGCTTGTAAGTGGGATACTGTAATTCCTTTTGAGCTTTTGTGGGAACAGTATAATCGTATTATTAAAGACAATAGAGCTATCTGTTTATTCGGGAATGAGCCGTTTAGTAGCAAGTTAAGACTGAGTAATCTTAAAGGCTGGAAATATGATTGGATATGGCATAAATCTAAATGTGGAAGCGCTTTTACAAGTAAATATAGACCGCAACAGAAGCACGAAACAATTTCTGTTTTTTCTAAAAACGGCAAAAAAACAGCATATTATCCTATTATGATTGAAGGTACACCATATTATCGTCATAGAAAAGCTAATGATGGTAGTAAACCAAATAATCATAAACTGGGTGTAGTTAGTGATAGTGAAACCTTTAATAAAGGAGAACGATATCCTGAAACAGTAATTTATTTTCAACAGAAATGGAGAAGACAAAATCAAATACATCCAACTCAAAAGCCGGTAGAGCTACTTGAATATCTCATCAAGACCTATACGCTTGAGGAACAAACTATTCTTGATTTCTGTTGTGGGTCAGGTAGTATTCTAAAAGCAGCCCAGCTTGAGAGTAGAAATTATATCGGTATGGATAATGACATTTGTGACCGTAAGGGAGAATTTGAAAATTGGTCTTGGGCTGATGTAGCTAAATATAGACTTGAAAATATGGATAAGTAGGAGATGTTGATAATTGAAATATATGGGTAGTAAATCTCGTATAGCAAAAGATATAGTACCAATAATTCAGAAATACATAGATGATAATAGAATTATAAGTTATATTGAACCTTTTGTGGGTGGTGCAAATGTAATTGACAAAATTAAATGTGAGAATAGAATTGGGGCAGATATAAACCCTTATCTGATAGCTTTATTGGAAAGAGTTCAAAAGAAGGGAAAACTTTATGATGAAGTCCCAAAAGAATTGTACGACAAAGTGAGAACTTCGTTCAATAATAAAGATAAAGCTTTTGCTGATTGGGAATATGGTAATATTGGGTTTCTTGCCAGTTACAATGGACGTTTCTTTGACGGCGGTTATGCTAAGTCTGGTTATGAAAAGTTAAAGAACGGTAATCAAAGATACCGAGATTATTACAGAGAAGCTAAAGATAATATATTATCTCAGAACCTTGATAGTATTATATTTATTAATGGTGATTATAAAAATCTTGAAGCCAATAATTCACTTATTTATTGTGACCCACCTTATGAAAATCAAAAGCAATATGCAAATTCATTGAATTTTGATTATAGTGAGTTTTGGAATTATATGCGAATATGGTCTAAGAATAATATTGTAATTATTTCTGAACTTAATGCTCCCAATGATTTTGAATGTATTTGGGAAAAATCAGTAAGTAGGTCTATTAAAAGCACAGACAAAAGTAGAGATACTGAAAAGCTCTTTATACATAAAAATACCAATTTCTAAAATCTGCATAGATGCTACGTTTTAGAAAATCCAAAGTACAATAAAATTTTTCTTTTGTTAAATTATAAGTAAATAATAAAAACGCATTAAAAATTACTTGACAGAAATTCTCAAAGTGGTATAATAATAGTATCACAATTAAGGAGGTGATAAAATAGAATGATAAAGCTTGAAAATGATTGTTGTGATTGTGGACAACCTTGTTTCGGTGATGCTTGTGTAAACAGAAACGTCCCACATCTATATTGTGACGAATGTGGATATGAGGTAGATAACCTTTTTGAATACGAGGGACAGCAGATTTGTGAAGACTGTCTTAAAGAAAGTGTTCCAAAAGTTGATGTTGATGCATACATAGATGATATAAATGACTATAACTATTGAAAGGAAACGTGAATAATGTATAATGAGAGAAAAACAAAGGGTACGTCCACCCTGACAGGTTTTATGGCTTTAAGTATTATCGTTCAGGCAACTGGTTTTTATTCTTTAACTTCTGCTTTAAATCAAATAGAAGTGAATAATAATATGAAAGGCAAAAATTCAAGCATAACATACACTGCTGAAAATCTTGCTAAATCAAGCAACATTACTAATACATATTATGAAGTCCCTATGGAGATACCAATAGAAACATTAAATATTCCAACTTGCAATACTGAGTTTAAAACCTATATGGATTACCGTTGTATTACTGATAAAACTTCTGCTCAGTATGAACTTCAACAGTTTGCTTGGACTGATGAAGACGGTTTTCGCAGAATAGGTGATGATTACATAGTTGCAATGGGAACATATTATGCTAAAAATGTTGGGGACAGATTTAAGATAACTCTTGATACAGATAACGAGATAACAGTCATAATAGGGGATATTAAGCAGGATATACACACAGATTACTTTAATCAGTACACACCTATTTATGATGAAAACGGCATCTTCTTTAGTGGTAACGTGCTTGAATTTATAGTTGACACGGACGTTTTACCTAAAGTGCCGAGAAGATTAGGAACAGTAAGCTATTTTAATTATTTAAAGGGAAATATAAAATCTATAGAAAGGATTGAAACAGAAGAATGACCGAAGCACAGTGGGATAGAAATGCGAGGTGTTTAAAGCATTTTATACATTATATGAATAAGATGACTAAGGAGTATGAGCTAATTAACTCAGAAGCACCTACTAAAGTACATAAGGCAACTAATGAGGAAACCAAATATTACATGAGTATTCTTGATAAACGTAAGACAAGATATTTTGATCCGCTGTTAAATTGAAAGGAAGTGATAAAATGAGCGATAAAATTGAAAGTATAAATATGAGCGTGGCTGTTTTTTCAGCAAATCTTGTAACTGTTAAAGATGTAGAAGAATTTGTCAGAGTAGCAAGTAGCTGTCCTAAAGGTACAGACATAAGTGTTCAGCACGGCAAGTTTATTACGGACGGTAAGTCTCTTATGGGTATTCTTTCTCTTAATCTGAGTGAACCTGTAGAAGTGGAAATTAAGTCAGATAAGAGCAGTGAAGTAATGAGTAAGATACTTAGTCAGTTTGATAAGTGGAGGGTTGAGGATTGAAAGTAGAACTTGTAAGATACACAAATGAGCCTATTCTTGCAATGGAATCTGCTGCTGGTAACTGCTATAACAGTAAGCCCTCGTCCACAGGTAAGATTGTGAAACAGTGCTATAATTCAGGACATCTGTCAGTAATGGAATTTGCTCAGTTTCATTTCCACATTGAGGGTGTTTCAAGAGCTTTACTTGCACAGATAACACGTCACAGGACAGGAAAATTTGAAGTAAGAAGTCAAAGATATTGTATTGAAGATGGCTTTAAATATGTAACCCCTAATACTATTGCCAATAATAAATCAGCAGATACCATTTATGAAAATATCATAGGACGTATTCAAACATCTTATAACGATCTGATTTCAATGGGTGTGCCTGCTGAAGATGCAAGAATGATATTACCTAATGCTTGTTGTACAGTTATTGACTGTTCTTTTGATTTTAGAAATCTAATGCACTTCTTTAATGAAAGACTTTGTACACGAGCGCAGTGGGAAATAAGAGAACTCGCACAGGAAATGAAGCAATGTGTAATTGAGGTTTGCCCTGAACTTGTGCCTTATTGCGTTCCTAAATGTGAAATTAACAAGATTTCATTCTGTCCTGAAAATAAGAGTTGTGGTAAACATAAAAGATTAGAGGAGATGATAATGATTGAGTAAAAGAATATTTATTCTTAATGGTGTACATACATCTGGCAAAGATACGTTTGTAAAATACATAAATGAATACGGTATTGATGTTGTTCATTACTCTTATGTGGACTTTACAAGTGATATGCTTGAAAGTAAGGGCATTAACATTAAGGACAAGTCAAATAAACTTAGAAAACTCCTTTGTGATGTAAATAATGCTCTTGAAGAGTATAATGATATTCCTTTTAAGGATTGTCTTAATATCGCTGATAACTTTCATCAGAACTGGCTGGAAGGAGATTGGCTGTTCATTGATTGCAGAGAACCTAAGAAGATTGAACGTCTGAAACAGGCACTTAATGCAAAGACAGTATTTGTTAAATCCAATAAGACAATTACAGCCGATAATTCGGCAGACAAGGCAGTAGCAGAGAATTATGAGTATGATTATATTGTTCAGAACACAGGTTCTCTTGATGACCTTAGAAATAACACGATAGACTTTATAAAGGACGTGATAAATATAAAGGACGTGATAAATATAAAGGACGTGATAAAGTGATTATAGGTGTTGACTGTGATAATGTCCTAAACAATCTCACCGAGAGCGTTCTTAAAGTCTATAACGAAGACTATAATGACAATCTTACACCAGATGATATTACTGATTACTACATCGAAAACTTTGTTAAGCCTGAGTGTAAAGATAATTTCTATAAGCTTTTCACTGATAAAAGAGTATGGAAAGGAATTTCTGTAATTGACGGCTGTGTAGATGTGCTTAAAAAGTGGAACGATTTAGGTCATACAATTTATATTGTAACATCTACCGAGCCTGCAAATATGCTTAAAAAGGCTAATTGGTTGCAGAGAATACTTCCATTTCTGAATATTCGCAAGAGACTTATTTGTATTCAGAAGAAACAGCTGCTCAGTGAAATAGATGTTCTTATTGATGATTGTTATGATAATCTCATAGGTGGTAAATACAGTAAGATTGTACTTGACTATCCTTGGAATAGAAATCATGATGATGAAGAACATTCTGTATGCAGATGTAAAGACTGGTCTGAGATTGAAAGGGTGATTAAATGATAGTTATATATTCTACAGGTTGTCCTAAATGCAAGGTACTTATCAATAAACTTAATGCTAAAAATATCGAATATTCGGTATTTAATGATGTTGATAAGATGATTAAAATGGGAATAACAAACGTTCCTATTCTTGAAGTTGATGATGTAAGAATGGAATTTAAGGAAGCTAATAATTGGATAAATAGCAGGGAGTGATAAAATGGAAATAAACATTAGATTAGATAAAAATTTTACAACACAATATAATAAACTTCAAGGTGAATATGGTACATATATTGCAAGGCTAAATGGCTTTGATGATGCACAGCTTTCATATACCGATTTTATTGATAATTTTATTGATGAAACTACGGTTGCAGATTCAAGTATTGATGGAAATAGTAATGTAAGGAGAAAGGATATAGTAACGCTCCTTACTGAGATGCCCAAACCTCATAGAAAGCTTCTCGCTTATAATAAAATACATTATGAATATCAGAAGAAATATGGATTTAAGGCAGCAAATGACTGGTTATGGCGTGAATGGATAGGTCAACTTTATATGCACGATGGAGATACCAGTACATTTAAACATTATTGTTTCAGAGGTGATACCACATTTTTAACCGATGAAGGAATTAAAACACTTAAAGAAATGGTGGGTAAAGATTTTAAAGTCCTTAATAAGAATCATGGCTGGGAAAGTGCGACAGTAAAATCTTTCGGAAAGGATATTTTATATAAACTTACTCTTGAAAGATATGGAAACGAAAAAGAAATCTATACTACAGGAAATCATATATGGTTTGTTAAGGGAGACAAAGGCAGAGTTGAAATAAACACAGAAAATCTTGAACCAGGAATGAAAATTCCTTTTAACACAAGCAAGGTATGGTCTCAGGTTAATCCGTCTCCATTTGGTGTCGCACACGGATTTTTTACTGGTGACGGATATAAAAGTTATGAAAGACCAAGAGCAAATTTCTGTGGCGATAAGATTGCACTACTTCCTTATTTCACTCCAAGCAATGTAACTGGTACTGAATCAGAATATACTACACTTGGAATGCCAATGTCATTCAATGAACTTCCGAGTCTTTATGAGACACCAAGTTATCTTTATGGATGGCTTTCGGGATATTTTGCTGCTGACGGCTGTGTAGACACTGAGGGCAGATGTACTATCTCATCAAGTAAAAAAGAAAATCTTGAATTTGTAAGAAATGTATTATGTGTTTTGGGTATGCCAGTAAATCAGATAAGGATTCAGAATAGGATTAGCAACCTTACGAATGAAATGTCAAATATTTATACATTAACCCTTTCTTCAGAATACCTTAAGGAAGATTTCTTTATTCTCCCTATTCACAAACAGAGGTTTTTTAAATACACAAACAAAAAAGACAAGAAGAATAGAAACTGGATCGTAAAATCAGTTAAAAATACAGGAGTTATTGATGATGTATATTGTGCTGTAGCATATGACACTCAGTCATTTACACTTGATAATAACGTACTAACTCATAACTGTTTTGCGTACGACCTCAAAGATGTTGCTGAAAAGGGTTTGTTTTTTCTAAGTGATAATTTTAATCCAAAGTCACCCAAACATCTTGTAACATTTGTTGATTTTGTCAAAGAATACATAAACTTTGCAAGCAATAGAAGTTCTGGTGCTTGTGGACTTCCTAATCTTATTCCTTATATGTTTTATTTTTGGCATAAAGATATTGAAAATGACTATATGGGAGTAAGGACATCTCATTCTGAAAAGAAATATGCTGAACAGGCATTTCAGAGATTTATTTACGCCGTGAATCAACCTTGCGTGCGTGATGGGCAGCAGTCAGCATTTACCAATACCTCCGTATTTGATAGACCGTATTTTGAAGCACTTTTTGGAGGAAGCACTTTCCCAGATGGTACATATATGATTGATTTTGAAGATGAAATTATTGATTTTCAAAAACTTTATATGGAAGTTATGTCTGACATACGTTCTGAAAATATGTTTACGTTTCCGGTAAGCACAATCTCACTTCTTCGTAAGAATGGTCAATTTGAAGATGAGGATTTTGCCAAGTGGGCAATTAAGCACAATATGAAATGGTCAGATAGCAATCTCTTTATTGACGATAATGTTTCAAGTCTTTCTAATTGCTGTAGACTTAAATCTGATATTCGTGACCTTGGCTATTTTAATTCAGTGGGTGGTACAGCTTTAAAGGTTGGTTCTGTTAAGGTATCAACAATTAATCTTGCTCGTCTGGCACTTGATACAAACACCAAGGAAGAATATCTTGAAGAACTCAAGGTTAGGACATTGTCTAACATTAGAGCTTTGGATATTGTTAGAAATATTATTAAAAGAAATGTTGAAAAAGGTTTGCTTCCCAATTTCTCTTATCAGCTTGTTGACTTTGAGCATTTGTACAATACAATCGGATTTATTGGTATATATGAAACAATGAAAAAGTTTGGCTGTACTACCACAGATGAGTTTGGAAATGTATATTATACTGATAAGGCTTCAACTTTTGGCAAACAGATATTCGATACAATGAGAGAAGTTGCTGATAAATTCATTGCTGACAATCATTGTGATTATATGATAAACACTGAACAGATACCAGGTGAAAGTGCAGCATCGAAACTTATGAATAAGGATAAATTTTTCTACCCCGAAGCAAATATTTACGACCTTCCTCTTTATGGTAATCAGTTTATTCCTCTGGGAATTAAAACTACATTGAAAGAACGTATTCGTATTCAGGCAATGTTTGATAGGTTCTGTAATGGTGGTTCAATTCTTCACGCAAATATAGACAGTCCTTTTGATAGCTTTGATAAAGCTTATAAAATGACTTGTTACATAGCTGATGCAGGTGTTACCTATTTTGCATTTAATACTAAAATTCAAGCCTGCGAAGATAATCACGCTTTTTATGGAACAACTTGCCCTGTTTGTGGTAAACCTATTGCAACAGAATATACGAGAGTAGTTGGTTTTTATACACCCATTAATACATGGACTAATGCTCGTAAGAAAGAGTATTGTATGCGTAAATGGGAAAATACCAGCAACGGTATGGGAGAATAAATGAAAATTAAGGGCTTAGTCGATGAAGATTTCGTAAACTTCAAGTTGCCCTGTATGTTCATCTCTATTGGCACTTGTAACTGGAAGTGCTGTATTGAAGCAAATATTCCAGTTACAGTTTGCCAAAATAGTGACTTAGCTAAACAAAAGGATATTGATATACCTATTGATGAAATATTTAATAGGTATATCTCAAATCCTATTTCAGAAGCTATTGTTATTGGTGGGCTTGAACCAATGATGCAATTTGAAGATGTTTATAACTTAATTAAGTATTTTCGTGATAAAAAGGTAAATGATGTTTTCGTAATTTATACGGGCTATTATCCAAATGAGATTCAAGATAAAATTGAAAATCTAAAAGCATTTAAAAATATCATTTGTAAATTCGGACGATATGTACCAAATCAAGAAAAACATTTTGATGACGTATTAGGAGTAAATCTTGTAAGTGATAATCAATATGGTGAGGTGATTAGCTGA